ATTCATGTGGTGTAGAAATAGATGCTGATTTGAACGCAGCTATTAATATATTACATCGAGGGACAAATAGTGCCCACGTCACAAAAATCAATCCAAGTAATAAAATACTATGAGATTGTTAACTATTGTAGTAGAAAATGTCATTATGAATATAAAAGAAATAATCAACCCAAAGCTAATTGTGATACATGTGGAAATATTTTTACAATAGGTGATAAGAAACGTTATTGTAGTTGGGAATGTTATCGGGTAGGTGTCGGTTATTCAAAACCTATTACACGTGATTGTTTAACTTGTAACGAAACATTTGAAGTGCCAAATAAAGAACCCGATCAAGTATATTGTTGTAGAGAATGTTATCTAAAACGTAATGGTGATTGGTTTGAACCATATAACATTAAATGCAAAAATGAACATTGTATAAATTTAATTAAAATTTCATCTGGCACGCCAATAAGTAAGAAATTCTGTAGCGTTAAATGTTTTTCAGAACATAATTTCTATGAAAATCAGAAAAAGAAAAATATTATGAAATGGTTGAATTTAGGTTTAATGTATATGATTTTCCAAATTGGTTTGATCTTGATTTACTTAAGAAGTTAGGTTGGTTTTCGCCGGGTACAAGTAATAAAGGGTGTAGTTAGAGATCATAGACTTTCTAGAAATTACGGTTGGTTATTCAATTGAACCTAATTTGATATCTCATCCGGCCAATTGTAAAATTATAACAAGAGATGAAAATTCTAAGAAAGGTAGACTTTCATCTCTTACTATAGTCGAACTATATGAGGAAATTATAAAGTTTGAAAAACTTTATCCGGAGTGGAAATTAGTACGTAATCGGTTTGTTTTATGATTCTCCAACATCGTCGACACCATCACCATGTGTATACCAAACCCATCTGCCGGCGCCCGGCGGCGCTTTGACATGTGTCTTAGCGCCCTCTGTAATTATCCATAGTATATCAAATGGTGGTCTACCGTCATAAATTGACATTCCCCAATCTGGACTAGAATCGTAACCATCTGTAAATACAATAAGCTTTTTGGGAACAACGGCATGGTCTCTATAATATTTCATGAATGAATTACCAAAATCGGTCCCACCACCTCCTGTAATTTTATAGTCCAAAATATTATCTTCTTTTGTAAATTTTTGATGATTATGAATCTGCGTATCAAAACATAAAATACCTATCGAAAAATCAGAATAAGTTTCTGAAATTCCGTAAATTTCAGATAAGAAGTCTTTTGCCATTTCATCGCTAATAGATCCAGAAACATCTATGCAAATTTCTAAATCGATAGTGTTATCTTTCTTTAACGACGGCATAAAAATGCCGCTGTTCATATAGCGTCTATTAGGCTTCATAAATGTAAAATCATCAGTTAGGCAAGATTGAATAGTATCCTGCAAAAGATCGCGCCAGCTAATTTTTGGTTCAACTAACTCATCAACCAATCGTGCAATGTTACCCGGCATTTTACCTGCCGCTTTTGCTGCCTGAGCACTTTGTTGAACCTTATTCTTCATTTCTTCGCGAATTTTCTTTAGATCTTCTTCGCTAATATTGACGGGCATACCTTGCCCTCTTTGCTTCTGACCTTCCTTACCGTCACCATCTTTACCTAGTTGAAGATGTACATCAAGTGTCATTTGTTTTTTGACCTTGCGTTTTTCAAGATCATCATATACAGCTTCGCTAGTCCAACCTATGTACTTTGGATCGTACAAGCCGACACGCTGTACAGTTGCTCCTGTACCATCTTTATCCTGGACAGGCTTAGTTGGCATTTTACCAATTTTTTCTTCAATCAGCAGCGCGTTGATAACATAGTCGGCTGCCATATTCCACCATTCTGGATCTCTATGAGATCTACGACCTAAATGGTCTAAAGCAACGTGCATTACTTCGTGCGCAAGAACAAATTTAACCTCCTGTTCTTCCATATCATGAAAGAAATCTCGATTATAATAAATGTTCATGCCATCAACTGCCGCAGTAGGACACCAACCAGCATCTGTTGCATCTACTAATTTTAGCTGCATGGTTAAGTTTCCAAAAAATGGCTGCTGAAATAGCATTTCCATTCTCATCTTCTTAATTTTAAATGTAACTTTTTCTGAAATCTTATCTGTCATTTTTATTCCCACATTTTAAATAAACCCTTACTGCACTTTTGATACAGTAAGGGTTATGTAGTTTCTCTTACATACTTGGAATTAATTCTTTGAATCGACTGCAGAACTCTTTCCAATTTTTCAACCGTTTAGCTTCCATCTGAATCTTATGAACGCTTAGAAGCGTCTTAGCTCCCATAACGGTCAACTCATCTTCAAAGTTATCCATTGTAAAGCGTAGGAAATTATCAGTATCTGCATGAGCTTTTACTACAGCCTGCTCTCTTTCTTGAGAAGTAATACCTGCTTTTTCTGCACGCTTAAAGCTATCAACAACCCCATAGCACAATGATGTAGTCAATGCGTACATGATGTCAATTTGCTTAAGAGCTAGTTTAGTAACTTTGCCTTCTAAAATATCTCTCGCAGCAGGTAGATTAGCAGCACTCTTTCGATAAGTCATAAACTTGAAGCCTGGCCCGTCACCAACCGTACCTTTAATCAAGTCTGATAAAACTTCATCGGGCAAAGAACCGGATGAAATGATCTTATCAACAAATGACCAACTACGCGGTGTAGCAAAAGCAAGTGTTGCAACATCTGCACCAAACTGATTCAAATCACCCGGACAAAAGCTCAAATATCCAACAATGTCTTGATGAACGCGATTTAATAGAGCCCATTCCTGCCAATCATCAAAATCAACAGCAAGTGTAAGATGTGAGAATCTATTACCAAGCGGCAGAGGCATGTTATATGCAACGCCTTTATCTTTAACTCGGTTGCCGGCTGCAACAATTACAACATTATCAGGTAGTGTATAATCGCCGATCTTACGATTTAAAATAATCTGATATGTAGCAACCTGTACGCTAGGGGATGCTGCGCTCATTTCGTCAAAAAACACTAATGCATTACTAAGCGGATCAGTAGGCAAATCGCTTGGGTTAGACCACTTAAATAGTTTCTCAGTAAGTTCTACCCCATGATCGTCACGCAAAATCTTTCCGTCTGCACTTGTAATCTTAATATCAATCAAATGCGGAATGCCACGCAAATCAGTTGGTTCAAGTAACGGCAACCGAATGTCAATAAGAGGACGCTTTTGTTCACGAGCCACTTCTGCAACGATATCACTCTTACCAATACCAGGTGCACCCCAGATCATCAATGGGTGTTTAATGGTAGTGCAATGTTGAATTGCCATCTTTAAACGACTAGGTGATACTGTGCTATCATCTGCAATTCTAGTTTTAGTTTTGCTCATTTAACGCCTTTCCTTTGGTGTTGTGTTGTTTAAAATGCCTATACTCTTTTGTACTCGCAGGTCTTATATTTGTCTAGTCAAACTTTGGTTTAATTTTATCTCTTCGCATAAGAAGTATGAAACTCTTTAGAGCGTGACAGTTCACCGTAAATTTACGGCAATTGATTTAATAAAATTATTCAAATTACCATCAAACATCGATAATTCAAAAAATGGTATACTATCGAATAATGTAACTTTGCCTTTAGAACCAACATACCATGGGCTGTTTATGCAGCTATCAATATTAAGTAAGACTTTTGCGGTAAGAGTTTGGTTTTCTATATTTGAAATGCTGTAACTTTTGAAATAGTAAGCTAATTGTAATACGCCGCCATAGGTAAGGCGCCAACCTTTATTAATGAATAAGGTTTTTCGTATAAACGTAACGTCTTGTCCTTCAAACCAAAAAGGACCAGAAATTGATTGAACAGAATTTCTGATATTGGTGCAAAAATCTAAAATATCTGCATTGGCACTTATATCAGGTAAATCATATTTTGATTGAGCTATTACCATAATCGTCTTTTGTTACCTCAACGATTTTTTTTGATAGGTTATTTATCCTCTTTGATTTTTTTGATTTCATCTTCGATAATTGGTTTACCGCCGGTTAACTCATAAACTTCAAACTTGTCTGTCTTAAATAATTTGTTTAATTTTTCGGCCAAATTAAAGGCATGCCCGTAATTTCCAAAAGACGACTTTTGATACTTAGGTGATGGAGAACTGATAAGACTATGCATCTTACGTAAGTTTACAGGTGCGCCATTATAAAAAACTGCATAGATACCGGATGCTGCTAAAACTTCTTGATTTTGATAGGTTTTCTTATCTACATAGCTTAAAAGAACTTGTGGTTTTGGCCTGGACATTATACACCTTTAATTTGCTAACTCTGTATATTTAGCAAATTTGGTCACAACATGGTATTACCTAGACAAATCAACCAACATTTTAATTAATTCATCTTGATTATATTTAAGAAAATAATCGTTAAATAAATTTAAAATTTTGAAATTAATATGTTTTAATTTGGTATATCTAAACATAGATGGGTTGTATTTCTTTATATCTTTTGCACTAATTTTAGATATAAGATAATGTTGTTGGTTAGTCTTTCTATTATGTAACATCCAAACAAGATACATCGAAATAACTATAAAAACAGGATACGGAATTATAACATTATCACATATTACATATTTTTTATCATTTTCAATAAATGTAATAGGACCTCCTGCTAATTTTGCTTGAAGCAAATATTCGGAAAAATCAACGATATAATTGCGATTTTGCCGCAAATCCAGAAAGGAAATTGTTTGAATTGTGTGTTTGGATAAATTTGAAACCTTCTGTAACCAATTCATGATCTGGGTTAAATCCATATTCGCAATATTTTACTAGTCTTTTTAAATCTATTTGAGAACTATATCGAGTTGGGTTAAGTGTGATTTTATTTTTTTGGCAATCATCGATTGCATTTTGAGTTGCATATATATTACCATTGGCAGTGGCGAACTGACATATTGTAAAATCAAATTTGTTTAATAAATCGTGTATGTTATCGCTAAATGTCGAAATAGCTTGAACAGTGATATATTTGAATTTAAATCGAATTTTAAATGTAATTGCATTATCAGTTACGCTAACACACTTACCTTTTTTCATCATTCTTTTGCAAAAATCTAAATATTGTTCCTTATATCTAAACCAAACATCTATATCACCATCGTCCCAATCTTTGCCCTGCCATAGCTTTCTGACAGATCCGCCTGCAATCCATGGACCAGAATCTATATCAAATCTTCCAAGCTTGAGGATAAATTTATTAAAGTTTTTATCAAAAGGTAGTATACCTGTCCAATAATTATCAATTTCTGTCATATTTACATGATAAAAATTTTTTGGTTGTAGTCAATCAAAACTTCCGCCGCTAACCTCTACAATCTGTTTTTCAGCTAATAATGCATCTTGCAGCTCGATTATTTTGGTAGTTAGCTTTGATTCTTGTGCTAATAATAATGAAATACCTATCGATAATTGCTCAGCTTCTAAAATTGTGAGCCTTAAATCTTTACTGTTTACACTTTTAGCCGTTTTATATTTTACTAAAAATGCTTCTACTGGTGATGGTGTTATCATTTCAAATCCTTTAAAATATCATGTCCATTTACTAAAGATGGCACTTTGTCTGGAGAAAACTGGCTCGGTAGAATACTAATGAAAATACGCGATATTTTGAACCACCGCTGAGCGAGCTCAAGCGGCTTCCTGCTTCATCAATACATAACTAGATGACGTCATGACATCGTCCCCGCTAGAGGTATTTCCACAGGCGTTAATTTGGGCTATCCCAGCCCTATTTTTGATGTTAATTGCTGCATTTAGGTCTCGGTCAATAGAAATTTCACATGCATCGCAATTATATATTCGTTCTGATAATGAAATAGTCTGAACATTCCCACAGCATGAGCAAGTTTTACTTGAAGGGTAGAAACGATCAATCTTTTTCGTTATCCCACCCTTATATAAACTCTTATATGCTAACTGCAATGTAAAACTACTCCATGCTTGATCTTGAATACTTTTTGCTAAGTTATGATTTTTAATCATTCCTTTAACATTTAAGTCTTCAATAGCTATGTATTTGTAATCGTTGGTTATTTGATTACTTATTTTATGAGTAAAATCGTTTCGTTGGCATTTAATTTTATAATGCAAACGATTTAATTTTTTACGTGCTTTTTCTTTGTTTTTACTTCCTTTTTTCTTTTTTGATAATCTTTGTTGCAGCCATTTTAATTTCTTTTGTTTCTTTCTGTATAGTTTTGGTGTAGCAAATACTACACCATCTGAAGTAACAGCAAAATCTTTAAGTCCTAGATCAATACCAACAACATCTTCGTTTGGATGTATTGGTTGGATATCACCTAAATCACAAAGACAAACAACCCAATACATATCATTTTCTTTTTTGATTGTAATGGATTTAAGTATTCCTTCTATAGGTCTATGATATCGGTATTTGACTAAGCCTATTTTTGGTATTTGTATTTGTTTATCAAATAATTTAATATGTTTATTGATTTGATTTATTTTAAATGTGTTATGGTGTTCAATTAATTTTGATTTATATTTAGGAAATCCAGCACCTAATTTCCAAACTCGTCTTAGTGCCACATCGAAGTCAATTAATCTATTTAATAGCCCATGTGCTGGTATATCTTTAAGCCAATCTTTATCTTGTTTCAGTTTCGGCAATTGATTTGTTAAGTCAAATTTAAATACAAATTTTTTATTCAATTGATATTGTTGAGTATTTGTTGTTAAAGCCCAATTCCAAATCCATCTTGCACAACCAAACCATTTTGTTAGTTCGGTTATTTGTTGTTTGGTCGGATTTAATTTATATTTAAATGCTTTATACACAAATGTATTTATAATTTAAATTCGGTTGGTTAAAAAATATGTCTTGTATCCGCCGAGCGAGCTCTAGCGGACTTACGACATGAAGATTAAAAATTTTACTCCAAAATACATCACCCCAATAATTGCCTTCTATTAATTCAGCATCACCTGTATCAATTAATTTTTGAGCAAGAACTTTTTGTTCATTGCTTCCATTTAGATCAAATTTTTGAGATAATATATTTGCCATCACAATAAGTTTGTAATTATCCCAATTTTCTCTTAGCGTTAATGACTTAGATAATTTCTTTGCAAGGCCAGGAGTTTCGCAACTTTTAATTACCAATCGATCTTCTATACTAAGAGTTTTTGGCAGCGCAATACGCATGTTCGGTTGTAGGATATATAATTCCTTCGTAGCTAATTTCTACCGGGTAGAAATTACTAAGGAAATTATACTTACCAGAAAAAGATGTAATTTTATTTGTCATATATTTGTTTTATTTTTAACACTACTCAAAAAAGTGTTAAGTTCTAATTTAGACGTGAACGGACCAATGGTTTCAATATTATCTAAAGTTGACAACTTTGGACAAAATGAAGGTACCCACCCTTCTCGAAAAGATATGCCCCAATAGCCAGCGGCATATCTTACCTTACTACCTGCAATTTTAGTATATGATACTGGATTTTCTTGTGTATCAAAAATAGGGGAATGCTTAACTGGTAAGCCAGATAATTGAACTGTTTCTTTTGTACTATTGTCGTCGTTATCATTATCTGTTTCAAATTCTAACGGTTTACCTAAATATTTTTCAAAGACATCCCAATTTTTAAATTGTTTAACCGACAATTTTCCTATTGCAGTTATGCCTTCTTCAGTTTTGGTAAGTATTGCTATTCTGGTACCTAATTCACTTAGAATATAACTTTGGTCACTTATTTGTTTTATGCTGTAAGACATCTAGAACCTTTAGTTTGCTTCTTAATAGTTTACTCTTTTTGTCAGGCGTAAAGCGAATTAAAAATTCAACAGCATCTAATAATTCCGGAGTTAATGGTTCTAAAAGCAATAATTCTTTAGCCGAATCATGTAAACCTTCATCATAGTCTAAAATATCATAATCAAATTTACCAAGATCATCAATTTTAATTTTGATATCGATCTTCTTGTTTAACCATATGGTATTACAAAATTGAATTTTATTGCCATTCCAATCAAATGCAGTTTCTGTTATAAGAATTTGTTTCGGATATAAAGATTCTAGTTTATGCCAAAACCTAACTATATCAGTAGCATTATTATTTGCTGGGTGATTTGGTAATATTGTTTTGATGTACCAGTTTACCCCGGGATGAAGACTTGCAGAATAGTGCCATATTTCAGGGTTTCTATGTGTTCTCAATACATTATCAACATTATGAAAATTAAAACTCATATATTATTTATAAGTATGGATCACGGGTTACCGCCCTATCCATTCTATAACTAGAGGAGTTACAGGACAAGAATTAAAAGAAAATACCTAATACCTTAAAAGGTATAAAAGAATTACTCGTCATTCTCTACTTGGCGATAGCTAAGAAGATATCCTTGATATGAACTACTTAAACACGAACTAAATTCACTCGAGTTTTTTTCAATTCTAACTAAACCGTGCTTATTGCAAAATCTAATTAAATTGATACCAACTTGTTTCTTAACAGGTTCTAATACTGCATCGACAATCATTCTATCAAATTTATCGACGAGATCCGGAGGAATTTTGGTTAAATCCACAAGAAGACAGTTGCGCTCGTAGTCATCTTTTACTCGATGTTCAACACCGTCTTGATCTGTCCACTTGCTGAGCATAAGATTATTCCAATCAAAACCTTTATTGGTTCTATCATCCCATGCTGCTTGCATACGATTTTTTCTAACACCGGGAAATGCACTCATTACATTATCTCCGGCATCGCCTCTTATGCATTTTTCAAATAGTAACCATCCCGGGTTTGGTGCAGGCAATGGTTGATTTTTTTTATCTAAGGCAGGATTATTATCCTTATCAAAAATTCCAGTGTCTGTATAAAGCAAACCTGCTATACCATTATAAATTTTTACATTTGGTGCTATCAATTGTTGAAAATCACTATCTGTACTAATGATCACATGGTCATCCTCCGGATGAAGAAATATCCAGCGAGCGATTAAATCATCTGCTTCTGCATTTTGATGCTGTAAAACAGTTGCATTAGTTTGCGTTTTCATAAACTGAATAAAATCGTCCATTATTTCAAAAAAGACTTTATCATCCTCCACTTCTCGCGGAGTTCTCGCTAATGCAATAGCTTTTCTATTATTTTTATAAATTGGATATACATCTTTTCGCCAAGATCGGCCTTCTAAGCAAACGACTAAATGTTGTCCGTTAAATTGATTCCAAACTTTCTTTATGCTTGTTAAACAAATATGTAAACTCATTCCAACTTGAGCATCAATATCTGGGGCTCGCATACCGTAACGTACACGTAAGAATAAATTCTGCAAATCTAATATCATATATGTCATAATTAATTATGTGCTAAACAATGAATAAAAGCAATAAATGCTTATCAATCCTAAAAGTAACCAAGCATGTTCTCTTATTGAAAAATTAATCACGAATGTTCAGTTAAGCCACCATTACGTTTCTTTCGATTTACAGAAACAAAGGTATTATTAACTAACTCGTCATTCATTTCGTTTGCAATACTTCCGCAAACATCATTAAGCCATTGATCAATTACTTCTTCTTCGGTACCAGAGTAACCATTTTCACGTAAATCTTCTACGAAAGCAGGATTATAATCTAATTCAAAATAAGTTTGCTTATTATTGGTTGGGTCCCAATTAATTTTTGGTATACTCACCCATGGTGCGCCTGTTATTTCAGCCAACTTTTTATCATAATCAATCTTAGATATCTTACCATGCAATAAATCAACATCTAATTTATTAATTAATTTCTTATCTTCATAAGCAGCTTTAATTTCATCTATTTTTTTATTAGCAACTTCGTCTGTTAATTTTTCATCTGATATAATATCTGCCATTGTAGCTAAAGCAGTATCTTCATCTTTTGAAGTTTTAACTTCAGATAACTTAATATCGTGCTCATACTGCGTTATTTTTCCGTATTTAAGATCAACTCCCAACTTAGCTACATGAGCATCATATCCATCATGATGAATATTAACTAATGCTATATCTAAATCATATCCATCAAAATAATATTCAGCTTCTGCCATCTTTCGTGTCTTGCCAGATAATCCCCAGGACGCTGGTAATAGATGAAATGGTATTAATTTATTTTTTTTCATAGTTTAATCTCCACAAGATCATTAAAATTGAGGTTGGCAGTTTGCCTGCCATCCTCTGTAATTATTGTTATTTTTGATGTTTTATTACCTGGGAAGTAAGCTATGCCATCTCCTACAAGAATGTTTTCTATAATACTGAAATCATTCGATAATTTAACAATATCTCCAATATTTAGCTTTTCTACCGATCTTAAAATCATGTCGCCCAGGCGTTCTTGTATAAAGGTACTTGAATTCTGGGAGAAAATCTAAACCCATTATCTCGACAAAAATCGGCCACTTGTCTTTCGTTTAATTCATATATTGAATTAACTCCCCCTACAGGCATTAAATAAACCGGTATTGTTATGCCAGCGTCTCTATATTCTTTGACAGCCTTCTTTGCATCGTCAATATCATCTTGTGTCGATACAACAAATTTAAAATAACTCTTATGATTAGATACTTCTAAGTAAGTCTTCACTACTTCTGGTAAGATGGCTTTTTCCCATTTCTCGCCACTGCACGGCAGTTTAGCCGATACAGAGAAAGTAATCTCCAACCCAGACTCACACAAATATTCTTTCAATACAGGATCTAGTTTCTTGGTGCCGTTTGTTTCAAATGTCAGGTGTGATAATTCCATATCTCTGTTTTGAATTTCTTTAAGTAATTCAACATACGACTTCTGCCATTTTGGTAATAGTGGCTCACCGCCAGTTATAATTAAATGCTTATCTTGACTGAATTTACTATCTGGTAATAATTCTTGAAATTTATCTACTATTTGAGAAATAGTATATGTAGGTGACAGATGCTTGAACCTAGGATCCCATGACGCATAGCTGTCGCAACCTGTTGTAACAAGAGGCAATTTCATATATTCGTCATATTGATCAATATTAGATGCCACAATATCACGTTCTTTACTAATTTCACCTTTAGGTAGACCAAATCCGCTACATGTAAAATTGCACCCAAACGTTCTCAGGAATATACTAGGAACACCTACATATTGTCCTTCACCCTGACACGACCAGAAATTTTCCGCTATTTTTATTTCACTCATTTCTATTATCTCCTAAGTAAGTATTATATAATTCATTAAATTTTTCAATATCTATAATTTTATATTGAGTTTGATCAATATGATTCCATTCGTATATATGAATATTTTTGATTTTATTTTTTGGTAAAAACGTACATTTATGTTTTAGTTGAATCAAAATCTGTCGAATTGATTTGAGATCTTTTACCAGTTATGAAATTAATCACATTCTTTTTGCCAGTGCAAGGTCCTTGATACCTGGCATCTTTTGCAAGTTCTTTATCTATTTGCACATATTTCTGTTCAACCGTATCAAATACCGTTGTTAAATTTTTAGTTTGTCCGACATATCTGACACCATCAAACTCTTTTTGATCAATCAATATATTCTTTTTTTCGATTGTATCAAACGCCAACACTTTGCCTTTGGTAGAGGTTTATATCTGGTCGGATTGAGATTGTTTTCTTCTTGATAAATTGATTGTATTTTTGAATAAAATGCTGACGTTGCATTAAATTTCTAAATATCTTCCTCGGATTCGGATAATCTATTAAAAATTTCCGTACATTCTCTATTATTTTGTTCTTCCTCTAGCTTTGCAATCAATTCTTCTTTTGTCATTTTTTTAGCTAATTTTAAAATTCTATCATTTGCTCTGATATATGCACGAGCAAGCATTGATTTCTTGGACGTCTTATCAAATGTTACGCCAATTGCTTTTACAAACTCATTAGCAGCTTTACTAGGGGTACCACTATATTTGATATTTCCCTCATAATCTATACTTAAACAGTTTTTTCCATACATATCAGTTACATTTACAGTACTTGGATAAGATGTATAAGAAGACTGATAATATGTGTTTTGCAACGTATTTATATATCCGCCATTTGGTACCATAATATAATTACCAGATGATAGTCCGTTTACATTAGTATAATTACCAGATAGTCCGTTTACATTAGATAGATATGTCAAATTCTTTTCCTTATATTTCAACTTTTGAGTATGGTTTTTATACCGCCCTTTGGATTTTCTTTATCACCGTTAAAACGCGGAATCAAGTGAGCGTGCGGATAATTTGTATTTTGGCCGGCGGCTTCGCCGTAGTTAATTCCCAAATTAAAACCATCCCATTTCTTACTTTTTACCATGAACTCGCCAACCTCGAGAGCAGCTTTTAACGCAATTGCCATACTAGATGCTTGCGTGTCTTTTGGGACATAGATAAGATGCCCTGGGGAAATTGGCACCGGTGCATGAAATGAACTATACCATTCATTTTCAAAACTAATATCTTTCCAAGGTACTTCATTAAATGATTTTATTTCTAACATCTTCTATCCATCCTCTATATATTATTATGACAAGCTTTGATAAAATATCAATTTTTATTTGATAAATGTCATGGAATTTCTATTTGTGAATAACAATTCACCTATTACAAAAGATTAATTGAAAATTCAAGTAGATGGAAGTTGGATTTGGGTTTAAACCCAAATCCAAACTTTAAACCAAGAAGTTAAGATTTTGTAAAATTCATAAATTCGGCTCGTAGCGCAGGATCAGTCTTAAAGCCCCCGCCTAATTTACTTGTAATTGTGGTACTGCCTGTATCTTCTACGCCTCTAGCGGCGACGCAGAAATGTTTTGCATCAATAACTACTGCGATATTATCTGTTTCTAAAATATATTGTAAAGCATGATATATTTGAGAAGTTAATCTTTCTTGTATCTGAGGTCTCTTGCTAAAAAATTCTACTAACCTGTTCAACTTGCTCAGACCTAATACTTTTTTGTTAGGAATATAAGCAACTGTCGCTACGCCTGATATTGTAATAAAATGATGTTCGCATGAAGATTGAACATTTACATTTCTTTCAATTACCATCTCATCATAATTCATTTTGTTATCAACAGTGGTGCATTTAGGAAATGCATCATAATCAAGACCATAAAAAATTTCGCCAACATACATCTTAGCGACTCGTTTTGGTGTTTCTTCTAGACTATCATCAGTTAAATCTAGACCCAATGTTTCCATTATATCTCTAAATTTGGTTTCAATAATATCAATTTTATCTGTACGACTTAAATTATTTGGCGTAGTGGGAGTTTCGACTCCGACTTTAATTAAGTGTTGATTAACACGCTTTCCCAGTTCTGGATCTGATTTATTTTTATTAAACGACATAATATATTCTCCTTTTCAAAGCGTCTATCGTTCACGCTCAACGAGGGTTACACCCTATATTGTCACCTTTGTGTGACAACTATATTTATTGTACAGTCATTGGTTATTGAAAAACTATTTAGAACCTAAGGATAATTTAGAGGATCAACTGCATACCCACTATTTCTAGTGACACGTTCTTGTTCTTTTCTAAATTCTTCTTCTAATGAATATATATTTGTCCATAGTGTGGCACACGACGAATCATCTTCTATATTTGTAATCTGTATTTCGTCACTTAGTGAAATCTCTACCGGATCGCGTCCGGAGTCAAGTGCATAACTTATTACTTTGCGCATGTGATGAACAACTTTTGATTGATCCTTAGCATGTTGTAAAATATTAAGTGCTGCTTTTTTTAATTCTATACTTTGCGCATTTATTCTTTTTGCTTCAGCTGTCAAAGAATTCATTAAATCTAATTCAGATTTATATTTTTCAAAATATTCAGTATTCATCTAAATGCCTTTGATGCACCATATGAAGAAGACTTTGGTCTATTCATTTCTTCGTATATTTCTTCATTTTTTAAATTTTGGTCATGCTGCAATTTTGCTTGTATAGGATGAATATCATCTTCTATTACCTTTTGAATAATATTTCTAATATTGAATATCTGTTTTTCTAAACTATCATTTTTATGATTTAATTCTTCAGCCAATTTTCTAAAATTGTCAAATTCTAGTTCAAGAGATTTTTTCTCAATCAATTTCTTTCTAAGTTCACAAAATAGTTCTTCTCTATGTTGCAAACCATCGTTATCCAAATTAGTTAACTTCATTAAACTTTCCAAGTCTTTAATAAATGGTTAAATACTCTACCAATTTTTGTTCTGGGATGTCTAGAATCGAATTTTTTATATGATTTGGCGACGGGGGCGTCATCATATGCATATCCGTCATCCTTTTGTTGTTTCTCGTGATCATATTGTAATTTGGCAAGATATGGATCAATTTCATCTTTTAATACTATATTAATAATTGATTTAAGATAATCTTCTTTTGTAGATAAAGTTCTTATAACATTTCTCTTTTCTTCTAATGTTTTAAGAAACACATCCAGATCGTTGCATTCGAGGTCCAATTGATTTTTAACATTTTTGTATTCTTTAAACAATTCTTCGCGATGTGCTAAGAAGTCTTCTTCTGGTGTAGTCTCTGTTGTCATAACGGTGTATCTCCTTTATATTCTTCCCATCCGGTAAAAGTTTCATCAGTTTGTAAATCACTGAGTTTATGACACCATACACCTGGGTTTGTTGCTTTGAAGTCTATATCATCTAATTTCAACATTGTGTTTTTATTTAGATTTTTTATGTTCGGTATTTTAAATGATATTTGCGGAATAAAATTTTCCCGATTAAACCAAGGTTGATTTTTAATCCATGATAGTTTATCAATATCAAAATCTAAAGTAACTAATATCTCGTAATCAAGAACACCTGTTATCATTTGATTCCATTTATCCAATGAATAATTATAACTTTGATTTGCTCCCAAAAATATATGAGAACAAGAATGTTCATTATACAATTCTATTATTTTTTCTACGGTATGAATTCCAGTTACGAATAATGTCTTTAATCCATAAGCCGGAGTTTTTTCAATTTCGACTCCGACAAAAAAATCTACTGCGGTTGCTTCGCCTGTTGAATAATCTCGTTTCATTTTTTAAGTATGATAGATATGTGTAACCAATGTCTAATTTAAAATTGGTAAATATAATATACCACCGACCAAGAAACAAATTATGGATAAATAATTGATGAGCAATGTTGATGAAATTAGAAAACTTATTAATCTACTAGAAAATATTTCAGTCAAAGAAAATATTTTATTAGAAGATCTGGATGTAGACAAAGTAAAGAATACTAGAAAGTCATATAATGGGTTTGCTGCTTGGTCTGATGCAAAAGAACGTAGTGCTCAGGCTGTAAGATCTAATCCAGAATTCTTTGATGATGCGTATCTTGATAAAATTGAGATGGTAAAAGAAATAGTTGAAGATTTTTTTAATGTTCATAAGAAAATTTATGTTACCTATAGAGCAGGCGGCAATGGTCGTAGTCCAATGGGGTCAGTTAAAGTTCAAGAACCACAATGGCCATATAGAAAAGATAAAGCTGCATTTGTTAAAGAACTTAAAAGACTCAATGTTGAATTTGTTCAAACAAGTACTGGTTATATTTTTAACGTTTCCAAATAATATTTACCAGCCTGCATTGCCTACAAAACCGTTATCTATTAATTCTTTTTGAATATACAAAATAAATGATTTCATATTTTTGTGTTCTTTGTACATTTCATCAAGAGTGTCTATATCAAAGAATTTATCTATCGCCGCTGGCCAATCATATGGATCAATAATTAACCCTTTCATCATTAATGGAATAAGAGCTAATAATTTTAAATCATTATTATATGTAAACTCGATGTTTTGTACAGTTGCAGGTAAAGAAGAAAAGCTCTTAAGTGGATTTTTACGAACGTTTAGATAATATACTTTTGGACATCCGTCAAAAGTTACAATGTTGTTATTAGAACAATCGACATAGTACTCATTGGCAAATTTAGGGAAATGATCAAATGATGATATCAAATTATTAGAACAATTAAAATCGCCAGTGATAACTGGCGGACAATACTCTAATGATGTTAATTTATTATGTTCGCAAGTAAAGTCACCTTTAACCAACGGACAATACTCTAATGATGTTAATAAATTGAACGAACAGTTAAATCCATTTCGAACCTCATACGGACAATTTTCCAGAGTTGTTAATTTTAAGCTTCCTACAGAAAAATTTCCGCCAACAATACCCAAATTTAAATTTGGTATTTTACCAGAGATTGTATTTTTACCAAATAATGCCGTTTTTACATTTAGACGGCCTTTTGATTTAGTAATAACGGTATTTATATCGCCAATAAAATATTTAAATATGTTATTGTCGGTAATCTTGATAGTTTGATTAGCTTTTAAAATATTTTCAAACTCTTGTTTATATTCTGGCTTAGATAGAAAATCTTCTATTGATATTTTATATGCAGTATTTCCATAACGTACATCATTAAACATAGTTGTATATTGGTCAATTATCTCATACTTCCACAAAATCAAAGGCTCACCGGTTTTTACATTCTTAACGCTTGTATAAAGATCAAACCCATATTTTCTTACCACCATTTTGTCTAAAGATATACCTAAAGATTTTAGGTAAGTCCTTAATGCAATATAATATTTTTTTATTTTTCCTTTAAATGGATATGTAGTTGGATCAATTGATTTTGTCATGAATTATTTAGTTTGATCTTTCTGACTTGAATATTTCTGGAATTTTTAAATTTAAGACACCATGGACATTGAACCTTATTAGGTTGATTATAACCTAATTTTTGCAATTGTTCACTCATATCGTTGAACATTTTTCTTTCTTTTGATTCTTTTTTCAATGACGATACCTGATAAATAAGTATGGTTCGCGAGATTCACAGTCTCCAACCATTCTATAACCTTACAGGAATTACAGCATGTCTAAAATTATTTATGACTATAAACTATCACTTTCATATTATGTTTATGCTTATATAAGAAGTAAAGATTCAAAAACAGCAAAAGCTGGTACACCTTATTATATTGGAAAAGGTAAAGGTAAAAGAGCATGGGGAAAACATAGAGTTAAACTACCTGATAAAAAATTCATTATAATTTTAGAACGAAATTTAACCGAAACTGGTTCGTTAGCTTTAGAAAGAAGATTAATTAATTGGTTCGGAAGAATTGATAATGGTACTGGTATTTTAAGAAATATGAGTGACGGTGGCGATGGTGCATCAGGTGTAATAACATCGAAAAAAACTCAAAAACTCAAATCGAAAAATAACTTGAAAAGAATTAAAGCCGGCAATCATAATTTTTTCGATACTGTTTTCAGAGAAGAATGTGTGGCCAGAGTTAGAAAAGAAGTAGAAGACGGAACCCACTTTTTTCTAAGTGATGAACATCCAAATAAAATTCAGGAAACTTGCCCACATTGTAAAGAAACAGGTGGCTCTATATTAATGAAAAGATGGCATTTTGATAACTGCAAATCGGCACCTAATTATGATGAAAATAAACTAAAAGTGATATGTCCCCATTGTGATAAAAAATTAATTGCTAGAGGTTCTTATAATAAATGTCATTTCGATAATTGTAAAAAGAATCCTGGTTATGTTCCTCCGGACAAAAGCAAGAGTAAAGCTGTAAAATTAACTTGTCCGCATTGTAATTTAACCGGAGGGTCAGCCAATATGACTAGATATCATTTCGACTATTGTAAACAAAAGACAGATCATATCAAACTAGAACCGAAGGTTATAAAAGAAAGCCAATGCCCGCATTGTGACTTAACTGGTCGAGGTTCAGGCATGACTCGTTATCACTTTGATAATTGCAAACAAAATCCTGACTATGTAGAGCCTGAACCAACACCTAAGAAACCTAAAAATATGGTTATTTGTCCACATTGTGAGTTAGAAGGTGTTTATAGTGCAGGCATGCTGATGAATCATTTTGACAAATGTAAGATGAATCCTGACTATGTTCAACCTTTAAGAACTTGTCCTCACTGTAAAAAATCCGGTCCTGCTAGCGGTGGTATGTCAATGTTTCATTTTGATAATTGCAAGGTTAGAAATTTTCGATGTCAATAGGGGTAGTATTTGAAGCATCCATCCCGGTAATATTTTGAAGCAATCTAGTATGTTTTGCGATTAGATCCATTGGCTTCTCTGACTTGAATATTTCAGGACACAGATCTTTAAATTCAAGTAGGTCGGGGGTTACATATTGATTTGCAATTGATAATTCCTGATCTTGCCAATTATTCGCCTCTTGAATTGCTTGTATATGTAATTCACAATTATGACACATCGACAACAAATAACTAAACCCGTCCATAGACGATGGCCACTTAACCTGATACTTTTCTGTTTCTTTTTCAAATCTGGATTCACTGAAATCAAATAGACCGCCGTGATCGCTATGATGTGTTAGATAATCATGATATTCTTTCGACCATCTGAATTGATCGCCGACTCTCCCTTCAGGACTGTTTTTATATAGATCGGTTTCAAGTTCTTTCTTAGTCCATGCAACTTTTTTGTATTTGAGATCCTCATACCCACGAACACAAATATCACCAACTGTTATCCTATCACCTACATTGGTTCTTTTTAGAAATTTTGTATTTTTTGATGTTCTTGCAATCCAGTCATTAAATAATTCTTTATTACCTTTCAATGATTTATCATCGACAAATGAACCGCCTTTAAATCCCATATTTCTATTCGATAGTTCATAACCTTCGTAACCTTGGCCCCGGGATGACATGACAAAAGGAGATGCCGCGTCATAACTCAGTGTCAAATTTGGATCAACATATTGTCTTAGCGAACGTTGCAATGTTGTTAATGCACAACCTGCTTTAATCTTACCATTACCTAGATAATGCAACCATTCCCTATTTTCTAAATAGCCATTGTCTCGCATTATAATTAAACGACGTAAATTGATATTAAAATTACTTGCTTGAACGTTTGAGAAGCTCCAAGTTTCAAATGGAAGATCCTTTACAGCTTCCCACCAAATATCACCTTCCTCTTGGTTACGCCCTTGCAGAACGTTCATAAATTTAGTAGCACCTTCTTTTCTATGCTTAATAAAAAAATGATGATTTTCTAAGCTTTGTGTTAAGCAATCGTTAAACGTTTTCATACCTGGGTGCAAGCTTTCGCCTGTTACGGGATCTAAACCAAACTTTACTAACCCATAAGTTGGGAAATCTAACGGCATTGCATAATCCGAAGTAGCTTCAAGCCATCTTAATATAGTCAATCTTATGTCATTTTTATCTGAATTCCATTCGTCATTTGTTTTATTTTTTTGTTCCCACGGCCATTTTAATACGCCGGTTGCAACTTGGAATCCTCCCGAATCCCCTATCATAATTGTATTTTTTCTATCTCTTTTCTGAATCATAGATTCTTGTTCATTACTGCAATCTACGTCTAAAATTGCATGTCCGGCACTGTATAAGGCAGCCGGATAATAATATAGATTATTTTTAGGGTTTAAAAAATTTAGATCTTCTAAACCTAATGGCAACCCTTTTGGCATAGAATCACGTATTTTATATTCAGGCATGCTAACTATTTTCGCATAGATCGCAGAAATAGAAGGCAAATATACTGCCATGTCATTCATATTTGTTGAGAAGTTTTTTGCGTTTGGATTTATATCAGTTCTTGATAAATCATGCATTTTTTATTTTTCCAATATTCTTTCTTTTTCTGACATATCTTTTTCTGTGTTCTTCACTTTTGATTTTCCAGCTAAAGACTGTAATATTTTCTTTGTTTCTTCTGGATGTAAATTACAGGTCATAAACAATTATGATCTTATTATAAAAGAAAGTCTAATTATCTTTTGGTTAAAAGTATGGTATTGAGTGAGCTCATCTCAACACCTGTCTTTGAAAACAATGTAGTTTTATCTAATTATCTTTTATAATTTAGTTGGTATCAGAGTTCAATGCATTTTCGCAAAGAGTCTTTAGCTCCTTTACCTTAGATTTATCTAAATGAACTTCGTCCCAATGCCCGTGTTTACATTTATAACCAAAAATATATTTGATACCTTTAATTAATCTTTGACAGAAATTTTGTTCAGACAAATGAATCCGTAGGCAGGCAAGGGTTTCTTCGTCGCTTGGATCATAAATCCAAATAATTTGATGTTCTACACTACCGCATTGACAAATTAAAATGTTGTCGGTCATTGTTTTTCCTAAAGTGTTAAAGTAACTTTATTATAAGAATAAAGAAATTGCAACAATATTGCTAAAATATATGGATAAACAATGATTAATTGCTATCTACGTATTTCAAAATGAATTGAGTTGTATTATCGATATTTTCGATTGCATGAGAACGAAATATATCTGTATGGGTTAAATGTATTACCTCAACAGATAAATTATTTGGTTTGATCAACCATAAACCAGTTATTTTGGTACCTATGTCAGAGTTGCCTAAATGTGTAATATAAAAATATTCATTATTCGTCCATTTAATTACATCGCCGATTTTCATGCTCATCTATCTATGATATTATATTGTAAAAAACAATCAGTTTATTGAGTTTTTAATTGCAATTAGATTATTTTTGAGTCTTTCGTCGTTTGGAGATAAATCAAATGCTTTTTGAGCATGTTCGAGTGATTTTTCTTTCATATTTAAATTCCAATAAGATATTGATGCCAAATCATCAAGTATTGGGCCAAAATCATTTTGATCATCTAAATATGTATTAGTTTTTGGTAAATTTATCGCGTGCAGACATTGAGTAAGACATTTACTCCAGTCTAATCTAGAATAATAAATCAATGCTAATTCTACATATGGTTTACGATATAATTTTGATTCTTCAACAGCTAATTTTAGCCAATATTCTTGATTCTCAAATAATCCTATTGATCTCATTGCATCAGCTCTCTCTTCTTTCCAAGTTGCATTTGGATGAGACAAATATTTTTTAAATATTTCTACACAAGATTTATCATTTCTACTTCGTAACTCTCTACCATACCAATGTAAAAAATTTTGATCATCCGGATATTCTTCGCATGTCATTTTCATCATTGGCAGATAATTTCTAAATTTTGAAGTATCTTGAAATTGATAAATGTTAAGGTCTGATTGTGTAATAACTTCATCTATACCAATAGGCATAATACATTCGTGTACAGCTCTTTTCCAAACATAATTATATCTTTTATGAATACGATCTAATTTGGTAACCAAATTTGGATTTTGAGCAAAGTTATAATAGCTGGTATATTGCAATTTGGTTGTCGTTGGGGTCCACACATCCTCAATCTTTTTTCTCCAACCATCTTCTAATCTTTCATCCAGATCTAAACAAACACATATATCAATATCGTTTGGTACCATTGCAAGAACCGTATTACGAGCAATATCAAATCTAAAAGGTTTAATTGATATTGGATATACAGGTATATTTAGATCTTTAAATTTCTTAACAGTATTATCAACTGAACCGGTATCCCCTACCAAGATATAATCAGCGTCTTGACAAGATTTATACCAGTCATCTACATTTTGTTCTTCATTCAATGAAATTGTATATACACAAATTTTATACAAAAGGCGGACTAGTCTTTTATTAATTCATTTACCAGATTATGCGATGACCCAAATTGATTAAAGGTTTCTGATACATAGAATTGAGTTAGAGTCTTAATAGTTTCATCTGATGCTTGCATGAGCTGAGATATTTTGTACATCAACTTTTCTTTATTAACCAAATAACTTTCCCAATTAATAGTCCAGTTACTTGGATATAAAAACTCTTTATGATCGTTAAATATTTCAGAATAACTTAATCTATCTGGTGTAAAAGGAAGAGTATTTACTAATGGTGCTTCTAAGCATTGGGAGATTCCAAGTGTTTCTTGCAAGCTAGCAGAAAAACATATTTTACTTTCGGCTAACATTTGATGATATTTAGGCTTAGATAGTTTTTGTTCTTGACATACAACCCAATCATATTCTGGCATAGAGGCAGCCAAATCTTTAAAAATATTCAATTGCTTTTCTGGTGCTAACCTATGGGGAAATACAATTTGATTCTTTTTTGGTGTTGCTACATATGGCTGTAGTATATCTTTTAGATATTCCATCGGCCAACCAGTTAACTTAGTTTTTTTTGCGGAGGTAATCATCTTTTCAGATGTAGAGTATCTGTAATCGTGCAAATACGGATCTAGTAAATCTCGACTAAATTTGGTTGCATACCAATTCGTATCAAAACATTCAAACATTGCTTTTTCGGCATGTCTTATCCAAGGCACATCGCCTATTAAACGCCCTAGAAAATCTTGAGGATCGGAGGAGGAGGCATGCCACAACCCATGTATTTCTACATCAATTCCTAATAATTTACTCATATAACGAAGCTGCATAACATTAGGGTTCCAAGCGTCTGTATATAAGAATTTATCCCCTGATTTTACACGGTTTTCTCTAAAGAGTTGAGCTATTATAAGCAGTTGAGAACTCTTGAATATGTTGGTGGCACCAAAATCCAGAAAGGCGCCTGGGGTGGGTGTAGGCGGTACATCGTCACCATCTATAACGGTTACGTCTATGTCAAGATTTCTTGTTTTGATTGCAGCGTCTAATAGTTTTGGTATATGGTCATACCAATTCCAAGAATAACGGCTTTCTAATTTTTCTATAGGACATACGAAAATATTTTTTGCCATTGTCTAACCTTAAGTATAAATGTTTCAAGCAGAACGATAAAAATAGGAACCATAATGAGTAGAAGAAAACTTACACAGGAAGAAGCGATATCTCGATTCAAAAATGTGCATACACATGGTAGATACTTATATGATAATGTTAAGTATAAAGATGCACATAGCAAAGTCAAGATAACCTGTGTAGCACATGGAGAGTTTGAACAAACACCAGCTAGCCATATGAACGGCCAAGGCTGTTATGAATGTTATCATAAAATAAAAAAGCATGAAAATAATAAAGCAAAATTTACAACATCAGTTTTTATTAACCATGCAACTAATGTTCACGGAAACAAATATGATTATTCAAAAACAGCTTATGTTAATAATGGTAAAGGACCTTGTTACGGAAAATATATTATTAATAAAATTTCAAAAGTTTAACAGATTCAAGTTTTTCAATAGGTACAATAATTATTTGTTTTTTCGTCATTTATTTTTCCATCCTATCATCTTCAGTATATAAAATTTCTAAAGTTTTAAAGCGTATTTTTCCTGTTTCATTAAAGAATTCCAGATAATCTACGATACTCTCTTAATACAAAAAAATGATTTAAATCAGAAGTATATGAAGTTTCTGAAATAACATATCTATATTTTTGAAATTCTGGATCTTGCATATGATATTTTTTTAAATCATCAATATTTGTAATTTTTTGTAATTCAATATGATTTTTATCTGAAACATCATATACCGAAATTTTATGTCCTTTATCTAATAATCTTTGCCAAATTTTAAATCCTTCTTCACTTAAACTTTTATCACTATACAATTTAATTGCCGGATTATTAGATTTAGAATCTTCTAAAACTTCACTATATAAATCTGATGCATATGGATATGATTTTTTAAATTTTAGATTCTTACCTATTATGTTGACAGTTAAAATATATGGATCTATAGAAAATTCTGCCGCAATATAAATTTCATTATTATCCTCATACCAAAATAATAAAATTTCCTTACTTTGGTATTTTATCCAATTATCTTTTACTTTGGTTACAGAATTTGGAAAATATTGCTTCTTTTCATTTATAAGAGTTAATAAAAAACTAAAGTCATTTCTTGGTCCAGTTTTTTCTAGACTTTCAATTAAAAAACTTTTGTCAAATTTTTCTCTGCTGTCTAACCAGGTCATACAGTAAACTCAACATATGCCCCATTTATACCTTCTTCGCTTACATCAATTCGTATTTCAACCCCAGGATATTTTGCAGATAGTTTTGTATATAAATCCTCTGCAAGCATTTCGCATGATTTATGATCTACTTCAATTTGTTTTTCTGAATATAAATTTTCAATCCAACGACGTAACTGTATGAATTCGATTTGACGATTAGAATGTGTCACTTCTACCCAAACCTTAAAATTAAAATAGTGCATATGCCTTGTACCTAAATGGGAGACATCGTATTGATCTCCTGTTGCTGTAACAGGGTTCGTATCGGCCCCAGGAAAGTAATGGTACCCTGATTTTTGAAAGGTTGTGTAAACAAACGTTTTTTGTGTCATCATACTCTCTTCTTTTTATTTTATTATGACGTATTAGGATATAAATTTACAATTTTAAAATTGGCTTAATTTAAACTGTATTGTTTCTTCCTCAGACATAAGTTCAAAATCCATCGTCGATGAATTATTTTTGGTAATATGTCGCAGACCCGAAGAATTATCAGGCCAATACAATTTAACTACCGTCTCTAAATTATTTGTAATAACTATATATCCTGCATGTGCTTCGGCATCTGACGTTGATATTAATTTAAACCATTGCCCTACATCAAGTGTTAATAATTTTATTCCATCCATGATTGTAACTTTGGCTATAATTTAATTTGTTTTAGCATTTACAGCTAAATTATCCAAAAATATTTTAGTAGCTGCTTCCCAAGTCCATTTAAGACTACTTTCGTAAACTTGCTTCCTACTCAAATAATATGCGTGACCTACAGCTTCTTCTAAATTGTCACTCATATATCCATTGACATCTTGTTCAATAATATCAATTGGTCCAGTTACAGGATATGAAGCTACTGGTGTTCCTGTAGAAAGAGCTTCGATCATCACAATGCCAAACGTATCAGTAAGGCTAGGAAATACAAAAACATCAGCTTGTGCATAAAGCTTAGCCAATTCTTCTCCATGCTTATACCCGAGAAATTTAACATGCGGATATTTCTTTTCAAGCATTGCTCTATCAGGACCATCGCCTACCATAATCATTTCTGCATCCATTGAAATGTTAAGAAATGCTTCTAGGTTTTTCTCTGAACTTATTCTACTCACGCAAAGCAAAATAGGTTTAGGATTTGTACTAATGCGATAATGTGGTTTGAATATTTTACGATCGACACCTCTATTCCAAACTACCATATTCTTAAACTTGCGAGCAGTAAGTTCATTCTTCATAGTTTCGGTTGTTACTAATACAGCAGAGCTTTTATTGTGAAACCAACGTAAGAAGGTGTACCCAATACCAACCGGTAATTTAAAATATTGATTTAGATATTCTGGAAACTTAGTATGATAAGAGGTAGTGTATTCAATTTTCTTATAACGACAATATAAAATAGCAAATAAGCCTAATGGACCTTCTGTAGAAATATGGATAGCATCGGGTTTGAAATCATTGATTAATTTTGACATTTTCCAAGGATTTAGAGACAATCGTACTTCCGGATATCCGGGGCTACCAGTTGTTTTAAATTGAGTCGGATCAATAACTTGAACATTATGTCCCAACTCGGTTAAACACAAAACTGTATTTTTTAGAGTCGTAGAAACACCATTAATACTTATTGCAGGGGAAGTATCAGTAACAATGCTAATCTTCATATGATATACCTACTCAAAATTATAGACCCGGATTAATTCGGGTCTATATTGTGATGACATTCTCTAAGTTATAGAACTTACTTTACTTTGTACGCCAAATTCGAATGCCGCCATCTACCAAACGTGTAACAAAACGGGTCTTTGACTTAGCTTTTTCCTTAGTTCTGCGAGCACTTTGTAGTTCTGATTTAATCGTTAGATGATTACCCTTCTTAACAAAAATAGATTCTGACTTCTGAAGATTATGAAGAGCAATTGTGAGTTCGGTTCTAGGACCGTACAAACTAACCGAAGCTCGAGCGTTTACTACCGGAATACCAGTTTCAATCTTAATTTTTGACATATAAACTCCAATGGTTGCAACATTTCTATTGTAACCAAGAAGAACGTTAAGTCAATCGATGTTTTTGACGTTTATTATAGATTTATAAATTGGATTATATTCTGTAACGGTTTCCATTTTTCCATTTGAATGAAGAATTTTTAATTCAAACACACCATCTAAACGTTCTACTATCGCAGAGCATGTTTCACAAAAATCGCCATCATTCATATACATAATACCATGCAATTCTTTCATTACAGGAGAATGGATATGCCCGGCGAAAACTCCAACATATCCATTATCTTTTGCATATTTTGCTAAATGGTCTTCAAATTTTAAAATAAAATTTAGCGCTTGTTTAGTGTTGGCTTTAGCCCACTTACTTAAACTCCAAAATCCTAAACCAAATTTATATCTAAACCAATTTACCGCTGTATTTGTTTTTAACAATATCGTATATAAATGATCACCTAAACTTACCAACCAGGAATGCAACATTACACTGTCGAATAAATCTCCGTGGGTTAGTAACCAATTATCTCCTGATACAGAAACATAGTCGTATTCATTACAGAATTTGATATTTCCAAACTCAAGTCCGTGATTCAACCAGTTTCTTAAAGGATAATCATGGTTACCAATTATATAAACGACGTTGGTTCCATTTTTAGCACGATTAATTATTTTCTTAATTACATCACTATGCGATTGTGGCCATTTCCATGATCTCTTTAACGAAGTCATATCAATTATATCGCCGATTAAAAACAAATTATCGCTTTTACTTTCTTTCAAAAATGCATTTAGTGCATCAGCATTACAAGCAGTTGTTCCTAAATGTATATCCGATATAAAAATAGACTTATAATAATTTTTCATAACCAAACTTCTCTACACGCGCTGTCAATTTGATTACCGTTAAGTTCACTAACTACGTTGGCTTTCAAGGTTTTCTCTTTCGAATTTTAATTTGTTTCATAAGTTCTTTAAATATAGCCTTTCCGCCATGATAAAGCAAGGTAGCAAATGCTGCAAAAAGCAATGCTAACTCGCTTGACCAACCATTTATATTTGAATTATCTGAAAAAACCCCAGCACTTATAAGGAATATCCAGAATAACGGGGACCTGGAAAATCCAACAATTGTTTCAAAAAGCTTAACAAAAAAGTAATACACTCAACTATTTATGAATGACTACCTGACTCCAATATACCTCTTTCTTTATTCAAGTCTCTGTTATTGGCATGAAACTCAGTAAACTTATTAGGAAAACGAGCTTTTAACTTTTCATTATTGGTTTTACAAATCTTCTCAATATCAACGTTTCTATAATTACAATAGATTGCAATATACCACATAAGATCGCCAATTTCTTCATCCAGATTCACAAAATCAATCGGAGACCCGTAAAACATTGCTTTCTTTGCAGGATTTAGAAACTCACCACTTTCTGTTGCAATACCTATCATAGCATGTAGCACATCAATAGGAACCGAAGCTGGGTTATTTTCTTGACCCGGCATAACAAAAGTTGTTGATTTTGTTGCATCCGCCTCTCTTTGATATTGGTGTATAGGCATTATATCAGACATCTTTCTTTCCATTTTCCATTTTTGTTTTCTAAAGTTTTTTTCATATCTTGTGCATCAGATAATAATAATAATTTTGCTACATCTGCTCCCACAGATTTAATATTATTTTGATATGCAAGTCCTAAAAGTTCTTTTGCAGATGCTAACGCATACATTTTAATCCATTCGGAAGAAAAACTATCATAATAGTACTGTGCTGATGACGAGGGTAGTGATGTGGGAGAGTATACAGATGTTTTATAATGAAACTGTGCAATTGCATGTTTGAATATGCATTTTAGTTCACCTTTGCTGGGAATATGTAACGATATGCACCAACGCCGCTCTTAACAGTGATCTGAATTGCACCCTTTGTTGAAAATGCCATCTCACAATCTGTACTATCAGCTAGCTTAAGAACGCTCATAATATGGCCAATCTTCCACTTGTGAACTCCGTCAAACTTTTCAGTTCTATCAGCTGCAAATACCACGCCGCCCCGTTGGCTTGCAGCGTTATCATCACCAATAAAGAATTTTAATTGGCCATCTTTAATCTTAGGTATGAAATATTGTTCATATTGACTAAGTCCGTTTGCTGCCCAGCCAAACTGCTGAATATTACTCTTTGTCGGAGTAATAACTACATCCCAAGACGGTTCAATAAACTTAGGTTGGGCCGGGACCAACTGTTGTGGCATGAAACGATAGTTAATATAACTCTTACTCTTGTTTGTATATGCAAATTCCGTTGGAACATCATCACCAGATGTAGAATCTTTTTTATACACAATAGACAAATCACTGTCCTTATGAGTAAATTCCGGATCACTTGTAATATGACTTAGCAAACTAAGATTACTTAAACCAAATGCACCAGTTAATTCTGTCAACGGCGCATTAAAACTGCCCTTAAGGATTACTTCTCTTTCGTTATCCATTGCTTCGATTACAACACCGTTTGTACTTGCATCTACTTTAATCTTTTCAAAAAACCCTGTGCTGATCACAGTCTTAACTAAGTCCTGTGCTACATCTTTAATTGTTGCCATTATTATTACGCTCCGTTTTATTATTTTGTAATTTTATCTATCTGTTAATTCTATTGTGTCTATATACTGTTACGGTAATCAATTTTAAAATTGAAATAAATCTGAAAAACTCGAATCACTTTTGGCTTGACTTAGATCCCAATTTAATACATCTAATAAATTTCCAATTTTTTTATCAATCAGAGTCGTTTCCATTAAATCGGTATCAAATGGTAAGGTTCTAAACCACTCTGGTAAGACATGTTGATCTGTTGGATAAGCTACACTTGTGATACCCGCGGGGTTAGGCTTTACCTTGCAAACAATAACCTTTGCGCCATCCATAATAGGAACGCTATATGCGTCATTATATATTTTCTTTAGGTTATTCCAGTTAATACTTGCTAGAACATGCCCGGGAATCATTTTCTTAACTGAACTTTTTCTTACGTCAGGTGACTCTTGATTGTTTTTCACATTACCATAATAAGTCAAATTATTAACACGCTTTGGACTACCTTTTTCCCAACTTGGCCAATCTTTAAATTTAATTCTAAAATCAGCTATCTGTTGTAAAACAGTTTCTTTTGTTCCGCCGGTAAGAACCGAAGTTAAGACTTCAAATAAGAATTCTTGTACCGGTTTGGGTGTGTCACTTCTTTTAAGATCCATACCCATAACTTTAACTTCGCCGGGGCCGTTTTTATCTTTTCTCTTGCCTTCCTTATCAAAAATCATAACTGCATAACGTTTCTTGGTAATAAACAATCCTTTGCTTGCACAAAGTTCTCGAGATGCTTTAATAAGCTTACCGTTTTCTTCTGGACAATTAAATGCTTGCTTCATAAATTCTGGGAATGATGCGTTGGTCATATCACCTATGCTATCATATAACTTAATAACGTTCTCCGGTGTCCATTCATAATCAGCAAACTCTGGTTCGTCCATCATTACTTTGTAGGCTGAGAAATAAGATGAATCTGTATCCGAGTAAATCACCGCAGCGCCTTTATGATTATAGTCTCCGGTCAAGATATCATTAATTTTACCATTCATATGCTTAGCAATGCATCTACCACTAAGAGTTGTACTTTGAGCTATACGAACATCGAACCACCTCGACCCCATATTTCCCACCGCGCCATATAGAGAATTCAAAAGAATTTTCTTAATATATTGCAATCTATCATAATGCTCATATTGAGCCAATAGTTCTTTCTTTTTATCTGGATCAGTTTCGGCTGATGCAAGTGCATCAAATTCCTTTGCTTTGGCCTGTAGACTTTTTCGTTCGGCATACCAAGTTGATAAAACTGTTGGGATTAAACCTGCTTTAGAAATATCAAGTATCGTGCCATTTGCGCTTAACATCCATTTGTTTGTGCCATCAAATATTAATTCATATATCTCTGCTGCTGTTGCTCGTACTTCACTACCATCTTCAAAATCTATTGTAAGAACAGTATCAGTCTGATCCATAATCCAATTATATTCAAGAGTACCAAACATTTCATGCCACGCGTCTGCAAATGACAGTTCTTTGCTTGTTCGTGCATCAATCAACAATTTCTGATAAGTGTCTGGACCAAATAAATTAACTTTTGCATCGTCAATTAAAATTTTAGAGGACATTCTAGATTTTATTAATTCATCAGTAAAATCTGAACGTATCTGCCCTATTACAGTTTCGGGACTCATATTCAACGCTCTAATAGTACTTGGATATAGACTGTTAATATCAACGCCGCCTATCCAATCATGCAATCCGGGTTTTGGATCAGCAACATATGCACCTACTATGCCAACTACACCGGACTCTTCTTCTTCAAGATGTCGTATGTTTCTTTCTTCAATTGTTTCTCGTTCTCTTGTAGGAACATGTAGATTTTTATTCCACGCAAAGTTAACAATTGCTTGGTCAATAAGCGCAACCGCGCCCATTGTTGTTGGTATTAAAACTGTATTGGTATGTGCAATTTCATTTGCAAGTTGAATAAATTTTAATTTTTTATCAATCTTAACCAGCAGCAACACGTCCTGCCTGTTATATTCAATAAACTTTTCGAAATCATTATTATATAATTGATCTAAAGTACCCTCGTAAGGAGTCTTTCTATCACCAACTTCTACCTCACCCACATAGTCAAGTCTATAACTATGCATTTCATGAGTTACGTGTTTCTTATATAAATCCAGATAATCGATATGAACTCTACCTATCAAATCATATGTTATTTGCTCTTTACCATATTGGGTATATTCTCTTTTCTTTGGGAATTTACCTAATAGACAGAGTTTGCGAGTTTCCTCTTTTCCTAAAACTTGAATAATTCTATTATGTGTATAAGGTACATCATAAGAGGTACTGTTATGTACCTTCGCACCGTTACATATAAAATATTGTGATTCAGTCATAATATCAAACATACAAACCATTAGTCCTGTTCGTTTTATATTACGAATTCTTATATAAAAAGATTTCTCAACTTTATCATATACTTGTTTTAACTTTTTATTTGGAGCGCCTACTGTTACAAACATTCTTCTTTCTAAAAGTTTTGCCTTTTTATCGCCATGTGATAATTCAAGCATATTTAAAAATTGATTGTTATGTTCATGAAAAGGAACTGATATATTATCGGCGCGACGATTACTATATATACCAAACCATGAAAACAGTGTTTGAAAAGATTCTGAATTATTTTGAAATTCACATATAGATACTGATGAATCTCCTACACTACCATCACCATCAATTGATGACGATATAAATTGTGAGAATTGAGAAATAGAACATCTACTAAAAAGTTCTATATTAATAACTTTTTTCCATTCATTTGTATAGATAAACGGTGATAATAACTTCAACATACCATTATTTCGATTTGCGTAGTAGCAATTATCTTGACGTTTTAATTTATATTGAGTATTCAATAGTTCAGCGTAATAACTAATTACATCCTCTCTTTTATTACAAATAGAAAAGCAATTATCATATTTTGAATAAAATCCATCAGTAAATATAAATCCAAGCAATTTCCAATAAGTTTTATCAATTACTTCGTTCATATTGACATTTATAACACCTCTTACTTTATTCAGGTAAATCGGCATTACGTCTTGATTCAACAATAATTCTATATCTTCTGTTGTCAAAATACCTTTATGCTTTTTAAAGGACCATAATTTTGGTACAGTTTGATTTTTATACTCACTCCGGGTAAAACCAGATGATTCTAATTTACCACAATCTTTATAAAAATTCCATATTTTATTTTTTAAGTTTTTTTCTGTAATAACTATATCAAACCAATGATATTCCAATAAAAGATTTAAATTATTTTTTATATATTGTCCCCAAGTTAAGTCTAAATTGTTGTTACCTTTTAGTTCTAATTTAAAATATACATGATTATCAGTGATATGCTTTTCGATTGATTTTAAATTCATAACTTGACCATTATTTTTCATCTGATTTAAATTTGTATATTTTTCAAATTTTTTACTTATTATTGGAAATTTATGATCCTCAGATGAATTAATTATCAACCCGTTATCTAATTCGATCACAAGTTTTTCTTTTTTACCAGAATTGTGCGTCTTAAGTATTTGTTCTCCAGAAATTAGCTTTTGATTTGATTTACAATTTTTAATTTTAATAATTCTATCTTCTAAAAAGATTGGAGAATTTTCGTCAAGACAATTCCAGCCAGTTAATATATCAACATCCTCAATTAACATTAAGAATGTTTCAAGTAATTGTTTTTCGTTTTCGCAAAGTAATGTATTTTCAAATTTATCTACAATAGATTGTGCTGCACCAGATGTTATTCCTTTAGGTGCTACAACCAATGTATAATTTTTATTATGATTACTTACAAAAATAGTTATTGCAGTTATAGGCATAAAAGCTTCTTCTGATGAAGAAAACCCCCGATCTTTAGAGAAATCAGTTTCTATATCAAAATATCCAATGTTTAAATCAGGAGCGGGTAGAGATCTATAATTCTCGTATAAGCATCTAAATATTGGATTAATATCTGATTCGTGTAATTTCTTACCAGATAATAATTTAATTTCTTTTTGAAATTCTTTCCAATTATTGGTTTTATATTTTTCTAATTTATTTCCAAATATTGATTCAAATTTTCCTTTTTCGCTCGGCCAATACGTTAAGTATTCAGTTGGGTATGTCTTATAATATCGTTTGCCATCATTTCTTCGTTCAACAACAACAATCTGATTCTTTTCTTTATCTATAATGGCATCTATATACGACATTCATTTTCCTTCTTATTATTACTATAAATTATAATTAATTGATTTTAATAAAATCAATATTAGGAATTATTAGGTGCCGGAGTGAAAGTTAAATCATATTCCTTACCTTCAACAAAAAATCCAAATGCACCCGGATTAGATATGCTCATAGTAAAATCAGCATATGGTGTTGCCTCACTGAAAGAATAGTTTGGCGAATTTTTGTCATTTGAATAGACTGCTGATAGTCTAATATTTTCAGACCACTTTGTATTGTCACCCTGCATATTATCTTGCACAGATTGAACTCTTACTCTTGCTATTATTGTCATTGTTATACCTCTTTCTTAAACATTGAAACTGAGAATGATGCACCTTCGCTATTTGTATAAGCGGTTCCATCTTTGTTTGTAATACAGTGATTTTCTACTCGAACTCTTACTGAGTCTCCAACAACTACTTTACCTGCAGCTATTAGGTAATCAATCATTTTAGGAAATGCAACGAATACATTTATTCCTTGATATTCCAATACATCTTGAATAATTCAGTTGGCATTTTTAATTTTATACCTTTGTATTCGTATTCATTACCCTGGTTAATAGTTTGAATTAATTGCAACCTACTCATTATGCTTTCCCGGCATGCATCAGAAGTTCTTCAATCTCTTCAAACTCTTCACGACCTTCTGTAAGACTATCACGGTTCTCGCTTAGCTTATGTGCCATTCTAATCGCTTTTGAAATCACAGTCTTTTTAATATCAAGTTCTTCTGCAATAGCATCTACGGTTTCCTTAAGACCTTCCTTAAGTACTGAAATATCTGCAAGAACGCGAACGCCTTCATCTATAATATGTTGAATTTTTGCTTTTTCTGCTGGACCTAGTGAACCAATGCTCATTTATAAACTCCTATCTTCTTTTACTAATATTAATCAACTAGTAAGACAGGAATCTATATAAATTATGATTTCATTTATAAGTTATGACAATAATTCCTGGTGCACCATTAATTGTTACGTCAGCATACCCGCCGCCGCCAGATCCGCCACCGTAATTGCCTCCTGCACCGCGAAGCGTATTAGATATACCGATATAAAAGGCGCCTCCCCCTCCCCCTGGTCCTGCGATTGAACCATCAGATGTTTGAACCCAAACATTTTGTGAGCCACCGTTACCGGCATATGTAAAACCACTACTGCTACTGCCGCCGCCGCCGCCGCCATTTGTACCATTTACACCTGGTTGCGCTGGCCCACTACCAGTTGGTCCAAGGCCGCCGAGACCGCCGGTTGAACTAGTTGAGCTCCCACCTGCAGTAGATAACCCCCCATTTGCTCCTCCGCCGCCACCGCCGCCAGTGCCTGATGTGTTACCGCCAGAGCCGCCATTTTGCCCATTACCGTTTGGTCCAGCAGAACCTCCACCTCCGCCTCCGAGGCCGTAGTTATCAGTACAGTCGCCGCCATTGCCGCCCGAATAAACTATTGTACCAATTGATTCAGAGGCTTGTCCGCCGACACCGCCTGTTGTTCCTATTGCGTTTGCACCAGCTTTTGCCAATGCTCCTTCATAACGAGCTGTTGGCGGAGAGTTAGCTGAAAAATTAACCCAGCTATCAGTAGCTAAACCTACATTGACATATATTGTTTGATTTGCTGATAATGAATATCCGTCGGAAGAAGAGATCTTAGAGTAGGCGCCGCCGCCGCCACCAGCACCGGCAGGATTAATTGAAAATGTGCTGCCGCCGCCTGCACCAATCATCTCTATGGTCCACGGACTTGTACCTGAAAAATCAGAAGGTAACGTATATTCGCCGGTCGTTGATGTTATAAACAAAACATTAGGGGCGGTAACATTAAATGGTTCAAATACACACCATGCAATATTTTCACCGGAAGAATTATTTAACCAATATGAAAGATACCAAGTTCCGGCAGTTGGTGGAGCAGGTAAATCAGCGAAAAGTGTTCGAATTGAACCACTAAAGTGTGAAGTAACAACCGTATATTGGTCCGGAAATGCAAGCAATGCAAATGCAAAAAATGGGCTAGTAGAATCTGATGTAGCCATCAAATATGTCGTACTATTATCAGGCGTTGGTTCTGTTGTGGTTGGTGAAAAATTTGTCCAATATGCATTAACAATAGGTACCGGTCCAGTTGGTGCTACAAGCCCAGTAGATTCTGCCAATGCAGGATATATATACATGTTTCCGCTTTGGTATGATTCGCCGGGTAGCAGAATTGCAGCCGGTTCAACTGCTAATGTTGTTGGATAAGGTCCTGCTGCTAGATTTTTTTCATTTACTCCCCAATTAGAGAACATAGGAGGATTTGATTGCGAAGCAATGCTTGATAAGGCATTACCACCAGAATCATTTTCAGTAACAACTAAAGCAGCACTTGCACTAAAATATAAAGGATTATCAGTAACCCATACTACAACGTAATATGTTCCGGCAGTTGGGGGTGTGGTAATTACTGTAGCTGATATTATGCCCTGTGGGTTTACTGCAAAAGGCGTGTATGAATCAGAAGTTTGATTTTGAAGAAGACCTTCAAGACTCGGTGTAGTTGATAAACCTGCAGAGGTTTGGGCAAAAGTAGTATTATACATTTGCACCAAATAATTTTGAGCAAACCCCGCATAGTAAAATGGTGTTTGGTTTACGTTTGCAGTATTATATATAGAAATAACAAAATACGGAGTAGGGGTTGATATGATATTAATCGGAGTAACCGCATAATCAACTCCGGTTAATGTAGTACCACCATTTGCAGCAAATTGCGTGTAATCAATAGCAACGATATATGCCGGACCAACAGAGCCTTCAAATAGTGTTACTTTTGGCTCTATCCAATTTCCGCTGCTATATGGAATTGCTGGAGTACTATCTAATCCGATCAAGTCACTTATAAACAAGCTTGACGTGTCAGACGAAGAAACAAAAACTAAAACCTGATCGCTTACATTTTTTATGTTACCGGTTACACCGAAGATGCTGTTTACCGAAACGGCCGGAGGCGAACTTACAATAGTTATATTTGATACCGGAACAGGGGGTGTTGGCGTTACAGGTATATAATTTGATACAAATTCGATAGTTTGAACACCATTATTACTTGCGGACCAAGCAATCCCGTTGGTACTTGTAAATAATGTAAATTGATTTAATGTACTATAAGAGCCTACTAACCAATTATTATTAAAATATGCAACACTTATAAATGCATATCCCGGATATTGAAATTTGTTCCAAGTTGTTAAATCGGTACTAGAGTAAATTGCACCACTACTAACTGCAACTGCTTGTCCGTTTGAATTAATACCTATTTTTGTAAAATTAGTATTGCTGTAATCACTTTCTAATTTTGCACTAGCACCCCAAGTAGAACTTAAATTTAAGTTATTAACAATGTAGCTGTTTGAACTAAAATAATAATAATTATCAAAATAATCTACGTCGTAGAAAATAAAACCATTAAATTCATCTGGAACATCAAGAACCGTCCAGTTAACTGCATCTGTACTGTAAATTACCAACGGAGTATTATTACTTTGGCCAACAGCTACCCACATTGCGTTAATATATTTGATACTGTATAATATGCTGGGTGATATACTATTTGTGTATGAATTATTCCAAGTAGATCCGTCTGCACTATGAAATATTATTGCAGTTTCATTAAACGATGAATTGTTTTTATTAAATCCACAAGTAGCAAATATACTATTACCGTAATCAATAGAAAGAGGTGAGAAATACCCACCTTCCAATTGCGTAGTTATTTCCCAATTTATAAAATTCGTGCTAACTGCGACATTTCCAACCGAACTTATAGTAATAAGTGTTGGTACAGAATCAACTAATCCGTAAGAAATGCTAGATGCAGATTGATATCTAGAAAAAGGAGTTGTTGGATTTGTCCAACTAACTCCGTCATCTGATTGATATACTACTACGTTGCTTAGCGGGTCGCTCAGGTTTTGCCCAAGAGCGAAAATTAAATCTGTCATACTGCTACCTTATTGATAGCAGTATTTACCTACCTTTTAAGACTGCATTTTCGATCGTACCAGCAATTGCTTGAATTAAATCAGTGAAATTGCAATTTCTATTATGTGCCAACCAATAATATTCTGCCTCTAAAGAAGACCCATCTAACTCAAAGCCATTTTGTAATCTTGTGACAAGTTCTTTTCGAACAAGATCAATTATATATTCTGTATTAATTGGATCACGTTGAGTAACATAGTTTTCGGATTTTGTCATAACCTTTCCTTATATCAGCTATGATATCACTACAGAATCCGCCGCATTGTAGCTTAACTATGTCTTCTAAAGCAAGAACCGTTTCGGGCATGACAGCGATCGCATTGGATGCAAGGGGTTTTCCGGGAAACGTCCATATAACATTTCTAGAAGTTAAAGTTAAATCATCATTTTGATGCCAAAAATAATGTGTTTGCACATATAGATTTGACAAATATTCTAATGCAGCTAAATTTTTTGCATGTATCCAAAGACCAGGTTGTGTTATAAATGAATAATCTACTTCATATTGACCATAATCATGACCAAGTAATAATTTATTATCAATTACATACAGATCAATTTCTACGTCAAATTCTAATGATAATGCTTTTTCAATTTGAGCAGGAGAATTTTCAGTCTCTGGATTAGAACCAAATAAATTTCCTCTGTGGGAGATGTATTTCATTTACAATCGCAGATATTTTTATCACAAGTTTTTGATAGACTTTCTGTTGTTGGTACAAGTTTTGCAAGTAGTGCTTCTATGCGATCTAACCGAGCTTCAATTTGATCATCTTCCGCAATTAATTTCTTAATCTCTTCGTGACTCTCAATTACAGCAGCGTGTTGTTCTTGTGCTAGTTTGTCGCTACTTTTTGCAGCTAAAACCGTTCCGACTGCTAATAGCGGTAAGCTGCATAATTGCAATATTCCACTTGATAGATATTGTAAAAATGGCATTGTAACTGGCCACTTCAATGGTATTAGTGTTATAAGTAAAAATACCCAAAAACATACCATTGTAGAAAATAATTGATTAGCTCTAATGGCAATCCAATCATTAAATTTATTTACAGGAGCTAAAAACCTTTTCATTTTAAATCTCACTTTTTATTTTTATTATTATTGCAAAGTAATATTAAATCAACTACTAAATGGAGGCAAAGCAATATTTACAGGATTTAATTGTTGATTGATCTCATTTGCTAAACTTGCTTCTAATGCAGGAACATCCATCATTGCATTTGCCCAGTTTACAGTCATTTGAAATGTAATATCCTCGTACGGAATAAAAAGATCTGGTTCCGCTGTTGGAAGATTAAATGTACCGTATGACTTTGCAGTTGTTATTGAATCCCCAGTTCCGCTTTGTGCAGTGTACGTCCAATGAACAATAGCAACTACATTTTTTAATCCGTTAGCAGCTACAGGAATTGTTTCAAAAAATGGAAAAGTCCAAGCGTATGTAATTGTCATGATGGATCCTAAATAAAATACTACTATTATTTACCAAGTTGCATTGCCTACTGAGCACCGTTAACATCAGGTATTTTGATGGACACCGGAGGATACTTGTCCAATAAATCCTAAGAGAGACCGTATTTAATTGCTTGAAAGAGTGTTTCGCCATCAACTTTAAGTGACGGATCAACACCTGTATCCTTTTGAAACTTAGCCGGATCGTTATTTGCTACATCTAAACGAGCTATTGTTGCAGAAGTAATTCTTGGTGCAGGTATAAATGTTATAGGTGCAAATTTATAGCCATTCCCTTCTTCGTCAATTGAATTGTATTTCGTTAAAAGATCTCTAATATTATCAATATCATCTTCGCCAACTACGATTGTTGCACTTCTGAAACCTTTCTTATAAAGATATTCAGCCGCTTGCAAATAAGTACGGACATTTTCGTCTTCAACAAGATGTCCTTTAAGAACCGGAAATAACTTATAAAGCCAACTTACCTTTTGCGCATAGGTTAACGGATTACGTTGAGAATCGTGTGTTTTACTTGCAAATAAACGCCAATTGCATTTGGCTGTTTTTGCAGTTTTTATTATAATTCTTATAAGACCTGAATGCCCCCGATGCGGGACGCTGAAACGGCCAAAACTCCAAACAACATGTGTTGGGTTTGTTATTTTGTTTTGTTCAAATAATTCAGTTAATTTCATGTTACGTTATTTACCTATTTTTAGCATAAGGTCAACAACGTGCTTATAATAATCTATATTGTATTTCGTCGATGTATCTAAATACATATTGAATTCAATATTCCTATTATACGGTTTTATGTTAAAATATACTCTAGATTGGTCATTAAATTCTTTAATGACACCAGTTATTTTGCAAACAAGTTCTGTTTTGCAAAATTTATTTTTTATAATTACGTGATCGCCGGCTTTCATATTATGGATTTTCTTTAAAATTAGCAGAACTGAAATGAAATCTGTTCACCAATTTAATTGGTTGTGTATTACTACTTACAATATACCCTTCGTGTCCAGGCACACCATTTACAGAAGGATGTAATTCGGTTGGTAATTTATCTAGCTGCGCAATAATTTCATTCTTTACGGTAGTAATACCTAAAAATACGTTAGCTACTGCATCAAATTCTTTTGCATGAGATTTGATCCATTTTTTAATAGATAATTTTTTAAAGGCGCCAGTTTCTGTTGTATCTAACCAAGGCAAAAACTCTTTGGTGAACCCAGAGTAACTTAAACTTCTTACTCTAAAATTGACATATCTTTTTAATATTCCGCCGAGATCTTGTATACCGGATTGAAAGAATGCATTGATTAAAGGTCTTTGTTGCAATACAAAATCTTCCAATTGAGTTAGCTTAATAGGTCTTACTATGTTTGGTGAGCTGGTAAAATGATCACTAATTATCAATAATTTACCATTTGTATTCAATTGGTTAAAATCAAGAATATGTGATCCAGTGCCGCCTATACTAGAAAAATAACTATGAGCGACAATACCAGCAATGCTCTTACTAATTTCTTGCCCTAATTCAGAATTAACTTCTACAGTATATGTTACCGTATTTGGTTTAAATTCATAATTTGATTTGACAATGGTGGGAGTTTTATTCCACATTAAATCTCCCATCACAAAACCTTTAAATTCTGGTTTAAGTGATTGTTCAAATATTGGCCAAAGTCTTTTATACATATCAATTAAGTCTTCTCGGCCGCCACCGCGGCGACTTAATAGTATAGCGTCGATTTCAGTTACTGACCTGGGCATTGTTTGTTTTTTGAACATATATTTGTCGCCCATTGTAAATCCGTTCTCGTCTTTCCCCCAAATAATAGCAGGCTTGCCGTCTGGTTTAAAAGTTATTGAATCTGGATTTGATACTGCGTACTCTAATGCTCTAACCGCTTGGATTGCACCTGATCCAGCAGCTTCTAAGACCAGGTCTTCCGGATGTTCTATACGAGAACTATTCAAACTATACGATTCTACTAAATTTTCTGTTAAGTCACTAATTCTCATATAATACCCAAGTTATCCTATATTTATTTAACATGTGGCCGGTGAGGTATCAAACTACGTTAAGTCCGCTCCGTTTTCCCATTCTCCGTTTACAGAGTTGCAATCCCTGCTCTACCTACTCTGTCGGCGCCAACCGGTAGGTAGACTTTCCTTACCACAATAATATTTATTTGGATATTTTATCCAAAAATTGCATGTACAACCCAAATCCAAAAATCAAATACCAACATACTAAAGCATGTAAATACATTTATGAGCAATGCCACAACGAATGAAATATGCACTGTATCGTTAATTAACGGAGTACCTGTTAAATGCTGAAAAATCATTTTGAGACCGCTGCAGACCCAACCAAGTTCATCTTGTGTCCAATTTGTAGTCCATTTAATTGAAAATACAAGTAAAATTATTGCTCCTAAAAATGGAAAGAACTTGGGAGACAACTGTTTAAAACGCATTACTCTTCTCCGTAAGCCAGGTGTTTTTATCATAATCCCAATGCCGAATGTCATAAATTACTAAACGAATAGTAAACCCAAACAGTGCTATTGAGATTTCTGGACCAGCATGATCCCTCCCTAGCCAATTTAAATCTACATCTAATTCGAACAAAGATTTAGAATAATAATGAGTATCAATCTCAAATACTTTATGTTTATTAAGTTTATAAAATTTATCCCAACCAGAAATAAATTTCTCTTTAATAAACGGATTCGTTAAAGTCAATTTGAAAAGAATCATAGATCGGTCCGATATGGTACTGCGAGCACTTGCCATCTAACTATCATTGGTTTCATTAAGCCAAGCGCGAAAGTCTCCCACCTTAATTTTGAAAACACCCCGGAAACACAGGTCCGGCTCGGCAGGGTCGTTGGACTCAAGCCAATCACCCAGCGTTAGCACTTCATCGTCAGGATAACTCTCAAATTGATTTACAACCGTCTGCAAAAAATGCCGGAGTTTCATGTTCAAATCTTTTCTCCCCGTACTTGCCCACGGAACCGCATAAACACCGGAAAACGTACACTCCATTCGTCTTCTGCTAAATCTAAATCATCATCCGCACTAAGGGTCAAGCAGTCTCCCTTGATCTCAACAATTAAACCAATAACCGACTTTGGATTCTTTTTAAATGCTGTCCAAATTTCATCACGTTGCTTGTCGCTAAACCCGCCACCGCACTTGGTTTTGACTTTCTTTCCTTGTTCTTCACCTTTACAAACAAGTCGGCCCAAAGTCTTTTCATACTTACTGCCTGCGTTACCAGGGAGAACGTCGATAATTTCTAGATCAACGGTAATGAACGGTTTTATTTTTAGCCAAGCAAATGTGCGATCACATTCATATGACGCCATCGGATCCTTAACCATAATACCTTCAAACCCAGCAGCGACCGTTGTATTATTGAATTCTTTGAAGGTCTGTTGTCCTTCGACGGTATTCAAATCTACCGACAACTTAGGAATAACGTAAACTGTATCACCTGACACTTGCTGCAACAAAGGAATAAGTTCGACCAATTCTTCGTGACGTTTTGTTTGAGTAATTTTGCTTGCAGTACTTTTTACTTCAGGATCCGGGTCTTGAAGCTTTTTAAAATCATCCAATGCGATAATATCAAACAATGCAAGCTTAGCATCGCGCGTGTCAGCAGTTTTTCGATTTAGCTGAGTCATCATCTGCTGAAAGTTTTGACTAACTACTTCGCCGTCTAGAACAACACTACGTTTTAGAAGAGGGATTAGTTTAGCAAGTGCAGTTGTAATATTAGTGAAGCGATCGTTAATTGCTCCATGGCGGGTATATTGAGTTACTGTTTTATCGACGATATCAATTATCGTAGTTAATCGACAACCATCCAACTTGGGATCAAGCAATTTGATACCGGTCATTTTCTTTGGATGATCGTCGCCGTTCTTAGCAAGTTGCACACTAAATTCAGGAACCATGTGCCTAAGCAATTCAGCCTTAATTTTCTTGTCTTTTGTTGCTTTCATTAAATCCGCAAGAGCACGATTGATTGTACCCTCACCCGCACCACATTTAAAATCACGGATAAGTACTCGACGATAAAATCCATTCCAATCACGAACAGTGCATTTATCGGCTGCGGCACGAAGCGCATCCCGCGCAGCATTACCTGTCAATTCGCGAGATTCAAGTTTGGCAACAAGTATCTTAAAATGATCCCAAGTAAAAGTTGAAACAAACCCGGGCTCGTCCTCATCCTCAATCAGCGGAACTTGCTTAACACCAAAACTGCGTAGTTTATTATATGCCATTGCAGCGGCTTCAAAAAACTCAAAAATACCAGCTGCAAATGCATCCTTAACAATTTGCTCTTTTTCGAGTTTACCATTATGAGCTTCAAGCTTTGCAATTACATCGGTCGCTGTTTTCATATTTAAACCCCTTATATGTTGTTCACAATAGCATACATTGAACTATATGTCAACCAAATTTAGGACTCTTTTCCGCAGTACTTTTTTAAGTTCTTCTTTTTAATTTCGTAACCACCGTCATTTAATGACATTAGATAATCCCCAATGTAATTGCCTACAGTTAACCGCATCTGTATTTTATCATCTATACTACTTGGTTCCCAAAATCTAATATGACCTGGTTCCCAAAAGCTAATATGATGGTTATCTAAATCCGGGTGAAGAACAGTGCCGTCCATCTAATAAACGTAAGTAATTGCTATCTGTGTAATAATAATATTTTGCAAAAATATCATCCTTAATTTTTACTGCACTTGCAAGATACGAGTCTCCATCGAAATCGACCAATATTACTTGATATTCTATACCTTTTATAAGTCGTATAATTCGTTTAACTCTCTTAAACGTATTAACGTTTATAAAAACCAATAAGAACGAATATACAATAGTGATAATACATCCAATATAAAAACCAGAATGTAATGTTGATACCATATATGAAATATATAATATAGATATAATTATAGATGATAGTAATTTAAATATTTCAAGTAATAGAATTTTCATCTACCATATCTTTTTCTAAAAGATTCGTGTAGCCAGGAATTATCAATATTTTTAAAATGATTTCTTATATAGTCTTCATTTTTAAGTAACATCAATATTTTTTCATCATCGTCAACAGGTAACCAACATTTAACAAAATCTAACTTCTCCCCTGTATATGGTACAGTACTGCCATCATCGTTTAATTTTACTAAAAACTTATGGTCCTGCTGTTTATAACAAGTTCCGTCAGTGAAAGGTGCAACCCATATATTGTTAATTTTATATGCAATAACAGCTACTATCTTACCATTCCAATGAAATAATTCTACATGTTTTGCTTGCCCGGATTTTAAATCTTTTTTGAGTTGTCGAGCAGGATAATTGCGTTTATATATTATTGAATAATTACAACATGCAATCGCTAAAATAAAAAAAACATATACTAATAATATCAACATTTACAAAGCGTATGTTACGCTTTTAAAAATGTCAATTGAAGACTTCGTTTTCCAAAGAATCTAAAACTTGATCATATTTCCTAGCCCAATTTTCAATCTTATTAAGATAAGCTGCAAACGGATCATTTTCAAAAGATTCTTCTACTTTCTTTTTTGGCCCAGGGCCTTGAATAGTTAACGCAGCCGCTTTAGTTGTTTCAGTAGAATATTTGACTTTAAGATCTTCTAAAATTACCCGTAGTTGCGGAGTCAAATGTTGTTCTAAATCAGTTAAAACTTTTTCATATTTTACTGTTGTGGTAGGTTTTGGATCAGCGGTTAATTTGATTACAAAACTCACAGTCTCAACAACTCGTGTATAGATACTATCTTTAGCATGAAACAAATCAGCAATTGCTTCGCGAGCATCTTCTTTAGCTTCTTGATCTAATTTTTCAATCTCTGTTTGTAGTTCACCGATTCTTCTTACATTATTTGCAAGACGAGTATAACGTCCGCTTGCAATACTTTTTAATCTTGCAACGACTTTGTTTATTTCGCCTTTTTTCTTACCTTCTGCACTATATTCTACATCAGGGTCAAGAAGGTATTTGTCCGGACCGACATATGGTTCAGATGCTTCTAATAACTTGATTAGTTTTCTCATATCTTCGGTGTGCGACATAGTATATCCTTGTAATGATATACTATTTATACGCTCACCCCAAGCGCCCTCAATAGAAGGCTTTGACGGGATCATTTCTTTTTACGTGTAATTTCAAATCCGTCGTCACGTAAAGCATTAAGTATATCGTCCGGACCACCAGAAATACCTAAAGCATAATGGCCGCGCTTTTGAAGAGCATTAAAAATTGATGTTTTTATATCAAACTCCAGAGTTTGATCTTCTAGTCCAGGAATGACAGTGTTCCAAAATTTTCGAATTTTGTTATAATACTCTTTTTGCAAGTCAATCGGTATCATAGTTACCTACTCCGGAGGTTGATTTTGATGCTTTGGTTTACGTTTATAAGGCTTTTTAACTGGTGTAATTTTTGCACGAAACGGAGAATCAACCGCAAAGAGTTCAATCGCGCGCCGCCGCTTTTGAATAGGTGCGATTTTAATTTCGCGCGATATCGATTTCTTACTCATAACGATATATTTAACAAAATTTTTATAAAAGATCAACCAGGCAAAACTTTTATTGGATAGATAAATATAGTTTTAACTTGGATAAAAATATGAAAGTAAAAGATTTAATAATCGAAGGTACGGTTCTAGAGGAACATCCGTTATACGATACTAGAACCATGCGCCGAATCGGAGTTAAACAACTAACCGACGAAGGTTCTCATTTTTCAGTTACATGGGATAGTGACCGAGATGTGGAAACAAAAAACTTTGCTACACGCGCAAGAGCCGAACAATTTTACGATTCTATTTCTTAAGAGAAGCTTGTAACCGCTCGTTTTCTAAAATAGAAATCGATTCTGTCAAAATTCGATGAGCTTCTGCTAGTAGTCCGGGATCAGCATCATCACAACTCGCAAGCAATGCAGCTTTTTCTTTTAAGTACACTTCGGCAAAATTTGGATCATGCTCGCGTATACTATACGTATTACTGATCAAGTCAGATATTTTAATATTTTTGAATCTAACCGGAGCTTGAACGGTATGCTGCCTATCAATTTCCTTACGTACTTTTCGATTACCGTCGCTCGGTTTACTGACATCAGTTAACCAACCAATGCCTTCGGCAATTTCTTTTCCAAAAATTTCGTCAATCAATTCAATTGTTACATCAGTATCTTCGCATACATCATGTCCAAGGGCAATTGCTTCCATTTCCGGAGTAACCTCACTTGTACAAAATTTAAGTAAGATTTCTCGTACATGTCTTGGATGAACAATATATGGTTCACCTGTGTATTTTCGTACCTGTCCAACAGCAGCATGAGCCGCTGTTGCAAATATATCCATTTTTTCAACAATATTCATACTACAATGTAGCATAAAACATTACTAAAGTAAACCAATTATTGAATGTCTTTTAATGACAGGACAAAATCAGAAAAATATTTACTATTCATTAATTCTGTTTTGGACGAAATGGCATTAGCAACCTCGTCTAGCAAAGCATTTCTATATCGTTGGTGGGCCGGTAACCCAGTCTTATTGACAGAATTTCTTCGTCCAAAAATTAAAAACCAATAGTTTTTTACAAAAAACCATAGAAGTACAACAGATGCAGCAATATAAAAGAAATACAATAACATGCAATAAATCCTGATCAAATATATATTTGCTATTATTTGATCAATTATCAAATAAGTAAATCGATGGCAGGTCAGGCTTTGATGATTTGGCCCTCAAAAGATTAGAAGTAACTTTCATAGATTCAATGCATAACAATCGCCGGCATATCTACTAATGCCGAAATAGTATCGTCTAGCCAATTATGAAAGTTATCATGTTCAAATTCAAATTCTTCATTACCGCCATGTGCAAACATGTTTACGGCAACAAAGCATTCTTTTAAAAGAACAACGGCATTCGGTCCTTCTAAAGTAAATGCTCTATCATAGAGCTCGATATAAACTCTAGTTAAGTCTTCATCATTATATTGAATGCTAGTAACCGCAGTTGAAAATTTTCGAATCATACAACCTACCCCAATTTTTATAACCGTTGGGTCTGTTAATTTTTTGCAATTACACAAACTTAACTAGAAGTTAGTCTAACATGTAATAGTTGTCAAATATATTTATGGTTGTATTTCAAATTTTTACACGGTATGGTTGTATTCAAAATTCAGGCAAAAGAATAGGCGGCCAGTAAGCCGCCTACCTTTTACGGAAGTCACGTAACTACTGTTACGCGGTCGTCTCTTTTACCGGGCGACCTCGTTTTGGTGCTTGCTGCGGCGGCAAGCTCTTCATCACTTCCTTTAGTCCGGTAGCTATCTGCTTCAAATCTATATCAGCTACATCAGCTGCCGGCTTGATACCAACTTTATTCTGCAACCACGCAATTGCCTCAGCCTTGGTCATCGGCTTCGGAAGTTCAATTAGCTGAACTTCGCGGTGATTGTGTCTCTTCAGTATGTTTGCACGGGTCCTTGCCGAACCAGACGCAAACCGTAGCTTACGTTGACGTTCGAGCATTGAGGTCCCAACCACATTGAAGGTGCGCTCAGCATTTTCCGTATTTTCCGTATTTTCCATAAGTCTTACTCCGTATATAGTCTGTTATTGACTTGTACATTATACCATATAATGCACAATCGTTGTAAGCATTTAGTAACCAAATATTAGTTTCTTTTACTTAAACTATCAAGTCTTTTTAACAGTCTATTGCAAAATTCTAACCAACATTTGGTTCACCTGTGCCATACTCTTTAAGTAACAGCCTTAATTAATTTTCCAAGTTAAAATTTTGTAATATTTCATCAAACTGTTTGACAAACAGTAATTTTTTCGTATTAGCGAAAAATAATATATATGTAAATTTCGCGTGTTTTAAAAGTTTATAGATAGCAACTGCTATTTTACTAAATGTAAATCAAACTATCTATTTTCGTTTTGCTTATAACGATTTTGTGTTTTTATTTAAATAGTGTTTAATTTTAAAAACTTACCAAAAAATATCAAAAAATATAATTGATTTTACCAAATTTATGTGATTTTTGGTTGTTACGCACTCCCATTAAATTCACGGTGATACATGTTAACGCATGGTAAAATCTATGTTACTCATGAAAATGCTCCGTAATTACGGAGCATTTTCTAAAAACCTTAGGTTTGTTTGCGTATTTTAAGCAGCAATAGCCTCCGCCTTAGCTTCTTTAGCCTTTGCACGCTGCTCACGCTTACGAGCAGCATCACGCTCGCGCTTCGCCGCAATCTTCTGCTCCGGAGTTAGTGCAAGGGGCGCCGGCGGCGCTTCGACAACTTCGGCCTTAACTGCCTTCGCTTCAATCTTCGCAGGCTTTGCGAGCTTCTCCTTCTTCTCCTTTGCAATCTTCTCCTTTTTCGCCTTTGCGGGCTTCGGAGCAGGTGCAGGGAAGTTACCATTCAGCGTTTCGATATACGCAGCAGCATCCGCGCGCGTCATCGGCTGCGGCAATTCAAAAAGTTTAATTTCGGTATGATCATTCCGGCGCAACACACCTTCGCGTACAGAAATCTTACCGGTTGCAACACGAACACTCAGCTTACCTTCATGAACGGAAGTACCAGCAATCGTAAAAAGCTTTTTATCAGTCGACATATGATTTTCCTTTTTAAAAGTTTTGAAAGTTTTAAGCACGTCTTACAAGTCCAATTTAGCAGTTTTGGACATATTGGTCAACCAAAAAATAACCAAAATGCTAAATTGTTATTTGTTTTTATTTCAATTACGCTCGGACACTAGCACCATTTTGTCCACAGTCAACCAAAAAATGCATTATAAGGTGAGGAAGAACTGCTTTAGCACAAGGCATAGGCGGTAAATTAAAAAATAATTCGCTCTTCCAAAACTCTTGGCAAATCTCTTCAGCTGTTTCAACAGATATATCAATACTAAATTTCTGTATTCGATAGACGTTAAAATCGTCAAAATATCCATAAACGGCACACAAATTAAGCAATCACCGTCCGGATTTGCAGGTCCAACACTTGGAAAATCGTCTGCTACAGTACCTGCAACAATAGCGTAGTCACTATACCATAAAAGCACTTCGCGCACTTGTACGGTGCTCTGTGCGCTTTTAAACGCTATATAACTATCTTGTGCCCTTAACTGAATTTTAAGCTTTTGTATTAGCTGATCATCGCGTAAAATAGATGGCATTTTTAGTTCTCCAAGGCTTGGATTTTAACATGGATTTTCGTCCTGTCAACCAAAAAAACATTCAAAATATCGAAATTTTGTGAGAAAATTGGACGTTTTTTTGGTTGACGTTTGACTGCAATATGTTATTATACGGAATGGACAAGCAAGCTAAACCCCGCAAAAAACGCTCCGATAGAACCCACATTATCTATCAGCTTGAAGCACCAAACGGGGATTTTTATATTGGCATAACGCATAAAGACGGCGGCATTGATGCAAGTGTCCGTAGACGCTTTGCTAAACATGTTGGGCGCGCTATAAATGAAGACAAGAATTGGTCTCTTTGCGTTGCTATACGCGAGCATGGTCCAGAAGCTTTTACTTTTGTAGTACTTGATACTGTGAGAGGTAAAGCTCCTGCACATAAAATTGAGCGGCAGCTTATTTCGCAACTGAAACCTACTTTGAATAGCGATATACGCGAAATGGCCGGAGCATAACCTAAATAAAAAGTTCAAACATTGTCCAAATTCGCAAGTGCGATAAAATAGGAGTTTTACAATGGGTTTTAATGCATCTTTAGTTATTCTATTGGATCGCCTCGATGAGATCGAGAGAGATCCAACTTTTGGCAAAAAAGTTGCGATGGCAATTCGTGAGTTTGATACTGCTAGCGGGAATAGAACGTATATTACCGGACAAACGCAAGTAATTAGCGTTGCACATGCCGATACCAATGTTATAATTCGCATCGGCGGTAATACCGGCGAAATCATTGGTTATGGAACAGAACGCACAAAATCCGGAAAGCTTGCAATAGCATACGAACCTAAAAAGCAGTTGTAGGCTTAAAAATAGTTCAAAATTTGGTTGACTTTTGGCTGCAATATGCTATTATACGCGGACGATATAGGAGCAGAAAATGAGCCGTTTTGAGTTTGAAATTCCAGCGTCAAATCTGATGAAATTCAAGACTCTTATGCTTAAAGTGGACCGCAAGTCTGTTAAGCTTGGGTTTGATCACATCCAATATATTGTTTCTGCACGCATAATTAGCCCTGCAAAAGGCGAATTTTTTAAAATTTACATCGATACCCCTGCATTCAAAATTAATGGTTGGGACTTTGTTGCAACAATTGATCATACACATGATACAGGTAATATTGTCAGGTGCATGCCGTGCGAAACCGTTCCGGAAAATTTCCGGACTGAGGATCCGGTATGCGAACATTGCCATGTAAATCGGTTTCGCCGTAACACATATGTATTGCGGAACGAAACCACTTATAAACAGGTCGGCAAAACTTGTTTAAATGATTTTATTGGTGCCGGACACGATCCTGCTAAAATGGCTCGCTTGGCTGTAATTATTAGTCAAATGCAGGAGGACGTTTCTAAACTACATACAGCACAGTCCTTTACCCCAAACTTTCCGACAATCGATATGGAAAAATTCACCGCATGTACCGCGGCAATTGTCCGCAAATATGGTTGGGTTTCTCGTAAAAAGGCTACTGAAACCGGAATGCGCTCAACCTCAGATATGGCAATTGATTTTTACTATTCTAGATTTGAGGATTTTGTTAAACTAGAGATTCTCCCCGAAGATCAAGCCGTTGCAGCTTCTGCAATTGAATGGGCTCAGCAGATTGCAGATAAACAAGATAAGAACGATTATGAGCATAATATCAGTGTTATTGCTGATGCCGAATTTATTACCAATCGGTCAGTTGGACTTGCGGCAAGCATTGTAGGCGTTTACATGATGAACCAGAAAAATGCTGCACCAAAGCAAACTAACGTATCTGATTTTATTGGTAAGATTGGTGATAAAATCGAAGTACAAGTAACGGTGCTTCTTCGTAAACCTCTCGACACCGGAAGCATTCTTTGGAAGTTCGAGGATGAAAATCAAAACGTTTTGACTTGGTTTGCTACTACGTCCAATGGGCCGGCGGATGGAACAACCGCAGTGCTAAAAGGTACGGTTAAGAAGCACGATGAGTTCCGCGGTGTAAAAAGCACGCTGGTTACACGTTGCAAATTTTTGGAGGCTTAGGAAATGGCTGAAGTTGGTATGAAAGAGATTTGGTCGCTTAACGTTGATACTGCCGAGCTTCGTCTTATTTTGAAAGCTCTCGGAGGACGTTTGAAGCCGGAAGATTTAGACGAAGCCAAATCATTGGGCAATGACCTTTCTCGTATGCGCGCAAATGTAACTAAAAACAAAATTCAAGCCTCAGATCGTTTGCTGCACGATGTAGGTGAAGTGTGAAAAATAAAGTCGCAGACATAATAAAAATACAGGACGTATTTTGTTTGCAATTGAACCAAAAACATGTTAAAAAATTAAAGGAGAATTAAATGGCGGCGGCAATTCAAGAACTTCTTAATTATGCATATATTGGAGCAGGATTAGCAACGTTGTCTATAGTAATTACTGTAGCAAAAGTTGTATTGCAAGGCAAAACTAAAAGGAGATAATATGACTTACCGTTTATTTCTTGACGATATTCGTGATCCAAAATGGACATATCCAAATGACATCAATTGGGTAGTATGCAGGTCTATGAACGAAGCAGTGGCATTGATATCTGTTCGCGGTTGGCCAATTGAAGTTTCGTTTGATCATGATTTGGGCGAAGATTTAAATGGTCATGTTCCAAGCGGATTTGATTTTGCTAAGTACCTTGTTAATCTTGACCTTGATACAAACAGCATGCCTGATAATTTTTCATTTAAAGTACATAGTGCTAATAACGCAGGTGCCGACAATATCAATGGGCTATTAAACAATTATTTTTTATTTAGATAATGTCACCGCCCTCGATATCGCCAACCTCCTCCAAAACCTCCTTGACCATCAACCAGGAGAACCCCAATGACTGCCCTCCTCGTTTCCCTCGGCCTCCAAGGCGAGCTGGTAGTAACCCTCCCATCCGGCCGAGAACTTTCCCTCAAACGCGACACAGCGGAGGCCACACTCCGCAAACTCCTCACCCCACCACCTCCAGCCCATGCGTCTGCGACGCCCAGCTTCCCAACCTATTCCCCTAACCAAATCTCCCACTTCACCAAAACTGGCCGCACCATCCACCCAAACCTCACCCTGGAAGACCTCGACCTATGAGCCAGACAGACAAAACCTGTACCTGCCCCCGCTGCGGAAAATATTTCAAACAAATTAACGACTGCAAGCAACACATCAACGCCAAACACGGTGGAAATGGAGAGCCTCAACGTACAACTAGAGAATATGACGAAAGTTTCGCTGAGCGAGCAATCCAAGCTGAATTAAATATTGCTATGGGTCTCGGTTCAGATGATTCATGGCTGCTGCCTTAACCACTCAACTTAACCCCCGGAGCCAAAAATGGGAACGAATTACTATCTACACGAAAACGTCTGCGACTGTTGCGGGCGCGGCGATACAAGCGAACATATTGGCAAAAGCAGCGCGGGATGGGCGTTTGCCCTACGTTGATAACCGCCACAAAGAGCTTTCGGATTGGGTATTCCTGGTCGCAACCCTGCACAAAAATCCTTGATGAATACCACCGTGAGGTGAGGCCGGAAGAAATGCTTATGGTCATCACTTGTCGCGGCGAAAACTGGCGACGCCATGAAGGCTTCGATGATAAGGCGACGCCGGGCAAAGGCGCATATGATCTTTGCCCATACGAATTTTCTTAACTAGTAGCTATATAGATCAAATGAACATCATACAGTCCCTGAAGTGTGCCATAGATAACATCATGATCGACAAATACGGGCGGCTAGACAACACCCTGCCGTGGCCAGAAGAGCCCATCGTTTCTGAAGATCATGTTGGAAAAGAGTTCGCGCTGGGGCCGGAATATGACACGCTCGACGGATGCATGGTGCGGGTCATGCCTCTAACATTTCACGACCGTATGTGTAACTGGTACAGGGCAGTTCTTCTGGATGGCCCTTATAAGGGGAGTGATATTACCATAATTCCCCGCGAACCCGCATTGACATAGCCCGAGGCAGATCAAATCAGATAAAATAATTTTTTATTATATTTGCATTTAATGCTACATGATACTATAAATACAACATAGAAAGATAGACTTTCTTAGACATCAATAGTGGAGCACTATTACAATGAGCAAACGAGTTAAAATTATCGATCTGGCTGTGTTTATGGGCAGATTTCAAATTTTTCACTTAGGTCATCTCGGCGTTGTACATCGAGCACTAGAAAAAGCAGACAATTTATTGATTATCATCGGCTCGGCAAATATGCCACGAGGCCATCGTAATCCTTTTTCCACAATCGAACGAATTAAGATGATTGAATCATCTCTTTGTAGTGATGAGCTTGATCGTGTGCATTTTGCAGTAGTTGAGGATACCGCATATGATGATACCGGATGGATTACTTCCGTTCAAAGAGTGGTAGACGAAACGGTCAATAAAATCTACAACCAACGCGAAAATGAGATTAATTTTCCAAAAATTTCTCTTATTGGACATAGCAAAGACCATACTAGCTATTACCTAAAACTCTTCCCGCAATGGGGAGATAATATCGAAGTCCCTGATACAACCGGACTCAGCAGTACGCCGATGCGTCAGGCATATTTCTCCAATATTGGCGACCTTTGGTTAAAAGACGCTGATGGACATAATGTAGGTGATAAGGATTGCCAAAAACTTATCCCAACCGGTGTTAAGGAATTTCTCACAAAGTTTATGAAGACTGAGGGATACAAATATATTGTAGAAGAGTATGAACACATTACCGATTATCATCGGCAGTGGATTAATTCTCCTTATCCGCCAACATTTGTAACTGTTGACTGTTTGGTAGAACAGTCTGGACATATTCTACTTATCAAGCGGCGTGCTGTTCCGGGCAGAGGACTTTATGCCCTTCCCGGAGGATTTATCAATAAGGATGAATGGATTATTGATGCAGCAATGCGTGAATTGCGAGAAGAAACCGCAATTAAATTACCCGAACCAGTTTTACGTGGAAGCATTGTAAATCAATGCGTGTTTGATTCGCCAAATCGAAGTGCCAGAGGTAGAACTATTACTCATGCATTTCATATCAAGCTGCCAAACGAAGTAAACTTAGTTCGCGTAAAAGGTGGCGATGATGCTGAAAAGGCCAAATGGTTTCCTATCCATAAAGTTCGTCGAGATATGATGTTCGAAGACCATATGGATATAATCAAATATTTTATAAATTCTTAAGGATAGACCTTAAGATAAACCCGCAAAAGGAGTTTTTGCAATGTATAATTTAAAGAACACAATTCTGAAGACAGATTCTTACAAATATTCTCATCACAAGCAGTACCCTAACAAGTCCGAATATCTATCCGCTTATATTGAAAGTCGAGGCGGCAAATGGGACCGCACTGTATTCTTTGGCCTGCAGATGTTTTTAAAAGGTATGGCACCGATTACGGTCGCCGACGTTGAAGAAGCAAAACTTATTGTCGATAGTCATATGGGTCCGGGTATTTTCGACTACGATGGCTGGATGGATATTGCAGTACGTCTTAACGGTAAGCTACCATTGCTTATTACAGCAGTACCCGAAGGTACTATTATACCGGGTCATAATGTATTAGTACAAATCACTAATACCGAACCAGGATTTGCTTGGTTAGTGAGCTTTATGGAAACTGCAATTTTGCGTGCAGTATGGTTTCCAACTACGGTTGCAACCAATAGTTGGACTTGCAAACAAGCGATAATGAAAAGTTTGCAGCTAACCAGTGATGATCCAGAAGGGCAGATTGCCTTCAAACTTCACGATTTTAGTGCTCGTGGTGTTTCCAGTAGCGAGTCTGCAGGAATCGGTGGTGCAGCACATTTAGTAAACTTCATGGGATCTGATACTGTTGAAGGTTTGTTGTACGCAATGAACTTCTATGGCGGAGAGATGCCTGGATTTTCTATCCCAGCTTCCGAACATAGCACAATTAGTAGCTATGGCCGAAACGGCGAATTTGATGCATTTAAAAACATGCTAAATCAATTCGCAAAACCTGGTGCATTGCTAGCATGTGTGTCTGATACATACGACCTTTGGAATGCTATTGATTATATTTGGGGCGAGCGTTTGAAGACCGAGATTGTTGAAAGCGGCGCACTTCTTGTTGTACGTCCAGACTCCGGCGATCCAAATACTGTCCCGACAGAGGTTATTACCAAACTAGATGCCAAGTTTGGATCTGTTGTAAACAAGAAAGGTTACAAAGTACTTAACCATGTTCGTTGTATCCAAGGTGATGGTATTACAGCAGAAAGCATTCCGGTAATTTTAAAAAACCTAAACGATGCGGGCTACTCTACCGATAACCTTGCTCTCGGTATGGGCGGCGGACTTACCCAAATGGTAAATCGAGATACTCTAAGATTTGCTCAGAAGGCAAGTGCAATTTGTATTGAAGGTGAATGGCGGGATATCTTTAAGAACCCGATTACTGATCCTGGTAAGACCAGCAAAAAGGGTCGTCTTGCATTAATCCGCAAAAACGATAAGTATGAGACTGTCAAGATCGAAGATATGAACGGTGCAGCAGATATCTTGCAGCCGGTTTGGAAGAACGGCGAATTGCTTGTCGACCACACCTTTGCAGAAGTTAGAGCCAGATCTAATCAAGTATAACGGTCAAGAAAGAAATAGTAGGGTTACCCCTACTATTTCTTTTTGAAATGATATTAGATGATATAGGGCAGGAGAGTAAAATGGGCGAATATTCTGACATGGTTTTGAATGGCGATATGTGCGAGCAATGCCGGCAACTTGCTTGAAGGTGGACAAGGCTTTCCCCGCCTATGTAAAGAATGTGAGCCCGAACTAGTAAAACGCGCAAAACGCGAAGCCAACAAAGTTACTTACGGCAAATTTCAGGATATAGCACACGCTACAATATCTGCTTCAAAGTATGCTGAAGATATTTTGCGTGCGGCATTATTGCCGGCTACCAAAGGTCCGTTAACCAAACAAGAAGCAGAATCTCTAATATTAGCGATCGCTCTTGCCTTTGGTAGTATTAATTATCGAGTTCCAGAAATCTTAGAAGATTTATTTCCAAAATAGCTATAGATAGGAATACCCAATGGGTATCCCTATCCTATTTAAAATTCAAAAGTTTTGATCATAGTTATACCAATATCATCTGCTACCAACTAATCTAGCAGCTTCTAACCTGGCATGAGCATATACAGCTTTTTCAATATCTTTATCAGACAATGAAACATCACCAACAGAAGCGGTAGTTTTAATGCCAGATAACTTCAATATTTTATATTGTTCATCTTCATACAATTGTGCAATCTCGCCAAATGCTGCATTTGCAGCCGCCTTCATATTCAATTCTATTTATCATTAAAGCTCGATATAATGTTTTTTCATTCGATCAATTGCTAGTTTTGATATTGCGATCGATGAGAACATTTATTAGACTATTAAATCATGCATTGTGCGAAGCGAAAAAAGCACGAATGGCTGTCGACAGCTCGAAGGACAATAAGGGACAATATGTATCACCTTATGACGCAACCGAAAGAAATTTAATTTTCAAAACAAAAGGAACTTGTCAGACATGACACTGTTCAGGAATAAACAACTTGTTGGTAATGTTGTTTATTTTGCCGCTGTTGAGTTTATCTCAGATCTAAGCACATATTTCTTATATGGCATCATGTAATAATGATTTTCTTATATAAGATATCTGGTACCGGACAACCGCCAGAGAACACATGAACAATATGATTACCAAGGCTATACGTCCAACAAAATAAGATTTCCCGGCAACGGGGATCTTATGGCTACCATTCCATATCAAAAAGAAAAAGAAAACTATCGTTATATCTAAATTAATGAACGTATGAGTTTGAGATTTATCGAAAAACGAATAGTGAATTAGGTGTTTACACCTTTCATCATTAAGTCACAAATTCAAATAAATAGTTTAAAATTAATTGGTAAAAAATATGGTAGATAAAGTAGTAACTAAAAGAATATATGAAAACGGCAATACATATGTCGCTGAGAATGGAACTTTAATTATCAATCCATTGAACAATACTTTGTCACTTCATGACGGAATTACCCCAGGTGGTATAGTGGTTGGTAGTAATGGCGGGAGCAATGTATCGTTACCCAATTTTTTTACTGCATCATCACTACCTGCAATTGGTTCAACAACCACTCCAAATTCAGCTGAAACTTTTTATTCGTCTGATAGCACAAATCTAAATGGCGTTATCACTACTGGTCCAAACGGATTGGTAGTAAGCACACAAAATTTCTCAGGTAGTTCATTTGTAAATACAACAACTATGTTAACTATGAGTCCAAGTCAATTCTATTGGGCTGGTTCAGATGGCGATCAATATATCTATTCTGGTTATTCGGAAGTTGAAATTGGCGCTGGTAGTTTGCCGGGCGCGGGAATATATTTCCAAGCAGGAAATATAAATTTTGATATAGAAGACGCTGAAAGCCAAGGTCTTACCTATACAGGTAACACTCAGACTCAACAAAATGTTACGTTTACTACAAATGGCAATTTTGTTGTTAATGCATTTAATGGGCAATTTAGTGGGAATGTTAATGTAACTAATACCGTAAATGCATCTAATGTTATTGCATCAACTAGTATACTTGTTCCAAATGTTATTACTGCATCATCAAATATATCATTAAATTTATCAAACACAAGTAATTTCTTTTTTACTTTAACAGGAAACGTAACATTACTGAATCCGACATCTGTTACCGTAGGAAATTCAGGACAAATAGTTTGTACCCAAGATGCAACAGGACATAGGACTATATCCTTTGGATCAAATTGGCTATTTCCTGGTGGGATAACTCCAATTTTAAGTACAGCATCAAATTCAATTGATATTTTATCTTTTACGGTATTAAGCTCTACGCAAATAGCTTGTTTTATACATAATGGATTTGCTGTTTAATTACTTCGACTCGGAGTGGGTTTATGACAAGATCAATTTATCAGTTTGATTTGTATTCAACCATTTATTGTAAAACTTAATGTAATTGCTGTTTAGCCCAAAATGCTTATCAGTTAATTCGACTAATTTTTTATTAGGGTATGCGGAATTTCTTATTGTAATCACATAATGGAATGCATCTTCGTATGTCATTCCATCCTGAATTAAAATTGCAACAGATATTGCGGTACTACGACTGACACCTGCGTGACAATGAACAATCAAAGTTTCGATTTGGAGCAAGACAATCTGCGTTGTCTATAAGCTCTCCGCCACTATAAAATAGTGGTCGATATTCTGTCAAACTAAGAATATAATTTGCATTTAATTTATGTATTGCAGCTTCATCATGCGATGTTATTATGATTTTCATATTAATAATATAATAACTATTCAAGAAGAAAGGGTCTTAAAAGACCCTTTCTATACAAAGGTTATTTAACCCAGTCTGTTGGAGGAACACACCCTGTTCCGGTAACCGCCGGGAAAGGATTAGGACTATATCCTACGTTGTTTTTAGAACGTAATTGTATTCCCATTTTCTGCAAGTTTTTAGCTGTATTGTAGTACATTGCTAAAATAGCAGTTGGATTATTTTCATCCTCTCTGATAAATGATACTTGAGAAGTATTAAATCCTGTTGCCTCACCAAAACCAGTACCAACGTCTTGTGTTACTGCATTATTTGCACTTATTGATGCAATTGAGTTAGCAACACAAGATTGATTTAAACTTACACCCGATCCTACTTGATTAGAATAAGAACGCCATATACCTGGGTTAGCTGCTGTTCCTGTTGAATAAGGATAACCATTCATGAGAAAAGGCCAAATGGTTTGTTGTTGCTTCTCACGAAATATCATTGCACCAATAACGCCAGTATTTGCAGTATTGCCGCCTATTGCATTTACATAACTTTCAGATTTCCTGCTGAAATAAAATTCAGCAGCTTCTTGATTATTAAGTTTCCAGCCAGGAATAGTTACGGTACTATAAGGATTAACAACATAACCCTGACTTTGAGTTCCTGCTGGTTTGCCTTCTATTACATCTAACCCATCGATCGCAACAATGAATAACGCTTTGGTAGAGCTTTTATTTCCGATAATGACATCATATTTTGACCCATCTCTTCCTTCTATCCATGTTGCATTTTGATGTAAATATTCGTCTGCTATAGTACGACCATTTGGTCGTACTTGTAGTGAGTAAAGTGTATCTGAACTTTGCATGTTTCTTCTCCTTAAACTATATCATTGCGTTCTTGGTCAGTAAACATAGCAGATGCATATACTGCTTCAGTACCTAAACCAGCTGTTTTTGCTACTCTCATTTTAGTTACAGTAGAATTTAATGCAGTCATTGTTGCACCCATTTTAGATGTGCTATAATTAACAGAATTCATTGCATTCATACCGAATGCAGACCCAACTGCAAATGAATCCAGGTTAGCAGCTAAAAATAGGTAGCTCCACCCAGCTTCTTCAGTAGCAGCAACCATTTCTTTAATTTTTGCGCTGGTAAATTTATTGCTAGAATTCTCTTGTCCATCAGTTGTAATAACAATTGTTACACCTGGACGAGAATCTTCTGGGATTTTTGCAAGTGCATTATTTACTTGTTCGATAGTATAACCAATACCATCATACAAATTAGTACCACCGTTTGGTGTATAAGTTGATGTTGTTAATTCTGGTACTTCGGAAATAATTCTGTCAGCGTAAACAGTTGTAATTTTGGGTGAATCAAATTTATTAAGAGTTAGATATGCAGCACCGGCATTAGAAACTGATTTTTGTCCTAATACAAACTCATTAAAACCTGCAATGGTTGCATGTCTACAAGAATTCATACTGCCACTTTCATCAAGTAGAACTGCAATTAAATTGCCATTTGTTCCTGCTTTTTGAAATTTATAACCAATATATGGTACTGATGTAGTTGATGTACCGGTTGGTACGTTTTGATTTACCTGAATATTTAAATTTAAATTTGGCGCGCCAGGAAACGCATTTGGTAGATTACCATTGTTGTTCATTCTATTGTCCTTTGAGGTCTTTACTGCCACTCATCACCGAATGGTCTTCGCTGCCTCATAACCTGCTCACTTCGAGCATTAAATATATTTATAATGATTAATTTATAGAAATCAAATTAAATTTATTGAAAAATTTTATCAAGTTACTTGACAACTTATATTGGACGACATAAACTTGTCATTATAAGATGCTCATAAGAGGTCTTAAAAACTAAACTCGCTTTTTAAGGAGACAATAAAATGACTACATTTAATGAACTATTTGATGACCTACATCGTTTTGCAATTGGTTTCTCACCAACAATTCGAGCTCTAAACAATTTTAGATATGATACTTCTTCATATCCTCACTATGATTTAGAGGAAGTTTCTGAAAATCAATACAGACTTACGCTTGCGGTTGCAGGTTTTGGTGAATCTGAAATTGATGTTTCTCAGGAAGAAAATCGTCTTACTATAGAAGGTAAGAAAAAAGAAGAAGAATCAAAACAAATCTTGTATAGAGGTATTGCAGGTAGATCGTTTAAACGATCATTCTATCTAGAACAACATGTAAATGTTGTTTCGGCTAGTTTGACAAATGGTTTGTTGACAATTGATCTTACAAGAGAGATACCGGAAGCTCGAAAAGCAAGATTGATACCAATTGATACAACAAAAATTTTACCTAAATTAGAACCAGAGCTTATCGCTAAAAGCGAATAAGTTTAAAAGTAAAGCCGGGGTAACCCCGGCTTTACCATGCTGCATTCCCTATAAAGCCGTTATCTATTAGTTCTTTCTGACATAATAATATGGCTTCTTTTAATGGTTTATGATTACAATATTTTCCTATAATTTTATCTACTTGACTATTGAATGTTTGTACAGTTTGATATATTATCAATCTTAGTAATGGTAAATTTTCTGACCAAGTAAGATAAAAACTGCCACCAACTGATTGCGGAGCTCCTTCTAAAGAAGTGAGTTTATTATCATAACACCAACTGATTGCGGAGCTCCTTCTAAAGAAGTGAGTTTATTATAAGCGCAAGAAAAACTGCCGCCAACGTATTTTGAAGCACCCTCTAAAGAAATGAGTTTATTATTACGACAATCAAAATAACCACCAATATGACCGAATTTAAAAGGTAATTTTTCAACTTTCTTGATTAATCTGACATCATCATCAGTAGAAATTAATCCATCTTTTATGGTATAATTTTCTATTTGAAAATATTTTTTATATCTACCATGCTGCGTTTCCTACAAAGCCATTATCAATTAGTTCTTTCTGACATAATAATATAGCTTCTTTTAATGGCTTATGATAAGAATATTTTCTTATAATTTCATTTACTCGACTATATGTTTGTACTTTTTTATATCTTACTAATCTTAGTAATGGTAAATTTTCTGACCAACCACAATAAAAATAACCGCCAACGAATTTTGGAGCTCCTTCTAAAGAGGTGAGTTTATTATTAGAACAATTAAAACTACCACCAACGGATTGCGGAGATCCAGCTAAAGAAGTAAGTAGATTATTACGACAATCAAAATCACCGTCAACGGATTCAGGAGCTCCGTCTAAAGAAGTGAGTTGATTATTATGACAGTAAAAACCATTACCTACCGATTGTGGAGATCCTTCCAAAGAAGTGAGTTGATTATCACGACAAACAAAACCGCCGCCAACTTCATTTGGACACCCAACTAACGAAGTTAGTTGATTTTCAGAACAATAAAAATCGTCACCAACGGATTCCGGAGATCCTTCTAAAGAAGTGAGTTGATTATCATAACAATAAAAATAACCGCCAACATAACCGAATTGAACTGGTAATTCTTTTACTTTCTTGATTAATTCAACATCATCATTGGTAGAAATTAATCCATCTTTGATTGTATAATCATCTATTCTAAAATATTCTTTTATATCTACCATGCTGCATTACCTATAAAGCCATTATCTATTAGTTCTTTCTGACAACCAATGATGGCTTCTTTTAATGGCTTATGATTAGAATATTTGTTTATAATATCATTTACTTGATCATTATTATATGTTTCTACTTTTTTATATCTTACCAATCTTAGTAAAGGTAAATCTTTTGACCAGGAAAGATAAAAACTACCACCAACTTCTTTAGGAGCTCCTTCTAAAGAAGTGAGTTTATTATAACGACAATCAAAATAAATACCAACTGAATTTGGAGCTCCTTCTAAAGAAGTGAGTTGATTATAAGCACAATAAAAATAACCGCCAACTGATTGCGGAGCTCCCTCTAAAGAGGTGAGTTGATTATTAGCACAATCAAAATAACCTCCAACGGATTTTGGAGCTCCGGCTAAAGACATAAGTTTATTATTGTAACAATCAAAATTACCTCCAACTTTATTTGGACTCTCAACTAAAGAAGTAAGTTTATTATTATTACAATAAAAATCACCACCAACTTCATTTGGACACCCAACTAACGAAGTTAGTTGATTTTCAGAACAATAAAAATAACCACCAATTTGACCAAATTTAAAAGGTAGTTTTTTTACTTTCTTGATTAATGAAACATTACCATCGACGGAAATCAATCCATCTTTTATAGTGTAATTTTTTATTTCAAAATATTCTTTTATATCTACCACGCTGCATTTCCTACAAAGCCGTTATCAATCAGTTCTTTCTGACATAATAAAATGGCTTCTTTTAATGGAGTATGATTGGAATATTTTCTTATAATTGTATTCACTTGATTATTGTATGTTTCTATTTTTTTATATCTTACCAATCTTAGTAAAGGTAGATTTTCTGTCCAATCACAATAAAAATAACCACCAACTTCTTTAGGTGCACCTTCTAAAGAAGTGAGTTTATTATTACCACAATAAAAACCACCACTAACTGATTTAGGAGCTCCTTCTAAAGAAATGAGTTGATTTTTATCACAACTAAAATAATCACCAACTGATTCAGGACATCCAACTAAAGAAGTGAGTTGATTGTTATAACAACTAAAACTACCACCAACATGACCGAATTGAACTGGTAATTTTTTAACTTTTTTAATTAATTTGACATTATCACCAGTGGAAATCAATCCATCTTTGATTGTATAATCACCTATTTGAAAATACTCTTCTATTTTTACCATAAGGCATTGCCTATAAAGCCATTATCTATTAGTTCTTTTTGACAAGCTAATATTCTTTTTTTAAGTGGCTCATAATTTTGTAAATATTTATTAATAATTGTAGAACTTTTACTAAGAAGTATGCTGCCAACAATGAGATATACTTCGGATATGTTTAATTTTATAAATTTTAATACTGCCAGATTTGGATCATATGAAATAGAAATATTATCAAAATTTGATGGAAGTCCATCTATAGATGTTAATTTGTTATTATATGCATCTATATAACCAGTAACATTAGGACATCCAATAAAATTTGTTATTTTTGTTCCTTTGCAAATAAAGTTACCATATACTAGTTCTGGTCCTTTTAACGATGTTATAGCAGTATCGCTACATTCAAAATTTCCTTGTACTACTATCGGAGAACCAACCAATGTAGTAAGTTTGGTATTATAGCAGTAAAAATTTTTTGAAAAAGAAAATTGCACCAGTATTTCTTTTAGGTTGTCATTCGAAATATTTAATGTCGAGTTGACCCTGACACAGTCATCTTTTATTTCAATATCATCGCGACGAATTTGTTGCGCTCTATCATTACAATTTACATTTATCCAAGCTCTTATCTGTTCTTCGTCAGTCAAAAATCTGGTCATGTTGTTATTTCCGATGGATTTTTAATTAACCAATATAATTGATCGTATCCAGTTAATAACCAATTTAATGCCGAATTCATCTCTTCTTCATCTATATCTATCATATGTTCTCTTATATAATTAAGACATAAATCACTATTGTCAAAGTCTAACGATACGGATGGTAAATTAATAGAAACTTTTATAAGGGACGATGTTCCGATATCAATTAAATATCTTAAGTATATATGTGCCCATAGTTTTGAAACCGAAATACTAGATACATAATTTACAAATGCTTGGGTAATATAACTTAATGGCAATTTTGGATTTTTGCAGTTATATCCCATCTTACTTAAATCTTGACTTAACCGCCCTGTTCTCATTAATTCGGCTTGGGTTATTACCTTTTTTGCTTCAATTGCAGCATGACAAGCTCTTTGATTATTTAGGAATGTAGCCCATTGATATTGTTGACAATTTCCGCTAATTAAGAGCTGATTTAGTTCAGTTCTCTCAACTTGTTGTATAGCAGATGAAATACAATAATTTTGATGCATTATATCTATGCTGCCTTAAATTCTAGATCTGATCGTCGTAAACAATAGCTAATTTCATTTGATTTAATACTTCCATTAAATCTAAAAATTGTTGAATTCTTTGCGTTTTATATTTTTCTGCTAATTGATCCCACGGAAGTAAAAGCGGATGTTTATGTATAGTAGTATCTAGTTTTGGACCATAACCCCAACCATCGTCTACTTGTTGTTGATACCATTTTGTGTGACTTAATTTAGCAGCCTCTAAAGCAATAGCATCTAATTTAGATTTTTTAAATTTCTTTATTTGAGTTTTTTGTTTACCCTTGGTACTGAAATTAATTACGAAATCTGTTTTTTTGTTATCCCACGCAGCAACCCATGCTTTTGTAATTGCTAATGCTTCGTCCTCGTTTAAATCTCTTGTTAATGGTATTACATATGCGAATGATTTCTTTCTTTTTATTTTATAAAAACGACTGTTCTTTTTATTAAGTTCAATCGAAGTCGGTAAACCGCTTGGGGCGGCCGAGTCTACAGTATCTTGCCATAGTTTTGCTTCCGGCAAGTCTAATAAATTTTTTACAATTAGTTCTATAAAAGGATGATCCATGTTATTATTTATTCTGTTTTCCATAAATTAATTTGATAGATACTGCCGCCGTCGTTACCAACTTAGGTTGTACCTTTGGTACAGTGCGGCATAGTGGCTTCATTCCGCACTAATTTCAACTGTTCCGTTTGTAGCTAGTGTGAAGCAAAGCTACGGGTATTTTATATGACGTTGGCGCGCTTAAAAAGGCGGCGCAACCAACGTTTTTAACTTAACTTGTATGGTTATAATGAAATGCAGTACCGGCAATTGGTCCGCTTTCAGCCTCTTGAAAAATACCACAACCGATAATTGTACCGAGATACGCGGTAGACGACTCCGTATGTAATGGAAGCATTGCGTTAAGATCATTACCGGCATAAAAACTTAGCGAAGTTCCATTATACACAATTTTTAAAAAAGTTGGCGCGGTGTAAGAGCCCGCACTGAAGGAAATGGTTCCAGCATAATTTGAATACCCATCCCAATATGCCACAAGACCTAAAGAATTTACAGTCGGGTTACTATCTGGACCAAAAATTATTACTTTGTTGTCGCTGTCAATTAAATATAGTCCCATGATTGCATCATTATTGGCATTTTGAAAATTAATTCCTAACTCAATAGTAGCCGTCGCACCAACCGCAGTATTGTCTAAAAGTGCAAGCAGCGCCCTACCGTTCGTTGGGGTAAACATCGAAATTCCGGTCGAACTGTTTGCTGCGGTCGCACCTGCTGGTTGATTGGCGATTGTGAAATTATTGCCCAATAAAGGCATTGTGTAAGGTGAATTATTACCAGCTACAACATTTGTAAGCGAGCGGCGATAGAGGTAGAAGTTGCCGCTGATTGTGCCAGCAGATACATAAAGTTGTATGGCTGACGTGCTACCTACCGAACAGTTATAATACCCTGTGATTTTATGACTCTGGAATGAAAAGATACCATCCATAATAACGTCATATCCGCCAGTAGCATTGGTGTTTAAACCAGTGAAGTCTAATGAGATAGCAGCACTGGCCCCAGAAGCAAATGCACCAGAAATTACAATACTTCCGGTAGGGCCACCACCGTCTGATCCTCCTGCTGAAGTATTTTGCCAGTAATAATTAGATGAAGAATCCCATGTTACCGGCGAGCCATTGCCCATTTGTACGGCCAACACATTTGTTGTACTTGCACTTACACCATGCCCAACTATTTTATAATCATATCCGGGCTCAATTGGGAATATAATCGATCCTTCGTTGGTTATATTTTGCACGCTAACAAGTTCAATTGCACCGCCCTGGGTTAGGCCGTTGGAGATAGGGCGTTCGCTCCAAGACTCGACAACTACGCCCGAAGGATAACCAGCTGCGACATCAACTTTATATTCATCGTTTGGATCAACCAGAAATACCAAAGAGCCGCGATATGTTGGTGAATTTATTTCGCTTTGCCATAGCATCGGTATTGCGACACCGTTTATTGAAACTTGGGCGCCGGTGCCGATAGTACCACCATTGTTAACTATAACAGAAACAAAAATGGCTGAACTTGTAGTGTTTGTGTAGGTTGTGCCAATTGCTCGAGTGTTTGCTCCATTTGGCCCAAGGTCAGACGAATATTTCCCAGCAAATGCCAAAGGAGCCGGCAAGTTAACAGTTACATTACCGCCTTCCATAACTACTGTATTCGCAACGGGACTTACAAAGTTAATATTTGTTACATTTTGAAAAACATTACTATTAAATGACAAGCTTGGTGCAGTTAATTGAACTCCGCCACCAGATGTACCAAAAATTGAAATTTGCGCATACGCATTAATATTTTCTGGGTTATTGCCGGTATAACCTAATGTTACAATTCCGCCAGTAATTCCTCCGGTATGAAAAGCCTCCTGATTAGAGTGCGAATTAAACCATGATCCATCCGATATTGCGCCGGTCGGTATTATGTTTGATACCGACGTTCCGCCGGCAATATGTGTTGCAAATATTGCTATACCGGGCATAGTAAAATTTGAAGATGGGAACGAATATCCGCCGTTTGAATATAGCGGGTTACCAGAAGTTGCATAAACTGCACTTACATTAGAAATTTCGTATATCGAAGCACTGTAATCAGAATTTGATCCTAAATCAACTGATGTATTATCATCTGTAATTATACCACCAAATATTGCAATTGATACTCCCTGAGAATTATTATCAAATTCCGTTAAATTTTGATATGCTGCCGGAACAGATGGCATACTTGAGCCAACACCAGATGCGATAATAATTACTAAGTAATTACCTATTGTCGCAGTCGATGGAAGTGTTAACATTCCGGTTGATGCACCAGTTAATTGAACAATCTCTGGTAATGTACCAATACTCTCTAAATTTAAATTTTGTACTTTTATAGTTGTTATATCTGGTAGAATTGAAACGCCGTCAGTTACCATTAATGTCGGAAGATCGGTTGCAAATGTAGCAATACCATTTGTCACATTAGCAGTAAGACCGTACCCTGTACCAAATGTCGTTGCATTACCAATAACATTACCACTTTGTAAAATTGGTATATTTGGTTCGATTGATACATCAGATGATGTAGTATATGCAGGTTGAATTACGATTGCAGCAAACGGATTACCTGTCACATTTTGTTGGGTTGAAAGTGTTAATACAGTACTACCGGCTGTATTAGTATATCCACATCCTGCTGAGAATACCGTATAATTACCTGGCCCGTTTACAGAAAGCAAAGTTGAATTTGATAAATTAGAAGTTGCATTTTCATTGAATCCGGGTTCTGCAAAACCGTCTAACCATAATACAAACGAATTTGCTAATGTAGTTGTAGGTAATGTGAAATTATTTTCATAACCCAATGATCCGCCTGCTAAGCTGGTATTTGTACCAGATGTAGTAGATATTATACCAGCATTTGCTATTTCTACTATAGCTATAACGCCATTATTGCTACCGGATACATATGCTGTTGGGTTTGTTACGCCGTCGGCTATCCAGGTATATATTCCGTAATCACTACCAGATACTTGTAATGTACCTAAGAATCCACTAAACGCACCAGATCCCATATACGACATAATAACCAAATTATTTTCGGTAGGAATAGTTCCTAATGTAACACTTCCGCTTGAACTGCTACCATATGGCAATCCTGCAGATTGCACGATTGAAATTGTTTTTGGTATAAAGGTAGATGATAGATTTAAGTTTTTAACAGTTAGTATTGACGGATTAACAATATCAAAAACACCATCGGTTAATGTTAGATTAGATCCGGAAACCGTTAATACATTACCATTTACAGCACCAGTTAACTGATTTCCTAAGTTTAATGTTGTGAATGACCCTAACAAATTACCTGATTGCTCTGCAGTCATATAAGGTACAGAAATTTCTAGATCAGTTTTTGATACTGTGACACCTTCAACCATAAAGTAAATAATTCCCGGCCGGCTTGCACCCATAATATCATTATTTTCTATCATACTAATAATAACATTTTCGGTATTCGTTAATACCGGAGTATGTCCTTGTTGATAGCATTCGTTTGAATTGTTATATATATTATAATCAATTGTGCTTCCGATTGGAAGAAGATTTGTTATAGTAGGAGTATTGCCTGCTTGACTACCATTATAAAGTTCGCCGATAAAGAACACTATTGAATTTTGTGTATTTGTAGGAATGGTAAAACTTAATGTGTACGCCGGCGAACTGCCTGTTTGTGTCCAATTATCAGCAGTTGGAGTTGTAACATTTCTTACATTCTCTATTTCAAAACATGAACCAGACCCGTTGTAATTTACAGATAATGCTGATGTTGAATTAGAAGTTATTACTCCGCCATACACATTTGCTTGTCCTCCTGGTATAGTAGCAGTACCAATTAATGTTAATCCTGCAGACGGTGCAGGAGCGCTAGCTGCTACCCCAGGGACCCAGAAAACAATGAATAGTGCATAGTTACTAATAGTAGGCGATGATGCAAAGGTTAATGTTGTGTTTGACCCACCGTTTGATTGAATAATAATAGGCGATGATGCAACGGTTTCTACAATGTTTGCCTCTATACCGTTACCGATTACTAAGTCGTTGACTGTAGTTGTTAAAGAACTAACATTTACGTTAAATGAACTTGTTGTATTAATGGTAAGATTGCTATTTGATATAGATAAATCTATACCAGATCCATTTGTGATAGAAGTTATAAGATTGCCATTATACTGCACACCGGGTATATTAATTACAGCCGAAACAGTTGTAGGATTTTCAAGTGCAATAATTATTATTGGCCAGTTATCTGAATTGCCGACTATGTTTGCAGTTAGAGTATATGTTCCTGCAGCATTTGCAGATGCGTAACCTATACCATTTCCATCACTACCATTTGATTCAGTTGTTAATATAAATGGTGAATTAAATGAAAAGCTGCTATTATTATGATAGCCGCCTACCAATGCTACAAGGAAACAATTTTCTTGTGTAGTTGTAATTGATAATGATTCCGGCGAACTGTTGCCATATAGTGATGCTGTAGCATTAACTATGGAGGTGGCACCTGCCACCTCCATAAACGCTATTCTATCGTAATTATTTGGACCGCCTGCTACACTGATTGTTATAATGCCAGATGCAGCAACTTTTCCGACAAATACATTAAAATTATTAGACTGCTCTGAAATTTGTGCGACTGATGTATAAACGCTGCCAAGATTATCTGATACCGTTACACCAGTAATATTACCTAAACTTAAAAATGATACAACAATAATATTGCCAATGGTTACAGCTGATCCTGAGGATATGCTATCACCGCCGCCTGTATTTGATTGAACATATGACGGAGCTACAGTGCTCGGAAACATGCCTTCTGTAAGTATAGATGCACCAGTAAATTCTAATGTAACAGGATTAACAATATTTGTTGTTCCGTTTGTAATCAACAACGATTCGGATCCGGTGCTGTTAATTGTTAAAGCACCATTAGTTAAAGATAGTTCTGTATTGTTGCCCGCTACGATAGAAGTTACTGAACTATTACCATACGTAATGGAGGAGCCAGATACCTGCAATGCCCCATTAAAATAGGTTTGTTCGGCCGTTGGTTGTGCAATATCACCACTGCCATTGTAGGTCCAAAGTTCCAAGTAGTCAGTTGAGCCATTTAGATAAACTAAAGCAGATACAATCTGACCATAAGTTCCATTAGCTTGGCTACCTCGCTTAAATTCAGAGCCATTTTTATAGATAGTAGCTAGAGTATTTGAATCAGAGGAAGGGTAATTTACCGCACCATTTATTTGGTAATAGCCTGCTACATTAGGCTGAAATCTTGAATTAGCTAGATTAAAAGAGCTAGTGTTGTCAAATTCCTTTGTATCCAATAGTACTTTGGTAAAGGTTTGGGCAGGAATATTTTGACCTGTGGATTGATAAACTCCAAATACAACAGGGGTACCTGAAGTACTTCCTGTCGATGGTAATAAGGAGATCATCGACATAAAATGTTCAAAAATTGTGTAGTTTGAAACAGTATCTGCAACCTGTGTTATAATTTTAACGGTATGCGATGCGTTATCTGCAGGAATTTGAATAGGCAACGAATTACGAGCAAAAGCATACATGCTGTCAGAAGTAAGATTTGAAACAAATGTATATTCGCTACTTGCAAATTCTTGTGGGTATACCACAGTACCATCTAAACTTACGCCAAAGAAATTAGCGTGTGAACCATTATGCTCAATAGAATATGACAGTAAAAAGTTTTGAATAACTCCTGTACCCTGAATTGTAATAGCTAAATCGGGTACGGGATTCCATGAAGTAGCAGCCGTAATACTTTTAGATACACTTGAGCCTGCAGAGTAAGTACTAATACCACCTGATCCGCCACCACCGCCACCGCCGCCGCCACCGCTTCCGGTAGAACTAATCGTCAGAGTACCACCACTTGGGGTAATCGTAACATTATTTCCTGCTGCAATAGTGGTATAAGAAGTACCTTCATAAATAATCCCAGCACTACCATTATTAGCCGAAGGAAGATAGCTTTGTTGATTGGCAGGCACCGTTAGATTAAGTTTAGTGATATCAGCCGGGCTTAAAGCATGATCATAAATTCTTAACTGAGCAAAAGTAGCCGCTAATCCGCCAGCAGTTGCAGTAGAAAAATCGTTTTGATTAACACGGCCCATCCACGGATTGCAACCGACTTCAGAGCCAGGACGATTGCCATAACAAAGAGTAATACCTCCAGTATAATCAACCCCTGCATTAACTCCATCTATGTACAACCGGATGTTGGTGCCATCCCAAATCCAAACCACCGTATGAAAATTACCGTCATTTACGAGAATATTAGATACAGCACTAAAATCAGTGTTAACTTCTGCACCCCCCGGTGAAGCCCAGTGTGCAATATAACCATTATGAATTGTAATCCCACCATCATAGCCCGAGCCATTCAAGGCGAGGTTATAAAGCGAGGGATCCTGGTAATAGGAGGAACCGGTAGTCGTGCTAGTTGTCTTAAACCGAATAGCTACTGTAAAGAAATAACGCCCCATTACGACCGGACCAGGGTCAATATACATACTTGAACCATCAGTGGTGTAACCTAGACTGGTTTGCGCACTATTACTCCAGTTCACAATGAAGGCGTTGTTATTTTGAACGCTATCCTGTACGCGATTGCTAGTAGCCGTAGTAAAGTCAAGGCTTTGAAGAATATTTAGTTTCGTCGGGCTGCCAATTCCAGGAACAGGTGGGGTATAATTAGGTTGATCTGCCGTAGCAGCTAACGACCAATTTTTTAGTTTATAGTTTGCTTGCGCAAAGGTACTAGAGCTAGCAAAAGGATCACCACCAAAACCAACGTGCGTAATAGCGGGTAGAAAAGCTGTCATAGAAGAAGTATACAGCAATAACCAATCCCAACCATCAGAACTAACCCAATAAGTCAAATTGGTACCATCACAGTTAATTTTGTACCAAAATGATTCCTGGTTGCTGTATAGCAAAGAAGCTGGTGCTGAGTTATAACTTGTAGCACTATTTAAATACTCTATAGTAAACTCGCCAGCATTTCTAATATATTCTAAGCCCGCGAGTTTACCTGAATTAGAGTCATAAATATAAATACCATTAACGTTATAGCTTATATTGGGAGACTCACTCCCAATTTCTGCAATCAAGCTAAAAATTGTGCCGGGTATAGGTTGTATTAATAGGCGGTAGTTGGAGCTTGGACCTGCTACGGAGGGGGCAAGAATAGATAGCGGACCTCCGCTATGATCAACAGCGGTAGCCGTTCCTTGATTTAACCAAGTAAAACTAGACAAAGAAGGTCTGTTATATAAACCGGTAGGGGTTATTGATAAAGTACCATAACCAGGAATAGGCTTTACCACTACCATATACGGCGCTTCTACGTTACTGTTCGTGGTTACAGTAATGGGAATAGATTGTGCGGCTTGCAACGTAGTATACGCACTCACACCAAAGTGATTTCCGGATGACCCTGAAGGTACGTCGTAGATAGTATTAACCGCATTGGTAGCTGTAGTGGAAATAGCTCCAGCAACAGCAGTATCCCATTCTGCCCCAATGATAATATCGCCACCGATGCCCTGATAGGAATTAGCAACGGCCGTTATACTAGCCGTGTTAGCAGAAGTAGATGAAAATGCAAATACATCGAAATCCAACCCAACGGCGTTTTCAACTTCTGCAATAATCATCAAACCGCAGTCACTAAACCCACCATTTGAAGATACACTCATTAGAGTATTTGTACTGGTAACAAAGGAGTGACCTAAATACATATTTTGGGCGTAGGTCGGCAGACCCGTATAGTAGCCGCCACTACTAGCACCAGCAGCTATTCCTGAATAGTCTACCGTAAAGCCATATGGACTCCATACAGCGGTATCACTAGCACACATAATCAAGCAAACAACCATGTTACCCGGAGTGGTAGCTGCTGGAAAAGTACAAGTAGGGGTATTTGAAAGTATACGGGCGCTCGCGGTCTGTACGACCTTGGGCTGTTTAACGATAAAGTTATTGCTTGCTAGAATACCACCGCCGGCGCAGCCGATGCTACTGCCGCCGATGCTATTAACGTTTACAATATTATTTGAAACTGTTACATTGAACCCACTTCCAAAATTAAATGTATTTGCGTATCCAATAACATTATTATTTGATTCAATTGTTATGTTTGATAGTCCGGCTGACGAAGCTATTAATAATATGTTTAATTCAGCAGCTGAAATTTCAAATGAATCATTTGAATATGCATACATATTAATTTGTTCGCCAGCAGTGCAATAAAGAACTCTTACATTAAGACTGCCGTTTCTTTCCGGATTGGTTTCAAACCATTGAAACCAAGAACCATCTATATTGTTATTATTGTTTACACCTTGACCATAACTGACACCGCTTGTTACACCATCTGTAAAACGTAATTTAGATATAATTAAATATGTACCAGTTATCGGAATTGTATATAGATTTGTAGAAGTGTTCCAACCATTATTAGTATCAGTATTAACGTTTGGTAAACCTACCGTTGTAAAACCGTTTCCTATAGTCTGCCCACTATTTGCACTTACATCTAATGTAACAGGTGATTGATAATTTCCAACCGACGTTGCGTTTATAAAAACATTGCCTGAGCCGTCTGTCGTAACATCAAAACCATTTATGAAATCCAATGTTTTAACTGAATTCGTGAGAACATTTCCGTTAGACGAAACAGTTATATTAGCAGCACCGGCACCACCGCTTCCTATAGATACATTAGCAATACCGTCTAATACTGATATATTAGATGTACCGATGAAATTAATTGCAGTTACTTGACCTTGATCAGAACCATTAATTTGTAAATCAATTGATGATACTGGCTGCCATTGTGTACCAGCCTCAGTCACTGATTCCGCGTGATTACTAACTTGTGTTGCTGTTAAAGCAACATTATAAAATGCTAAATTTTGAACATACGCATAAAATGGATAATTGCCAACACCGACAGTATCACCAGTACCAAACCCAATATCAGAGGTGCCGCCGGTTAATGTACCAGTAATTGGAACCTCTTGCATCATAATACCATTTAGATAAAATTTGCAATAAGATCCGTCATATGTTATTGCCAGATGGTAGGTAGTATTAACGTTATAATTTGCACCAAGTTGCTGGAAGCCCGGCGCGCCTGTAAATACAGGATTGAAACCTATATAAGAACCACTCGTATACAGTCTAAACCCAGTTCCAGTTGTGTCAGTGTGAGAACTGTTAAGTATAAATGAATTTGCTAATACATTTGCATTAAAAACAAATTCAAATGTGAATGCACCGGTAGTTGCATTAACTGGAGGATTAGAGAATGGTAATACAACATATCCATTATTCATATATGTACAATAATCTTCATCTTTTACAACAGATGGATAATGTTGTATGTAATTGTTAACATATGTACCGTTAGCAGGACTACTTCCTATATCAACCGCAGTAGAAGTTGAATCATTTAACAAGTAAAGATGAACTGCTCCATCTGTTTGTTGTAGTGTAGATAAAGGAGCAGTTCCGCCGGATTGAGCAACAAATACTCTCGCACCAGGTGTAGCATCGGTTCTACTATAAATTGTACCTAATGTTGCATTAATAAGAGGAATACCAGGTTCATATAATATACCACCTGATCCCAATGAATCAATTATTATATCGCCATTTGTATTGGTTACTGAGAAACCATCCCTAAAATTTAATACCGATAAGTTATTTGTAAGAACAACGTTATTTGCTTGAACTTCGATAAAATTAGATTCAGCATCGCCTAATACTAGATTTGTTATTGCAATGTTTGAATTTAATGCCGGGGCAGAAGCAAAGGTGATCGAATTAGCATTTGTAGTAAATGCAACATTTGCAGTTTGTGCAAGGCCGTCAATATCAACTAACAGATTGTTAGCACTTGCTGGAGTGAATGGCATTGTAAATGTAGTAGTTGATCCGTCACCTGTTAATGTTTGTATTTGAACATTACTTAATAAGATACCATTTTGACCAGGCAACCCAGTAGGACCCGTGACACCCAATGTTCCGGCTTGTCCTGTAGGACCTTGTACCCCAGATGGTCCTGTATAACCAGTAGGACCAGTAACTGTACTTTGTGCGCCAGTTGCTCCTGTAGCACCGATTCCCGTAGGACCTGTAACACCAGTTGGCCCAGTTGCACCGGTATTTGCTGCGGTACCTGCTGAACCAGTTGGACCTGTAACTCCGGTTGGCCCGATATCGCCTTGCGGACCTGTCGCACCTGTATTAGTTGCAGATCCATCATTACCTGTCGGACCGGTGACCCCAGTTGGACCAGTTATTGTCGACGCTGCTCCGGTGACCCCAGTTGGACCTTGAGTACCAGTAGGTCCGATGTCGCCTTGAGGTCCAGTAGCGCCTGTATTAACAGCCGTACCAGCTACACCAGTTGGCCCAGTAACACCATTTGTTCCTGCTGAACCCGTTGCACCAGTTGCGCCTTGAGGTCCAGTTGCACCGGTATTAGTTGCAATACCAGCAACACCCGTTGGACCAGTTGCACCTGTTACACCAGCAGTACCTTGTGATCCCGCCGGGCCCGTTACGCCAGTAGCCCCGACACCTGTAGGACCTGTGGCTCCAGTTTGACCTGCCGTTCCAGTAGGGCCAGTAGCCCCAGTATTAGTTGCAGATCCCGGAGTACCTTGCGCACCAGTTGGACCAGTATATCCATTTGTTCCTGCTGCGCCAGTAGCACCTGTTGCCCCGGTAGCACCAGTATTAGTTGCAGATCCTGGGACACCTGTAGGACCTGTGGCTCCATCTGATCCATTATAACCAGTTGGACCAGTTGCACCTTGAGATCCTTGCGCACCAGTAATACCTATACCAACAGGACCTTGAATGCCCTGTGGTCCAGTAGCTCCTGTAACACCTGTTGGCCCTGTTACTATTGATGCAGCACCGGTAGCACCGGTACGTCCAATTGGTCCAGTAGCGCCTGTATTAACAGCCGTACCAGCTACACCAGTTGGCCCAGTAACACCATTTGTTCCTGCTGAACCCGTTGCACCAGTTGCGCCTTGAGGTCCAGTTGCACCGGTTTGCCCTATACCACCAACAATACCTTGAGGTCCTGTAACGCCAGTCGGACCAGTATTTCCTTGCGGCCCGGTAGCTCCTGCACCAGTGGCACCGGTATAACCGGTAGGACCTTGTGAACCAACAGGACCGGTAGCACCAGTATTAGTTGCAGATCCCGGCACACCTGTTGGACCGGTATACCCAGTTGGTCCGCGATCACCAGTTTCTCCGATAAAGCCTGTTGGCCCAAGAGGCCCAGTATAACCAGTAGGACCTGTATTGCCTATTGGACCAGTTGCGCCAGTATTAGTTGCAATACCGGGAATACCAGTTGGTCCAGTATTTCCCTGAATGCCTTGCAGACCTGTAGGGCCAGTCGCACCGGTATTAGTTGCATATCCCGGTATACCTTGGGTACCTGTAGGTCCTGTTGCACCTTGAATACCAGTTGGCCCAGTTACTGTAGATGCAGGTCCTGTGTTACCTTGTATGCCAAGCGGTCCGGTTGGTCCAGTAGCACCTGTATTAACAGCCGTACCGGGAATACCTGTAGCTCCGGTTGGCCCAATTAATCCTTGCGGACCGGTTGCTCCTGTAGCACCAGTATTAGTTGCTGTTCCAGGCAACCCAGTAGGCCCTTGAGCGCCATTCTGACCATTTATACCATTTTGGCCTGCAGGACCAGTAGGCCCTTGAGCACCAGTATTAGTTGCCGTACCAGGTATACCTTGTGGTCCAGTTGATCCATTTTGACCGGGAGCACCAGTTGGACCAGTTGCGCCTGTATTAACTGCTGTACCGGGTGTTCCGGGTGCACCAGTTGGACCAATTATAGTATTTCCTTGTGGTCCGGTTGGCCCAGTAGAACCTGTGTTAGCGGCGGCGCCGGCAGCACCAGTTGGTCCAGTATTACCGGTTGGCCCTTGAGGTCCGATAGCACCTGTAGAACCTGTATTAACAGCCGTACCCGGTGTACCTGTAGGACCAGTTATGCTAAATCCTTGTGGTCCGGTAGGTCCTGTTGCACCTGTATTTGCTGCGGTACCTGGTTGTCCGTCATCACCTTGAGGACCTGTAACACCTTGAGGACCAGTATATCCAGTTGGACCAGTTGCACCTGTATTAACTGCTGTACCTGCTACACCGGTAGGTCCCGTAGGTCCTACTATACCTTGAACACCTTGCGGCCCGGTCGCGCCAGTATTAGTTGCAGATCCCGGGGTACCCATTGGACCGGCAGTACCTTGTGCGCCTGTTGGTCCAGTAACACCTTGTGCACCAGTTGCACCAACCGGGGGCACGTTATGCCACACACCTGTAGATGCATCCCATGCAAGTATTTGACCATTTGAAAGATCATTTATTACGACATCGTTAGCATCTTCTAGTGATAAAGATTTACTATGCCAATTGAGATCTGATCCAAATGCTAATACGTTTCCTGGTGCCGGGTTAGGGGGGAGAACAACATCGCCTAAACTTGTAAGAGAAGTACCATATGGTTCGATATCAATTATCATCTTCCATAGGTAAGCGGAATTAATAAGATTACCACCAGATGTTACACCATTGAAAGATACAGTAGCTGGAATGGTATCTAAATTTTCAATTTGTGCAATAGAAAACAATCCGGATAGTTGTGTAAGATAAAGTTTGGTAAAAACTTCCAAACCGGTTGATAATTGTGGTTGTGCATTATCAAGATTTGGTCCAAATATACTTACAAGTCTTGTTGGTAGATTTACGTTAGCAATATAGCCGGGCAAAACAACTCCGACATTTCCTTGTGAGATGGTATCAACACCTGATGCGATACTAACTTGAAAGTTGCCTACACCCGAATATTCAAATGCTTGTGCTTGTGATTGATGACTTGCTGCGAAGGTTACAATATTAGTAGTATCACCAATTTCTACACGTCTTTTCCATACATATACTTGTAAGCCATTTGGTTGAACCGCGAGTGACACTTGGGTAAATGTAGTAGGTGCATCTATATACCCGCCAGCCGCACAAACACCTACAGCAAGAATTATGTTGTTTGCAACTGGTGTTTGAGTAAGAACAATGTTCATTGCACCATTGTTATTATCATTAAATATGGGGCTTGTTTGAATTAAAACAGCTTCGCCATTGCCCAATGATCCTCCCGGACCAGTAGGGCCTGTAGGACCAGTACCACTTCCGCCACCACCACCACCTCCGGCAGGACCAGTAGGACCAGGTGCACCTCTTGGACCAGTAGGACCAGTACCGCTTTTGCCACCACCACCGCCACCGGAACCGGTAGCTGCTGTTATTTGTCGTGTACCATCAGGAAATAGAATACCTTCTGATGCCGCAGCACCTAATTCAACTGCACCTTCAACTTGTAATACCGACGATGGATCATCAGAAATAATTTTTACCATAAAAGCCTTTTAATTCTTACTTGTTTTATTTAGTTGGAATCAAAATATGGTATCACTCCCAATATCCGTCAAATGTAATTGAATGCGCAATTGTTCCGGCGGTACCAACAGTACCGATGTTCTTATAAACCGTTTGAATAAACTCGCCCGGATTTATATAAATTGGCGTAGTAAAGGTGCTGGATAATGGTGCTGCTATATTACCGGCAGTAAGACCGGGTGATGTTGAAAATGTTTGTATTCCCAACGCAATACGTCTGGGTGCTTTAGATGCTGCACCTTCAGCAGTTGCCAAAGAAACTGAGGTGTGGCCAAATGCTAAACTCCATTGTAGAATAAATGGGCCGCCAGTTAATGTTGTTTGAATTGCACTATCTATTCTTATTGCGGTTATATACATACCTCTCGGTTGCTGAGTTGTTGAACCAAGAGGATTCTGATAACTTGAAATAATACCATCTGTATTAACAGCAATTGTAGCAGTTGACCAGAAATTGCCACCCAAACCAGAACCTAATGCTGCGGTTGTATTTGACGGCACGGCTGCGGTTGGATTACTTGAGTTTGCAAATAATGCAGTTGTGCCCATTGATCCGCCGTTCTGACCTTGATAGATCATTGCACCATCACCTGCTAATGCATGAGCCCAGGGCTTGTTAGCTTCAAAATCATTAAATGATGCTTCTAACCAAGCCACCTTTAACTGTATTGCAGATGAGGTGGTTGCAGTATTTAATTGTCGGATACTTACAGGCAATGCACCAGATGTAAATGGCATCGATGTTGCGTTGAACAATGATCCTAATAATACAGCAGCAATTGACCCCGATGTACCAATCTGCCAAAATTCAACCTTGGTCGGAAATACAATTATCTGATATGTAGTAGCCTGAGTTAATGTAGATGAGCTTGCAGGAATCAATGTACCGGTTGTTGATTCTGTACCGTTGAAGTTAGCAACGCCGATTAAACCAGCTGGAGTATAACGAAAATATGCACCATCATTTGGAGTATATGGGGCTGAACCGCTTTGAGAAAAGAACCCAAATTCTGCCTGAAAGTTTGCAACCGGAGCTATTGATAAAGATGCGTTAAATGTAGCTGTTATGCCACCATCACTATACATAGGTATAGATCTATAACTTTGCAAAAGTGCTTCGCCTGCAGAAGTTACTGCACCACTGTTGAACTGCGCACCAGTTACCGTAAATGCAACAGTAAGTGTGGTTGTTAAGTATTTAAAATCTGCGGTATTTTGGCCAGCAGTATAATTAAAAAACTCATATAATATAGGTGACTCTGATACAACTTGCATATTTCTACCAACTGTTACCTTTGGCGAACGAACCAACGATATACCAGTAACAGCACCAGAATCTACTTCGTGATTAGCCTTAACATACCCAGCTTGAGTTGCAACCGTTGGCAAGTTAACAAATAAATTGCTGTTAGAATCTACGTTAGCTATATTAGCAGTATTGTTACCGCTGGCAATTTGAAATGGCATGAAAACTTCCTATTATATTGTTGTTTATTTATATAGAATTATACCCCAGTAATTGAGAAATAATATTCCTGGTTATGTTCGAGTATTTGTCGATCTGTTGTTGATAATGCTGTACCACACAAGATAACTTCGCTTATTGTACCGTTATAGTTATAACCTATTCCTGCACCGCCATTACCAAGAAGAATTGACGTTGGTACGGTAGATAATGGAGCGGTTACTCCTGTGCTAGCGTAAGATGATCCGTTTACGAACGAAGCCAACGTTGTATTGTTTTGTGTTGCTGACCAGATCATTTGCGTAGTTGGGAGAGCACTACTGCTAGATGCTATTGTTCCGGTATTACCGCTAGAATTAAAAGCAGCAATACGGCCTGCACCACCTGATACTAATTGTCTAAAATAAAATTCAGCTGATACAGATCCGTTTAATAAATTGACAGACAGCGGTGTGTTGTAGCCATTGGCACCAGAAAGGTTTGAATACGTAACCATATTACCTGACCATGCTCCCGTTGTAGTAACCTGCACTGCGGTAGAAACAGTATAGAGAATTGTTGCAGACGAAGTGCTGAATAGTAAAGAAGGTCTACCTCCAGTTGAGTTAATAGAACCACTTACCGCGATTTGCGGCTGGCTAGCAGTCGTTGTATTTACAACATTAGCTATGCTTCCTAATGTACCCTGATTATACCACGTAGTTACATATCCGGTACCTGTGCCAACAAATGCTAATAAGGTAGTTGTATCTAACTGGCCGTTAACAAAACCAATATTTAATGTTGCATTATCTGATGATCGTTGAACAGTGATAGCAGGACCAGTATACGTCTTAGTAAGCTGTCTTAAGCTATATGCTATTACCGGAACTCCGACACTCAATGCATCGAGTATATTTGTTAGATAATACGATTGTTGATTTCCAAATAATGTAGTAAGGTCAGAAGTTGACAATGCAGCCGGGAACGCAGTTGCTTCAGATATCGATCCAATAAAAGATAAGGTATTACTAGGAGTCGCACCAATTGATACGTGTTGCGTACCAGTTTCTAAATTTCCAGAAAAAGTAGTAATACCGGTATTAATTCCGTTACCAAATACTTTAACGTTTGTTCCATCAAATGTACCACCATATATATTATAAGGATAGGTTGACGAGCCAGCGGTTGTTCCGGTAGCACCTGTATTAAAAATTTGAAAGTAAGGAGTGTTGGTATTAGAACCTTGCGTTCTCATTGTAAAAACTCGAGTACCGTTATCTTGTACAAATATATCCTGCTGCGCGGTACTTATTGTGTTTGCTACTACACCAACAGTTATCGTTCCTGTAGTTGGATTTACAACTTGGACATTTCCTGATATAGATGTTAAAACGTTTGAACCTCCAAAGTATACAGCAGGAAATCCATTCCAGGTTTTGACTACACCATTAATGACAATTTGTGGCTGATTTGCTATAGTTGCTTGTACTGCATTTCCTGCTGCACCCAAAGTTCCTTGATTATACCAAGTTGTTACATATGCATTTGCATTACCAACAAAGCTAAGAAGTGCAGAGGTATTAAGTGTGCCATTTGAAAAACTTATATTTGAAGTAGTATTATCACTTGATCGAACAACATTAATTGCTGGGCCGGCATATGTATTTGTTAATAGGCGTAAACTATATGCTACTGGCGGAAGACCTGAGGCTAATTGATCAAGAACTAGTTGAGGATAGAAATTTATCTGACTGTTTTCTAATGTTGTACGATCTGCTGTAGAAAGTGCAGATGCAAAAACCGTTGTTTCAGAAATATACCCAGTATAGTAAAGTGATGCTGCACCGTCTAACCCAATTCGAAGTGTTACGGCGCCGCCATACATTGTCCCAGTTGTAGAAGTTGCATCAGTTCGCCCATTTGTAAATGATGCAAGTGTTGTGTTATTTTGTATTGCAGTAACCACAGTCTGCGGAGTACTAAGAGTTGATCCTGTAGAAAATAAATTTCCTGCAGAATTAAACGCCAAGGCGTAAAGACCCCCAGTACTAAGACGAAGTGAAAAAATACGACTGCCAGCTGCACCAGAAGGATCGGCTGCAATAATAGGTACCGAAGTTGAACTGGTAGTACCGGTTACAGCATTAACAGTCCAGACACCGGTTGTAGCTACTACCTGAGGAGTTCCTGTAGAATATAAATCTTGTGCACCGGAAAATAATAATGACGGCTCACCGCCAAATGTTACAATAGATCCGTTAATAACAATTTGAGGCTGGGCAGAAGTTACTGTTTGAATAAGATTAGCTGAACCACCTAAGCTTCCTTGATTATACCAAGTTGTTACATATGCATTTGCATTACCAACAAAGCTAAGAAGTGCAGAGGTATTAAGTGTGCCATTTGAAAAACTTATATTTGAAGTAGTATTATCACTTGATCTTATTACTGTAATTGCTGGGCCAGAGTACGTACTTGTTAATTGTCTTAAACTATATGCAACTGTTGGTAAACCTGAGGTTAATTGATCGAGAACTAATTTATTAAGATAAAAATTTGTTTGACTACCTTCTAACGTCAGGCGATCTTGCGTTGATAAAACTGAAGTAAAAACTGTTATTTCTTGTAAATAACCATTGATTGGGTTCAGGCTGCTGCCGCCAAACGTACCAATTACAAAACCCGGCCCCTGACTGCCGATAGAATTTAGTGTTGTCGATCCAGCACTAACACTGTTTTGGTAGGCTGTTGCTGTAAGAGATCCACCCGATAAACCCAATGCAGATGTGATACTAATAATACTAGATGCATTTAGTTGAAGGTTAGACACCGATGAAAACCCAGAATTACCTTGTGCATTTTCCCAAATTTCTAATGTATATGGTGATACCGGAGCTGGCCCTATACCCAGGCCGCCGAAGCCGTTATAATTATTAGTAACAAATGCAGGGTATGTAGAAGTAGGTACTGAAATAGTATTTTGTACAAGATTTAAGGTAAATGCACCTGCATTATACATAGCATAACCTGCACTATTAGATAATGCACAATTGTTTGTAGCTAAAAATTGTAATGCAGGTACACCATAACAAGTTAACACTACGCCAGATGATACAATTTGCGGCTGATTTGATGTATTATTTTGTGTGACATTGCATGATGACCCATATGTACCTTGATTATACCAAGTTGTTACATAACCATTACCAGTACCAACAAAATTTAATAATGTAGTGGTATCTAATTGGCTACCAATAAAGCCGATATCCATTGTTGTATTATCACTTGATCTACGAACATTGATACATTTTCCAGTATAATTTACAGTCATTTTTCTAACTGAAAATGCAATGACCGGCGTTACAGACAAATTGTCTAAAACACTTTTTTGGCCAAATCCCATTAACGCCGATCCCATTAACATTGTTATTGTACCCCGTTAATCAATGCTGCGACGACATGAACACTATCCATTACCCAATAAAATAAAACGTCGACTGCATTTGCTGCGTTACTTAATACAGGCGTTCCTGCGGACCCAAATTTCCAATAAGTTCCCCAAGTAATAGTTCTTGATCCTGTACTATCTTGAGCAATTTTAATATGACCTGATGTACCGATAGGCATTGTAGATGGGTTAGCAAAAATGCAATTGCCATATAATGTAATAGCCGCATCATTTCCCTGTGTTAAATCAATTGTTACTGTTGCTGCATATGTAAGAGCTTGAATAGTAGATGCTTGAGTAGCAGTAAAAGTTTGAAAGGTATTTAATAACGCTACGTTAGCAACAGATGGGCCAGTTGGACCAGTTGCACCTGTATTAGTTGCGGTACCAGGGACCCCTGTTGGACCAGTAGGACCCGTATAACCAGTTGGGCCAGTTGCACCAGTATTTGTTGCAGATCCAGGAACGCCTGTCGGCCCGCTCGGTCCGGTAGGACCTGTTGCTGTACCAACGCCAGCCCCGCTCCATTGGACAACAATTTCTCCTGTTAATTCATGCGGGGAATCAACTAATCCAAATATTGTAAAACTGCTTCCTGCAACTATATTGCCGCAGGTCAGTGTAAGAAATTGTGATGCAATTAAATGTGAATCAGCATCATTGGTACCGTTAATATTATTGATAGATGATGCCATTACCCAAGCTTGAATCTGCGAAGCTGAGGTAACATTATTTGTGTAAACTGTTACGTTTGCAGTATCAGTTCCTGCTCCAAAATTTAAAATAGCATTACCTGACAATGCATTTACCGAAGCGGCAATAGTTGCAGAAATTTGTAAATTACCAGCGACATTAGTCATAACAATGTTATTGCCAGCTTGTACATTCTGATACAGCACGTTACCAAAATTAACACCGCCGCCGCCTAACGTTGTGCTTACATTACCTATTAAATGTATACCAAGACCGTTAGAATATGTTCTTGTTGAGTCGACCCATGATATTTTTTGAGAGCCACTTGCAGCTATATCTGCAACACCCAAAAATGTACCAGGTGTTTGGCCAGGTGTTGTTAAAAATGGTGTTGCTTGTGATACACCGTAAGGTGAGAATCCAGAAGCTGAATTTGTATAGTTTGTATTAATATGGGGTATGAAAAAATACAAATCATTTGCTGTTGGTAAATTAGTTGTAAATGAATATGTTGAATTAGATACATTGATATTAAATGTTTCGGTAGTTACCGCTGATACACCAGAAACTTCTGCTATATAACCACCAGCTACAACACTATAACTTGGTTTAGCAGTAGAGGTAGCAAACCCGCCATATACGCCAACGTTATAATTGGTGCTTGTTGTAGTAATAACCGATAGTAAAGGATATCCGGCTTCTGTGGTTGGAGAAGTTCCATTTACTGGTCTGGCAATGAATATATAATTTCCGATACTAACATTACTTGCTAGCGTATTGGTTCCGCTACCACTTGTAATAGCATTAGATTGAACTATGGTTGCAGGACCAGAACCGTATGATAAAGTATAATTACCAGAAACAATTAATGTAGATAATGTAGACGTTGTAAAAACATTACTGTTACTTGAAATAAGTACAGGTGTAGGCGCAGTACTTATATACGAACCATTCGAAAATACTATGTTATTTCCGGTTATTGCAATGTTAGAATTTCTAAACTGATTATAGGTAAGAACAGTTCCGTTAACGATTGCATATAATGGTGCATATAAACTTGGCCCAAAATAATTATTTTGATCTATCCATAAACCCGGAATTGCCTGATAGCTACTTATATATAAGCCATATTGCTGAGTTTTGGTTGCCTGATTATCTATACAAGTATTTGCAGAAATAACAACGTCGTTGATACCTGATTGAGTATTAGAAGATACAACACAGATACCACCTGTTAGAATAGTAGAAAATGCCGCTGATTGATTATTATTAGATACCATGTTACCAACAACGGTAACACCTGTAACTGCTATACCTGATACACCAGCAGCTACTAAGATTCCGGTTTGTGAACATGCGGTAATAGAATTTTCTGCAACTGTTAATTGTGTTGCTCCGTATACGTCAATACCATTACCACTAGCACCATATATTATATTGTCAGTTATAACTAATATATTTGCACCACCAGAATATATGCCAGCACCAAATGCAGACGCAGTATTAGCAAGTAGGACCGCTTGATTATTACTAAGATACATTTCATTTGATCGACATATGAAATTAGTTTGTGATCCAATACTAATCGCATCTAACCCAATGTTTTGTAATGTAGAATTTAAAACATAATTACCAAAACCGTCTGTACCGACAAGATTAGAATCACACGACCAAGCGATACCTTGATATCTATCAGCAGTATTACCTGAAATCTGCCAGTAATTACCAATATTATTGAAATTACAATTTATAAATCCGGTAAAATTATTATCAGACATATTACATCCAATTCCTCGAATGTTTTGAAATGTGCAATTATCAAATTGAAAATTAACGCATTTATAACATTGTACAGCAGGATATGAAGTACCAAAACTTGTGCCGCCGCCATCAAATGTAATACCAATTACGTTAACATTTGAAATTACTACCGCACCGAATAATATTACGCCAGATGTGTTGGTTGTAGTTGGTTTAAGCACAACTGATCCTGCATATGCAAAAAATGTTAAATTTGATGAAACATTTATTGTACTACCTATTGCATAACCATATTGACTTGGGGGAAAATAAATCACATCTCCCGGATTAGCATATTGTATAGCATAGTTTATGGATGGAGCATCATCTGTAGATCCATCTCCGACCGCACCAAAATCTTTTACGTTAACCAACTGACCTTCAATTGACGCAAGAGTTCTAGCAGAAAAAGCACCAGCATGTGAAGATGTAACAGTTGAAGAAGATGCATTAACTAAGCTAGATGAAATTTGTAAATTATTTCCAACTGTTGTAAATGTGACATTGTTTCCAGCTTGCAGATTTCCGTATAATACATTACCTACATAAACGCCGTTTTGACTTGCGGTGGTTTGATAACTACCATCACCAAAAACAACACCAAAACCGCTACCAACACCTATATTACCAAGTGAGGTAATATTTCCATTAACAGAAAGATTGCCTGATATACTAGCACTATTTGCAGTGAAATTAGTTGTAGTAGTGTTGGTAAGAGAGGTATTACCAAGAACGTTGAATCCGTAGTTTGCATTAATTGTATGAGTAAAAGTTAAAGCCCCTGTATTAGCAATAGTAAGAATACCACCGCTACTATTACTAGATAACTGAAGCGTATTTAAAGAATCATTTACAGTAAAAAAATATGCAGGAGAATTTGAGCCAGTTGTATTAATTTCAAGTGTTGATACACTTGAATTTGAAACATCTAATATACCAGTAACTGTTAAATTACCGTTTACTTTACCGCCTGTTAACGGCAAGCCAGCAGTTGACTGAAATGTAGAATCTGCAAATACTACGCCGCCGATTGTCGATGTATTACCTATTTGAATATTACCAATAACAGTTAATGGCGATGTCGGTGTTGACGTACCGATACCAACATTCCCACTTACGATTATACCATTGGAAGATGGATGAACATTTATATTATTTGCATATGATCCTACAATGATATTGGATGATACCTGCAGACCATTCTTGACTATAAAGTCAGGTGTATTATACGCCATTCACTTCCCTTTCCGCTATTGGCTTATTATTAAGTATCTATATTTAGCAGAAATTGAATTGACAAAATTCAAACTTTGATTATAATAATGTCATACATTGGATCATTCAAGATAATTTGTTCAACAAAGAAGGCTATTGTGCTCTTGTTGATACATTAGATAAATTTCAAATACCATATATAGTTGTAAAAGTAGTCCCTTTCTCTGCTGACTTACCACCAACTATTCCACATATCGAACCAACAAATCCAATTATGGTTTGCGGTTCGATTACATTAGCAAAAATTGCTAAACAACGAGGATGGTATCCCGGATCCTTTATGAATGAAAATCACGACTATAGAATTTGGTTAAAGCATTACGGTGATCATCTTTTGAACTATGATTCTAAAGTTTGTAAATTCTCAGAGGTAGATAAACATTGGGATACCTTGTTTATTCGTCCTTGCGAAGATACAAAATCTTTCAACGGAACGGTATTTGACTATAATGATTTTGATGAATGGCGGCATCGTGTTATTAATCTTGGCGAAACGTATGGTAGCTTAACTGCTGATACAATGGTTTCTTATGCATCACCCAAAAACATCTCTAAAGAATTTAGATTTTTTGTGGTAGATGGTAAGATTGTTGGACAGTCTCAGTACGGCAAAAGATATGCCAGAGCTTTAAATCAAAATTATCAAGCTCTAGTAGATGATGGTGCGATTGCATTTGCGCAAAAAATGATTGATATTTGGTGTCCGGCCCGAGGATTTGTGATTGACATTGCAGATCTACAAAATGACGAATATAAGGTCATCGAAATTAACAATTTGAATTCAAGCGGATTCTATGCAATTGATTTGCAAAAGTTTGTTATGGCTATAGAGAATATGGTTCTCTAATGTTTACACCGGCAAGCAAGTTCTAGCAACACGTATTGTTTTATTAGTAGCAGATGATGGTGTAAAGGTTACTGATACAACTGTTCCGCCGCCTGTTAACGTTGCATCAAAACTTCCAACATTCTGTGCACCGCCCGAGTACATAATATTATACTCAGTTTTGAACACGTTTGTGGCAATATATGTAGCTGGGTTGCTCGGACCATCATGAATAATCATAAATTGTGTGCTATAAAACAAATTAGAACCACTTGTATTATCAGTTACTTGCGCAATATATTGAACAGTTCTAAACTGATTCGTTAACCAACTATCTACCGTTACCACTGCACCACTGCTTGTTGTAAATGTGTTACCGGTTTGGGTATAACCGTTACCAACGACCGGTCCGCTTACACTTAAACCTCCAGAGCCAACCGTTACGTTGTTTGCTGTTATAGTAGTATTGGCTATTAATGCATTAACAGTTTCTGTTCCTGAAACTTGCGATGTACCAGTATTAAAGCTTGCTGCGGTAATAGATGTATTACTAACCAATGCATTAACTGTAGCTGTACCGGAAGTTTGTAATGTTCCTCCATTTATCGCACCTGTTGTAGATAACGAGCTACCACTTACTGCACCGTTTGATGCTAAACTATTGACAATTGCAGCACCAGAAGTTTGCAATGTTGTACCAGTTATCGAACCATTACTTACCAATGCATTAACCGTAGCTGTACCAGTGGTTTGTAAAGTAGCACCATTGATAGATGAATTACTTACAATTGAAGAACCTGTTATTGCACCAGATGCAATCAACGTAACCGTATTGATAGATGAATTACTTACAATTGAAGAACCTGTTATTGCACCAGATGCAATCAACGTAACCGTATTGATTGATGAATTACTTACAATTGAACTATGATATGCTGCACCACTTGTACTAATTGTTGTGCCAACTATGCCACCATTTATTGAAAGTGATGTACCGCTAATAGATGAGTTACTAACCAATGCATTGACTGTAGCTGTACCAGTAGTTTGTAAGGTGGCCCCGTTTATTGCACCGGATGAAATTAATTGTGTACCAGTTACTGATCCGTTACTTACAAGTGTTGCACCAGTTATTGTACCAGATGCACTTAATGTACCAGTTGTAATACCAGAATTACTTACGATATTAGCAAAAGTTGATGTACCAGTTGATATAAATGCAGGTGCAGTAATAGCGCCGCCGCTTGATAATGTTGTAAATGTTGCTGCGCCTGCATTTAATGTGCCGCCAATATATACATTTCCGCCAATACCAGCACCACCAGTAACAATTAATGCACCTGTACCAGTGCTTGTACTTGGTGCAGCATTAGCTAACGTTAAACTTCCAAATTCTGCAGCGCCCCAAACAGTTGTACCGCTTTGGAAAGGATTGGCTACGTTAGTTGTACCAGGTGAAACGTTAGTAAGATAAACTAGTTTACCGGTTGAATCTTGTCTACCAAAGAAAGCATTATTATCGCCTTGCGACTCGCCGTTAATTGCAGTTGTATTGAAGTAATTAATAAGTATACCGCGATCGTGACCATCATCAACTGTTAAGATGCTATCATTTGAACCAACACCTACTTGAATTACAGGATCCGTAACTGCCAACGAAGTTGTATTGATGACGACTGAATTGCCACTTACCAGTAAATTACCAAGTACGCTTAAATTACCATTGAATTGTGAATTGCCGCCTACATATAATGAACCGCCAATGCCAGCACCGCCTACTACCTGTAATGCACCAGAAGTAGTATTGGTTGCAGCAGTTGTAGCATTAAACTGACCAGTTTGTGATGTTACTGCGGTATTACTTACCAATGAATTTGCAGTTATGGTACCAGTCGCACTTAAGGTAGGTGTGGTAATACCGCTTGTTGCTATTAAATTAGCACCGGTGACTGATGTATTACTTACAATCGATGAACCAGTTATGACACCTGATGAAACAACCGAAGCACCACTTATAAGTGTATTAGAATAAAGAGCGTTGGTATAAGTATTGCCAGCGTTACTTAACTGACCTGTTATAGTAACTGCGCCAAGTGATGAACTGCCTGTTGAAACAATTGTAGGTAAATTAGAAATACCGCCTACATATAATGCTCCTGCAATACCAACACCGCCGGCAACTGTTAATGCGCCTGTGGTAGTTGATGTTGATACAAGGGTAGATGAAACTCCTATATTACCAGTCGGTCCAATTATAAGACCGTATGTTGAACCGGTATTTCTTATATATGAATAGCCGCTGGTAGAATATCCAAGAACTGTCCCAACAGTGCTACTATTACCAACTATGATCTGATTATCTGCACCAGCTGCTTTAGTGCTAAAAAGTGCAGGATTGTTTGCATTTATAACCGTTAACCCATTATTAACAGGTAACGTTGTGCCTATACCTACACTTACGTTATTTGAGTCAAAAACAAAATTACTATTGCCTTGGAACGATCCTGTACCATTAGTAACCTGAATAGAACCTACTGTTCCCTGTGCTGCCGTCCCGGTAGCTGCGGTAGTTTGTCTTGTACCATCAGGGAATATTAAACCAAAACCAACTGTCGAAACCTGAATATTTCCGTTTGCAACTGTTAATAAGTTTGTAGCAGTCGGTGTGCCAATAGCAACTGATCCACTAATAATCATACTATTTGCAGGAGCAACATATGATCCTACATAAGATCCTACGGTTACTGCATTAGTAACTTGCAGGCCTTGTTTTAAAATAAAATCAATATTAGTTGCCATGTATTTCAAACACCTTGTTATTTTTTACTATACGCTAAGTATTTAGCGTAAATAATATTTACGGTGCTATAGTAGAACGTATAACCGATAGCTTCATTGTATCGGTTGATATAGAAGTAAATAATAGTTGAACATTGCCCATATTAATATTTGAGTCAAATTGTCCTAACTTATTGGGTGTTGTTGATAAAACGTTATATTCATTTAAAAATACTGTAACACCATCATGTATAACTGAAATTTGACTTACTTGATAATAGCTATTTGATTGATCTACTATTTGCACCATATAATGCGCCGATCTATATGACGGTACCGGAAATTGATCTACAATTATCTGAGAAGTTGTAGCTGAATATACTGTTGTTGCTTCGATACCAGCATCTTCAATCTGAATTGATGATAAAGGAGTTGGATTGTTAATACCCATTCGATTATTAACATTATCCCATACAAAATTACTTGTACCGTTTAGTGTGTCATTACCATTATTAAATTGTATACTTCCGGCAGGATCATTGACGGTTATAGTACCGGTTGGCCCGGTAACTCCGGTCGCCCCTTGCATGCCTGTTGGTCCAGTATATCCGATAATACCTTGTATACCAGTTGGTCCTGTAACTCCTGTTGCACCAGCAATACCGGTTGGCCCAGTATCACCTACTATGCCTTGAATACCTGTGGGTCCGGTTGCACCGGTATTGGTTGCAGTACCCGGAACGCCTGTAGGACCTTGTACCCCAGTAGGGCCAATTGGTCCGGTGGGACCTAAACCTCCACTGCCGGATCCAGTGCCAGTAATCATAATTCCTGTGGTATTGTTTATTTTTATGTAAACGGCTGCTGTATTAACATACTCTGGTTGAGTTGCAGTTAGCTCCCCTGGTATTGTGCTTAGATAAATTACATCACCCGGATCACCTGGCAAGTTAGGTGAAATATTTTGTACGTATCTACCAATTGGCCTGTAAGTAAACCAACCACTCCCGGGTTGATTTGTTGTACTAACAAAACCTATTACGACACTGTCTGATGCAGATGTATCAGCAACTGATGGAAAATATCCATTTGCATTAAGACCTAATGGTTGTCCAACTTCTAATATATTATCTTGTTGATATACAGGAACATATTCGGTGACTGAATTGTGAAATATAAATCTATTAGTTATGTCGCTAATAAGATTAAAAGGAACACTGTAATCTGGTAGTATAGAGAATATAGGTAAACCATCAGGACCAGTCGATATAACTAAATTATTTTGACTTACATAACCGATGCCTACACCGGTTTGTGTAGAGTCATTATATAAATTATATCTATCAACATCTTCTACTATTGCGATAATTTCACTATCGGTTTGTGATATAAAACTAATAACTTGTACGGATTTAGAGTCAGCTGTAAATACCAACCAGTCTCCTATGTTTATATCAAGACCATTATAGGTATACGGTCTTGGGCTGTTTGGATCACTATGCGACTGGGGTGTTACTGAGAAATTAACTTGCCATTGATATGGATAATTTTTCCAAGGATCATTTGGATTTGAAGGATCATTCCATAGACTATGAACTGAAATATTTGTAACGCTAACAAATAAACTTTTGGGAACTAGTGGTATTAAGCTCAACTAAGTTTCCTTAAAATGACACGGTTAGTAAAGACTGACCGCTGTTAACCGTTCCGACATTATTAGGGGATAACCCATAAATTATAAATTGTCCAGGAACAGTTGTATCATATGCAGCATAAAATATTGAATTCGTTGCTCTACTTTGATAAATGGTACCGTTTACTTGCGCCTGGCCCCATGATACTAAAAGTTTTGGCGTCCCGGTGACACCGGTTATATGTAAAGTACTGGCTGTTGGTATAGTTGCTTCCCATCCATTTGGTAAATTTGCAACTGATGAAACACTTCCAGTAATATCAAAATTTACGGTAAATGTAAATTGATATCCGTATGCACTCGGACCTGTTGGTCCAATGCCGCCGGTAGGTCCAGTGAAACCTGACCCTGTTGGTCCAGTCGGACCGCCAGCTGGGCCTGCAGGTCCATCGCCGCCAGCCGGACCAGTTGGACCAATAATACTAATAGCCATCGGCCCAGTCGGACCTGTAATTCCCAAAATTTGATTTCCGTACGGATCATTTGCAAATTGTGCCCAATTAGGCCCTTGTGGCCAAGGTAAGCCGGGACCTGGGGGTGTACCTCCGGATGTTACGGCACTTGTTCCACTAACTGCACCAAAATTTAAAAGTATCTTTATTACCGCTCCGACATAATCAGTGTTACCGGGAGGAGGATTAAGATAAGTTCTATCTACTCTTGCTCGAATCCAAACGAAATTACCAGCAAATGTATAAGCATAATTGCCACTATCTCCTAAATTACCGCTAGTTGGTGCAAACGGTATTTGGGGGAATTGCACATAATCTGTTTGTGCAGTTAAGGGGATGCTAAACCAGTCATCCCATTTTGGATCTGTTGCTAAACTTCCTTCTATGTAGATTCTACCAGTAAAATCTGCTAAGCTAATTGAGACTGTACCACTATTGCCTATAGTTGATGAATATCCGGGACCGCGAGTAGGAGCCCCGGTAACATTTATTTTTTCATTCGAACTTGAAAGTAATTCAACACTAAACATAAAAACTGCCTTAAAATTGTACACTATTTAGTAGGTAAGGTTTCTATAAATACTGATATGAAATTATCTAATTTATTCGAATCGGTCGAAATATCAGAAGTTGGAAACTCTAATGCATTAAAAGAAATGCTTAAAAGATATGGATTCTCACGAATAGGACATGGCAAACATTCTGATGTATTTTGTAGGCAGGGCGACAATTATGTATTAAAAATTAATACGCCACCGATTGATATTGCTTATTTGACATTTGTAAAATATGTAGAATCAAAAAATGGTAAAAATCCTCATTTACCAAAAATGAGTAAAATTCGTTGGTTTGGAAAAGGCAAAGATAAATTCTTTATGATTCCAATTGAGAAATTAGAACCAATGCCGACAAATGAATTAGCGGATATTATACATGTATGGTTAGGTTATTATACGCAGGGCAAGGAGTTGACTCCCGAACTTCAAAAACAAATAGCTCCATACGAAAATCTAACAAAGACTATTATAGATATAGATGAAAATTTAGTTGGCGGCGGAATAGTTTTAGATTTTAATAATCATAATTTTATGCTACGTAACGGTAAAACAGTTGTTCTTACTGATCCGGTTGCAGATATGAATAGTCGTTAACTGATTACGGTTCCATATAAGACATTTCAGACTTAGCATCGTCTATTGGATCTCCCATATATTCTATAAAAGGTGTAGAATATCGAATTGCTTGTATCAGACTCATTTCAGGTACATGAGTGAACAAATACCATTTGTATCTGCATATATAAACAAATATTTGAAACTTAGACATTACTCTGCTGGATCAAAATCAAGTTCTACTACTACTGCCGAATCATCTACAATTTGCTCGCATAATTCCGGTATTGATTCTAGCAATGTCGCTAATACTTCGTTTGTTAAAACAGTGTCAGCATCGTTATTGTTTTTAACCATTCGGCTAAATTTAATTACTACGGTTTGTTCAATTACTTTTGCCATTACATTCTCCTGGTCGGCTAAAAGTATTTATTGTTAATGATTAGTATTTTAACATCAAAAACATCATTTCGTCTATTACTTCCATCGAGTCTGTATAATTTTCGTGATATGGAAAATATGTTAATGAACCATTATGTCTTCTATTGTATACCTTGATTAGCGCACATAAACCTAACTCATAATCATAAGTATTAGCATAAAAAATTCCAACACCTTCATATGCTCCGGAGTTAATTCTGATATAATCTCCCTGTACCAGGTCTTCTGGTGTCATTGTATCATTAACCTAAATTGCATTTCATCATCAATTATCTGAAAAATATTCTTTTCTAAATCATTATTTGAAAAATATTTCAAATTAATTGTATGAAGTACCCAATTATTACGAAAATACAATTCAAAAGTTATAAATATTGTGTTATTGAGCGGCGCTTTCTCAATTTGAGTATCAACTTTTAATACCTTACCAAACAGGGATGAAACTTTAAAGAATTGACCGGGCAGTAAATCTGTTAATTTAACCATACCCTTCTCACTACTATCTTTGTAAGAATCAAATATTATCCAAAGCTCTTCTAAAACACGACCTAAATCTGAGCTCATAATGCTAATTTGTATTCAACTTCGTCGACATATATGATTTCAAAGCTCGAAAGAAATTTAGATAATGGACCATACCAGTTCCAAGTACGAAAATCAACTCTTATACGATCAGCTGATTCATTATGTAAAAGTATTGCATAAACAAATATTTCGTCGTTGTATTGTCTGCATTTTATATATTTAAAATCTGCTGTATGTATGTTCATTTTCTTAATTTATATTCTATTTCATCTATCTCGGTTACACCATAATAATCGATATAGGTATCATTGAAATCATTTATTCGCAGATAGCTGTTGTCGTCAAAATATAAGAGATTGTCGGATATTTTAACAATTTGTACATATTCTATAACTTCAAATTTATAACTTAGAAACATTCCAACAGTTGGTATTATTTTCATAAAGTATTTTTCTTAATGAACTCTTGTAGATCTACTGGGGTACCAATCGGATAATGTTTTATATCATCATATATTGCAATTCTTAAACCGCATTCGATTAATTCATTATATACCGGAGCAACATAAAATTCTCGATTGGGGGCGCGAATATTTTTAGCTATCATTTGCTCTGCTGCCCAAACAAAATCATGCCCTTGGTCAAACACATATATGCCAGTTGTAGCATGTTTACTTATAATTTCTTTTTCAGCTGTTTTAGTAACTAAACCTTTTTCATTTATAGCTGCATAACTGAGATGATTACCATCATTTGGAAAAGTAAAAATCGCGCCAGTATAAAAATTATCTTTGTTATAAAACCATTTTTCAAACCTGGTTTGATTCCATTCCATGATTTGGTCACAATTGGCTATTATTAACATTTGTCTGTGGTCTATTAAATGTTTTGCCAGTAGACAAGTAGATGCCGGACCTTCACTAAGTCCGTTCATAAAAACATATTCCATCTTTTTTACTTGTTTTGCCAAATAATCAAATAATGGTTTATCCATTTCATAAACAGATTGTTGAAGACATATAGTGTAATGATTATGCAAACCTAGATTTTCAACAACATGTCGAATCATTGGTTTACCTAGAAATTCTATCAATGGTTTTGGTTTATCGTATCCAGCTACAGAAAATCTGGTGCCAAGTCCGCCCATCGGAATTAAGATATGACACATTTAACTCTGATCCTTGACTAATAATTTTGGCCAACTTTGCTTTGTAAATTGAACAAGCGGATAGCAACAAAGCCTTGCGACTTCACAAGTTAAATATCGAATTTTCTCTTGCATTCGAAGCTTTCTGCTATTATGCATTTCTGCTGCTACCTTGTAAAAATATGGTATGTTGTATTTAAGCGTGAAATTACCTCAGTTTTGCCTAAAACTTCGACAATAGACTCCATACTACCAGAAGAAGTTTTACTGCCGCACAATGCAGCACGAAGAGTAATTGCAGCATCCTTCATCTTAAAATCACCGAGATTAAAATCCGATAGGCCTTTGCCGCCACACTGAAAATGTATGCGTAATTTACCCAGAAGATTAAAATTCTGTGTCAATACTTCTTTGGCAGAATCATCAAACTCTGGCAATTTGAAAAGATATTTTGCAGAATCTATTAATTCAACTAATGTTTTTGCTCTTGGTTTTAGTTGCGGCATCATTTGATAAATCATTGCCAATGAAACAAGTGTCGATACATCTGACATACTAGATAATTTTTCTACAGACGACAAGTCAATGTCAGTTCGAAGTGATAATTGTTTTGTATCGAACTCAAACGGTTGACTAAGTAAATTAGAAAGAACCGTTTCACTGAGTGAAAAGTCATCTCTCTTTTGCAGAAAATGATGGTTAATATTATCAAGCTTGGCGAAGTCTAAGCGACTTGGTGATTTACCAACTTGCGTAATATTAAATTGCTCAATCATTTCTTGCATAGTCAAATAATTTGAAGAGGCATGCCCCCATCCAAGACCGACAAGATAACTATTGACTGCTTCGGGCAAATATCCGTTATCACGCAATGATAATACCGACATCGCCATATGCCGCTTTGATAGTTTTGCACCATCCTCTCCGTGAATAAGCGAAATATGCGCAAAAGTGGGTATCTCCCACCCTAACGCCTTATATATTTGTATTTGCTTGAAGGTATTGGTAATATGGTCTTCGCCACGAATGACATGTGTGATACCCATATTATGATCGTCAACAATTGCTGCTAGCAAATACGTCGGAGTACCGTCTGCGCGCAAAATCACAAAATCATCTAATTCGGAATTGTTGATTGAGAGTTTTCCACGAATAACATCCTCAAATTCAGTTGTTCCATTTAACGGCATTTTGAGTCGAACCACAGACCGAACGTTATCGTTGATTTTTTTAGCTAAGTGTTGTTTCCATTCTAATTCATTGTCATGCTGGTCTGGCCGCCACGACATATCATATCTATAAGGTTTTTTAACCTGTTCACAATACTTCTTTTGTGCATCTATTTCGTTTTGAGACAAATAGCAATGATATGCTGCACCAGTAGCAATTAGTTTTACCACTGCATCTTGGTGATTTTGAATTTCAGATGATTGCATCACAATATCACCATCTTGAATCAATCCGAGCCATTCTAATCCATCTTTAATAGATTGTAATGAAGATTCGCTATTGCGCTCTTTGTCGGTATCCTCGATACGAAGCTTAAACTCTCCGCCTGCATGTTTTGCGGCCAGAAAATTAAAAAGAGCCGTACGACAGGACCCGATATGGAGATCGCCTGTTGGTGACGGAGCAAACCTTGTTCTCATATATTTTACATCCAGATTTAAAATGGTTCATCAAATCTATTATAAATGTGATGATAAAATAATCAATCTATTGTATAGATTGAGTTGAGAATAATGGTTCTATTTGTTGTGCAGCCGATTGCAATAATCCGCTTACAACATCAGCTTCCGCAACAGTAATAGTATGATCAAAATCTATACCAACGAAACCAAACAAGTCGCCATTGTCAACATATATCGGACATCTAACCATAGCTTTGGCCCCTCTACTTTGAAAGTAGAAATAATTTTGGCTCTGCGGGTCAATTGTTGTATCAGTTATGATAGCGCATTTATTCTGTATAAACTGGTTATTGGTTGTAAAATCAACACTTGCTGGAATGTTTTGCTGATAATTCATTAATCGTGTAGTACCCGGAGATATAACTTCGTCGGTTGCTGATTCAAAAAAGAATTGTACGCCACTGACCGCACCTAAACCATCATGATAACGATACATATAAGCTCTTATACCGCCCGATGCATTTAATACATTTTCTAGTTGACTATTAATTTTAGAATCATCTTGTACAGATGTTTTTAAATTATCGCCAAATCTGCTTAAATCATATGCTTGTGCGTAGATACCAAAAACACTACCCCAATGGAATGTGACTACATATGCTGCACTTAATGCCATACATACCATTATTATATAAAATAAATGTACAAGTAAAATCCAAGGTTTTGTATTAACCAAATAATGCAGAATCGCTTCTATGGTTGTCATCTTAGGCGGAGGCGATTTGTGTGTAGCCATTCTGGTTCTCTTACGCTAAGTGGTGTATCTCCTAATATTTATTCTAATATCAAGTACGATTATATGAGTATGTAAAGGTTGACTTTTACGCTTTCTACGATATTATTAAATGATATCATTGGAGAAATTTAAGTTGGATGCAATAAATTATTATTCGGTTTTAGGCGTAAGCGAGACCGCTACGGCCGAAGAAATTAAAAAAGTTTACAAAGACTTAGCAAAGAAAAACCATCCTGACTTAAATGGCGGCAGTAAAGAATCTGAAACAAGATTCAAAGAAATAAATGCAGCATATGATATATTGGGTGATCAATCTAAGCGTGAACAATACGATAATCAGCGCAAATATGGACAGCAAGGACATTCGTTCAGTTTTCATCAACATCATTTCGGTGATTTAAATGACATATTAAATCACATGTATAATATTAATCAGAGACAACAGGCTCCGACTAAAAATAGAGATATTCATGTTCGATTAAGTATTAATTTAGAAGATGCATATTACGGTAAATCGGTTCCAATTCAAATAAACAATTCTACTGCTCCAATTCAAGTTGATATCCCAGCTGGCATATCAACTGGCCAAACTATTAAATTTGCCGGTTACGGCGATAAAAGCAATACTGCATTATTGCCCGGAGATTTAATTGTACAAATTTATGTAGCCGATAATGATGAATTTAAAAGATCTGGAGAAAAGCTATTAAAAATTCTAGATCTTAGTGCATTTGATGCATTGGTTGGCACTGAAGTAGAAATACAGTGTATAGATAAATCAAAAATTAAACTTAAAATTCCCCCTGCTACTCAGCACGGTACGCATCTAAATGTATCTAAAAAAGGTATGCCATTTTTAAATGATTCAAAAAACTTCGGTGATATGATTATCGGAATAAACTTGACAGTTCCTACTTTATCAGAAAAAGTAAGAAACGCAATTAAGGCCGCATACGAGGAAAACAAATAATGCATCTCATTGGTAATAAAGACCCTTTGCTACGTAAGGTGTGCGAATATGTAGATTTAGATAAACTAGATGAATTAAAACCAATCATTGATGAGATGCATCAATTTGTTAGAAAACATAATGCAGTTGGTCTTGCTGCACCACAAATTGGCATTGACTTAAGATTATTTGTACTTAATAGTACCGAACAGTTTATAACGTGCATTAATCCGGAAATATCAATGGCAAGTGTTGATACTAGTACAAGTCCAGAAGGCTGTTTGAGTTTCCCTGGTTTATTCTTAAAAATATCAAGGCCTAAATGGATAAATGTTAATTGGATTAATCAGGACGGTTTGAGGGAAAATCATAATCTTGAAGATGAGGTGGCGGCTGTATGGATGCATGAATATGACCATCTTAACGGTATATTGTTTAGCGATAGAGCAGGCCCGGTTAGTTTAATGATGGCTAAAAAGAAACTTATTAAGGCCGAAAAAAGGAAAAAGTGATGTTAACGTTCGAAGAAATTTTACAAAGTAGTTACGACATTGCTAGTCAAAAAAATCATGAACTTGTTACATTAGAACATTTACTTGCATCTATTTTGCTTGATCCAGCAATTGAAAACTTATTCAACTCTATACCAGATTGTGATTTTAAAAAACTATATGAAGCAAATGCTGCATATCTTGATATGCCAGGGAATTATCCACAACTAATCTATGGTATGCGCCCGGCCGCAACTTCATTACTTAAAACAATTATAAAAAAAGCTAAGACCCAAGAAGTATTTAATAAGCGTGATTACGTTACATCTCTTGATTTGCTATTAGCAATTTATGGCACTCCGGATTCTGCCGCTGCCTATTGGTTAGATAAATTTGGACCAAAAAGAGATGATCTTATTAATACTGCATTAGGCGAAAACGAATCTGAATCTAATGCAGAGATTCTCGATACCTACTGCATTAACCTTAATGCTAAAGCAAAAGATGGTAAAATTGATCCTCTTATTGGTCGTGAAATTGAAGTAGAAAAAATGGCACAAATTTTGTGCCGTAGAACTAAAAACAATATTATTATGACAGGCGACCCTGGCGTTGGAAAGACAATAATTGTTGAAGGTCTGGCAAAACGTATTGTTGATAACGATGTTCCCGAAAAACTTTTAAACAAAATCATCTATAGTTTAGATATCGGTAGCTTACTTGCTGGCACTAAATTTAGAGGTGACTTTGAAGAACGTGTTAAGCAAATCATAACTGCCTTACAAAAAACACCAAATGTTATTTTGTTTATTGACGAAATTCATTCGATTATGGGTGCAGGTAATGCTGGCGGTGCCAACGGCGGTGTTGATGCTGCTAATATGTTAAAGCCTGCTCTGAGCAGGGGCGAGATACGATGCATTGGTAGTACAACTAATGAGGAGTATCGTAAGCATATTGAAAAAGATAGAGCACTTATTCGTAGATTTCAAAAAATTGATATTGTTGAACCAAATCTTGAAGATAGTAAGAAAATACTCCGTGGTATTGCGCCATATTATGAAAAATTCCATGGCGTTACATATAATCCAGATGCAATTGATGCCGCAGTGGATCTTACTGCCAGATATGTGCAAGATCGTTGCTTGCCGGATAAAGCAATTGACGTAATCGATAGTGTTGCAGCATGGCAAGCAATTAAACCGTCTGCTGATAGACAAACTGTAATTACGGCCAAACTAATTGAAGAAGAAGTTAGTCGTATAGCAAGAGTTCCTGTTAATGCGGTTGGCAAGGATGACACCGACAAGTTAGCAAATTTGGAGCCAGCTCTTAAGAAAGAAATATTTGGTCAAGATGTTGCAATTGATGCATTAGTAAACAATATGTATATCAGCCGCAGCGGTCTTCGCGATCCAGAAAAACCAATCGGTAATTTTTTGTTTGTTGGTCCAACAGGTAGCGGCAAGTGCTTGGCAGGTGATCAAAAAATTACTGTTCAGATCCCAGAAGCATTGAATAAGATAATACTTTCTCACAGATCTCAAAAATGTAAGAAGGACTCGATCATGCTTATAGAAACAACTGTTTCAATCTCCGAATTATTTGATGCATTGCAAGAATATGAACTAATTAAATTTGAACCGGGTCAGGAACAATTTATCAATTCAAAAATTTTAATAAAGGACGAGAATTCAAACTGGACTCCGATATTAGCTGGTATCACTAAAAATGATAATGGTAGATTAATTACATTTTCAAATAACGAAACAATACACTGCGCCGATAAGCACAAAATTATCAAAGATAGTAAAAAACTTGAAATATTTGCGGACCAACTAATAGTTGGTGATACCGTAAAAGATGCAGACGGCGATATTCATCAAATTACTGACATTTCAATTAGTAATGAAACATTATTTTATGATTTAACCGTTTCTAATCCAACCCACTTATACCAAACAAGTAATAAATTTGTTCATCACAATACCGAATTAAGTAAAAAATTAGCGAGTACATTAGGTATTGGATTCGTACGTTTTGACTGTAGTGAATATAGTGAGGCACATTCGGTTAGTAAATTAATTGGCTCGCCTCCCGGGTATGTAGGATATAGCAACGGCGGTGCCGGTTCTGGTTTGCTCGTAAATGCAATCGAACAACATCCGCATTGTGTATTATTGCTTGATGAAATTGAAAAAGCCCATCCGTCAATCTACAATATTCTTCTGCAGATTATGGATTATGGCAAAATCACTAATAGTGACGGCAAATCAATCAGCGCTAAAAATGTCATTTTGATTCTTACTTCGAATCTCGGTGCTGCCGCTTCTGAGAAAGCTGGTATTGGTTTTGGTCGAGAAATCAAAGAGAATCAATCAGGCGAGGCTGTTAATATGCACTTTGCACCCGAGTTCCGTAATAGACTTGACGATGTAATTAAGTTCAATAAACTAAGCATTGAGAATATGCGCAGTATTGTTGACAAGTATATTAATCAATTGAACGTACAAAGTGCAGAAAAATCTGTCAGTGTGGTATTAGATGATGCTGCTAAGAAATGGCTTGTTGAAAAAGGATTTGATCCTGCTATGGGGGCAAGACCACTAGCAAGAGTAATACAGAAGCATATCAAATTACCGTTAAGTAAGGAAATGTTGTTTGGTCAATTAAAGAATGGCGGTGGCGCAATTATTCATGTTGAAGATAATAAATTATCTTTTGAATATATTGTGACACCAGTTAAGGAAGAAACTATAGAAATGGAGTCAATAACTGCTTAGGATTTAGACAATTCTGCAGAAAAGGCATGGAATCAAACACTATGCCTCGTATGTTTCGATCCAACCGCAAAACAAAATAGATACAAAATACAAAATAAAGAGATCAGCTTAATACACAATTCGTTCTTACCTACCTATAAAATACTACAAAAATAATAAAGGAAAAATCCTATGAGCTTAATCGAAACTTTAGTTAATAAAGATCTACTATCTGCTGGTACAATTATGAGAGTAAATGTTCCGGTAACTGCGGCGTTTGGTGCGCAATTTTATCAGCCAAGAGATTTAATTTTACAACAGATTGTTTACAAAAATAATGAACCAAAATTAGTTATAACCGATAGAGAAATTACTATGACAGTTTCTTTAAATACTGAAATTCTCGCAATAGACGGTATGAGTCCAAGTCGATATGCTGATACTCATGATATTAAAGAGACTGGGGAAAATAAGACAAAAGGTAAAAAAAGAGGACGTAAAACAAAAATTCGTGATAATACTTAACGAGAATAAACTAGCTAAAGTAATAGATAGTTTTACGTCCTATAATAGGGAAATCTTAGTATGTCGATATTTGGATGATATCGACATACTAAGTAAAACGTCGTCAACATATGTCGACGATAGTTATTCGGTATTTGATTTTTATCTAAACAAAAGCAACGCAGTATTTCTTACCGTAGAAGAACAAATTCAATATATGTTATCAAGATGAAATTAAAAAAATACGATTGTATATCATTTGAATATAACAAATGGTTTCAAACCGAAAATTATATCGGAAGAATCATAGAGTTGGATAATAATAACTGGATTTCTTTAAAAACTCGACATGCATTTCAATTAGTATTTGATCTAAAATATATGTATGATATAGTAATAATAGATGATGTACAATATAGGTTAACTTATGAAGATCGAGCATACAAATGAACCATGTAAGTAGGAAACGTATGATATTTAATCATTAAAATCATAGTTAAATATAGCTAAGTATTGTTTTTGGCATAAATAACAATATGAAACTAAGTGAATATGCTAAGAGAAATTCAATCACATATAAAACTGCTTGGCTACATTTTACTACTTGCGGATTACAACATGATCCGAAGTAGTAAGCTAAGATTGAAATATGCAAATAAATCAAAAATATCTAATGCATTCAAACTATTAAATATTACTACAAATCAAATAATGTCTGATTTG